CGGCCCGCTTTCCACCACTGCGTCTCCTATTTTTGGCTTCCCGAAATTCATCGCCTCATCTGCCGTCTCATCATCAATAAGTCTTAACTTGATAGCCCTTTTTAACGAGACAACCATCTCCTCATCAACCCAAATGGATTTATATGTCTCATCAAATAACGGTTCTATTTTCATCATCCCCGTATTGTCTGCGGTCTCAAGTACCTCAAATACCTCACCATCATAAACGACCTTGTCGTATTTGTTAAATTCTTCTTTCATCTTAAATTCCTTTTTGCTTTATTATTATTACTGGGTCATCATTAAATGGAGACAATATCCCAATATGTAACAATATATTGCGTTCATCTCCCTCATTCTTATCGGCTTCAATAACATTGATATTTAATTTATCACTAGATATAATGTTGCTATTTATATTAGGCTCATTTTTGATTGTAACCCATCCTTTTTCAACTGGCTCATGTTCCCTTAGTTTGTCGACATCATCTTTTGTTAACCAATATTCCTCAAAAACAGTATCCGGATATTTGGCTTTTATTTCCTCGTAAGTATTATACCATGTCATATTTTCGTGTTTTAGATTAATAAAATTCACTAAGATCCCTGCATTCTGGCGTCTCGCCTGTCATAGAGTAAAGCTCACCAGATGATAGATATACGCAATGCGAGGTCTTCCCGTCCCTCCACTCGCTTCGCTTCGTAATCCCACAAATAGCGCAGCGTTGAATCCCCGGCCCCGCCTTTACCCACGAGTGCCGTATGTTTCTCTTTCTTGTCCTGTTGGTGTCATTAAGCTTTCTCATGATCAATCCTCCAAGGTCATTATAATCTTATCTTTCCCGATAATAACCTCGTTCCCGCTCCTTACATCAAAACATTTCCCTTCATCTGCCTCCTTGAAATAAAGAGCACCATTGTACTCGAACAAACCGAAGCCGTAATCGTCTAGCTTCATTTCGTTAAGTCTCTTGAATTTGTATATTTTCCCCATATTTTCTGTATTTTTTATATTTTGTATTACTAAACACATCAAAAAGATAGATAAGATCGTTGCTATTATCCCTCCATAAAATTTAGTCGAATCATTCTTTTCATTTCCTTCTACTATCAAATAGATAGAACACGCCATTATTATAAAGGTAGATCCTAATCCAATCATAACATTTTCCTTGTTTTCAAAAACTCCATCATATCCTCCACACTAAGCTGGAAGCCTGCCGCCGCCTTATGGCCTCCTCCCCCGGGATAGGCTTTACGTGCCAGCGCCGAGACATCCACCTCCTCTTTGGTGGTATAGAATGAACATCTAAAGAATCTTCCGTTCCAGCAAAATGGCATCATCAGATCATGTCTCTTAGGGTTATACATAGATTCAAATGTAGTAGAGTTAAACTCCGTGGTATTCATACATATAGCCTTGTACCCAAATACATCAGCCTCGAATGAGAACATATTCATCTCCCCTCTGTTTTTCTCTACTATATACTCTATTATAGCCTCCCCGTTATTTATCATATCATTCACTAAGTTGCTATCGGCTTTATCTAGTACATCCTTAACAATGTTTACATCAAGACCGCAATATCCCCTCATCCCGTACTGGAACGCCATGACATCACTCCACTCGAACCGGTCGTGATCCCATACATCATAAGCACTCAATAATTCTACCACATTAGGAGTTTTGATGTCATCGAAAAGATATTCCCACGTAAGCTCACAGGCCGCCGCCCCTATACGCCTCTTGCCCTTTACCTCGTAATCCCTCATATCGTCTATGGCTGTCTTATGATGGTCTATCCATACGACATCTATGCCTTTCTCTTTCCACTCATCGAAAAGGAATCTCGTTCTGCTCCCAAATGACACGTCAACTACAAATACCTTATCATATTTATTCACGTCAGGTATTTCCTTGCCGTAATTGTAAGGAAGAAGATCAATGTCCCCTTTGAAATACTTTTTCACTATAGCCGCTGACATTACTCCGTCAAGATCAGCCTCATGATATATACACCCAATCATAATAATTTTTTTATTTGTTTCAATTCATATTCTATCACACTGATACGACCCATGATAATATTTTTATCATCGTCATTATCATGATCACCATCTTCCTTCTTAGATAAGATATTATCTATTTGGGCTGACGCTAATACCATCATCATGCAATGATTTGATTTAATTTTTTTTAATATATCTACGCCATTTATCGTAATTAGAACACCAATATTTTTTATCCCATCTATACCCATATTTATAATCTATTGTTTTTAATTAAAAAATCTATGTACTCTTTTATCTCCTTGTTTCGACCGTTATCCCAATCAAATGTCTCGTTTATGAATTTGAAGTACGATACCGGAATTGAATGCAACATCCATCCACAATACTTGCCGAATGCCATTAACGTAGAGCCAAGGGGATGATCCGGTCTCCCGGGAACAGGGGCGGCGGTTACGCCCTGCGCCAGCCCCCTCCTACGATCTTTCTTGGCGGCTTTGATATCCAGATCTGTTTTCGTTACCTTATCCCCCATCGGGATATTGGTAATTAGTTTATCGCCGATAAACATCCCCCATCCATATCCTTTGTAGTTCTCTATACTAAGTTCTCTTATATCACCGAACCTTGACGAGTTATTGCAACAATCAACGACCAATGCGCTATCCTTACCGTCCTTTATCCTGACAGCTCTCCCAAGCCACTGATAAAACGACGAGAATGAGAATGTTGGTCTTCCTACTATCACACAATCCAGACCCGGATGATCGAATCCCGTACCGAGGGCGGAATAGTTGAACACTACCTTCGTCTTACCCGACTTGAACCTCTCAACTATAGCCTCCCGCTGCTTCTTTGGCGTGCCTCCGTGAACCACCTCCGCAATGCCGGCACATATCTTGGCGTTCATCCATTCGGCGGCAGTATTGCAGCTCTCAACAGAATCCATAAACACCAGTATAGATCTACAGATGTCTTTTAATACCATCAACCGACGTAAAATAAGGTTGTTTAAGCCATTTTTTCTCACCGCCTCACTAATTGACTCAGCCGTATATTCGGAGCCGTTAGAATTGAGTTTAAGGGCATCTCCATTGAAATCCCATGTCTCATATTTAAGAGGTGTCCAAAATCCTTGCCTTATCATCTCCTCTACCTGTATCACGTGAATCAGGTTCTTGAAATACACCGGTCTCATACGAGTGATGAAATTAAGTTGGGAATATGATGTCTGTCCTATCGACATGTTTTTAAGTCTACATGGCGTGGCTGTAAACCCTATCACCTTTCTCGGCTTCAGCTCATTCATGAATGTCATGAACTCACTGCCATCCTCAGGACTGTATCCGGCGTGAGCCTCATCTATCAATACGTTTCTGATTCCCATCTCCTTAAGCTGACCAACAACCTTCTTGATAGACCCTAACGTGGCGTATATCATGTTAGACAGCTCTTTCTTGCCACAGGAGGCGGAGTAGATGGTTGCCGGTATTCCGTAAGATGTGATCTTATCGTGGTTTTGTGTTAGTAATTCGCGAGACGGCTGGAGAACCAGCGTCTTATCCCCCATCAATCTAGCCGCCTCGGCTATGAGGATAGATTTACCTGCCGCTACGGGGGCCACGATCAATACCGGATCACGTCTATCAGAGTTTATGTAATCAGAGATGCTTTTAACGCAATCCTCTTGATATGGTCTTAGTCTGTATATCATTTGGATCTGTAGTTATCAAAAAACGTCTTTCACGTACTTTAATCTTATCGCGCACTCCCGACCATCGTCCATTTTCACCATCAAAGTCTCTTTGGTCTTGCTTATGGCTATCACCTCTCCTGTCCCTATCTGGGTATGGACTATATCGCCTAGCTTTATATTACATTTGATCATGGTCAAGTTTTTTATTAAATTCCTCTATCTTACTCCTGTCTGTCTCTTTGGTCATCTTAGCCTCTTCCTTGAACATGTCATACCCTTCCCGGATATTATCCCCAACCATATTCTCTATCATCTCCCTCATCTCATCGCTTCTTACGGCGAAAGATATTTGAAATGATTTACTTGTGCCTTTCATCAGATAATCAATTTCCTTCTTGCACTCCATCATCAACCGATCCAGATTATCGAACTTAACGAACTTAGAGTTGCCATTGGCTTTCCTTACCCCATCCTTAAAATCCTCCAATATCCCGTTAAATACATCCGCCATGCACATCATGGAATGTAGCCATACCAACATATTGAATTTATATTCATTATCAGCATTATTCATCAAATCTACCAAAGACTCACTTTTTGTCAACATAATCTTCGATTCCCGGTCTACTATATCCTTTATCTCCTGCCGGTATCTCATGGCGCCAACAAAATCCATCCTAGAATAACATTCATTTGATTTCTCTACCAATTTCCTGATATCTTTTCTAGACATCAGAAGATCTAATATCTGTTTTTCTTTTTCACTTTTGTCCATAATCAGTTCTTTTTGGTGATACAAATATAATTAAAGCCTAGATGTTTACCTAGGCTTTTTAATAAAGTTAATCTTTTTTATTCTTTCTTTTTGACTCATCCCAATCCGATGAATACCTACATGTGTTTTGTTTGTGGATTGAGAAATCGCACCAAAAACACAAGGGCTTGGGGCGGGGTTCAAGGCAGGCCGGCTGGCGCCCCATGAGGTAGCGCTTCTCGTACTTATACCCTTGTTTGGCATCGTCCCAAACGTGAGCTTGATAGCTATCTATTTTATTTGTCTCGAAATCATACATGTCAAGGAGAATATCGTTAAGTTCCTTGACAGATCTCTCTACTTTCTCCTTATCTACCTTCACGTTCTGATTGTCCAGCATGCGGGTAAAGAAATAGCTGCACATATCCGGCAATACCTTGTACTTTCTCAGTATGTAGAAGGCGTATATCGGATGCTGGAGATTATGAAGCAGCTTGTCTTCATCGAATAACTTTCTCCCGGACTTCCAGTCTATCGTATACATGGCTATCCTGTCCTTTGTCTTATACTCTCCACGCCAGTCCACCGATCCTATGATATGTACCTTATCGTACGTCACGCCATCCAAGGTAAGTGGCTTGGGTAGCTTATAGGGCAGGACGAAGCTCTCCTCCACGCCGGCCGGTCTCGACCCCCGGACCACCTTCTCCATTGGCGTAAGATCAGACCATGCCTTCTTATAATTGCCAGCAGCATCCTTCTCAAACAACCCCACAATCCATCTTATTAGCCTAGCCGCATGTTGCATGGACTCGATTTGGGATTTTACGCTATCGAAAGGAATCTGCTCTATATCGGCGTAGTAGTTGAATGCCTTGCTCATATCCTCATAAGAAGGTCTGCATCCGTTCTTGAAGAAATACTCCATCGTCTGATGGATAACCGTACCATATGACGTGGCCTCATGCTTCTCCGTGGATCTATTCCCTTCCACGTAAGTTTTATACCACTTGTATGGGCATTGGACGAACGTGTCTATCTGCGAGTAAGAGACGGCGAGAACCTTCTCTCCGTTTATAACCTTACATAACAAATTATTCTCCGGTATCACCATAAAGCTTATCTATTTTTATGTCATGTCCGTATAAGTCCATTAACAGGTTTTGTAGATGGTGAAGATTCTTAATCTGAATAGGATCGCTTAGATCGTCTTCCAGATCCCTAAGGCTAAGATAATACCCATCATCAAAAATCTCTATAGATATTCCGTAGCCTCGATATACATCCCGCCCCTTATCACGCTTGAAATAGATAGTATCAAGTATATTATCATCTATCTCAATAGGCATGACATCATCTTCCCCGGAATACCATTTCATTATCCCATCATCAACCTTACGTTCAAGGACCAATGACTTACTTTCATTACGCATACCAGTAACGCACCCTACTCTCCATATATTGCCAGCCTTGTCTTTTACAAGATCCCCTATCCTTAGTTCTTTAGCCGAAATCATACTCGTCCTCCTCGTTGTAATCGTCATCGCAATCATCGACAAGAGGGGTCTCTAGCCCCTCTTCCCAATCATCATATCCGAAGTCCATTACTTACTCTCAAGCCAATCGTACAACATATCCACAAAAATCCCTACAGTTAGTTCATCGACAGATTTATCGCCAAAGACATCATCCGGTATCCTTATATCCATCTTTTCTTCAATCCCTATCAATACCTCTAATAAATCAAATGGATCCATAGCTAGATCGGATGACAAATTACTGTCTTCTCTTACATCGTCAATTACCTCTATATTATTAATGTAATTGAACTCATGCATTTTCTCGAATATCTCTTCCCTCACTATCTCCAATAACTCATCTCTTTTCATAATCCTTTAAATAATTGTACAACATATTTGTAAGCTCTCCTACCGTCAATTCGTAATAAGGCTTGACATCAAGCACTTCATCAGGTATACATCTACCAGTTCTCTTCTCTATTCTCATTATGACTTCCACGAAATCAAGGGAATCCAAGGCCATATCCGCGCCCAGCTCATCATTATTGGTTATCGATTCAGGATGATTAAGCCCATTAAATTCACCTACCTTTTCGAATATCACCTCTTTTATCATTCTCAATAATTTATCCTTTTCCATAATCTAAATCGACATTTTCAATCTTCTACCTAATTCTTTTTTTATATCCGATATCCTTTCGATATCCATCTTAACATCGCCTGTGATAGCGTATTCCTTATCCATTCTCTTAGGAGGATCCGGGAGTCGGCTTACGGCGAACAACCATGCCAGCTCCTTGTTCTTATTCTCCCTAAGATACAGATCGGATGTCATGCCATACATCTTTATGATCGTATCGAATAACGTTGATTCCGATAAGCTCATATGCACGCTATACACATTTGATGGTTTCCAGATCAAGTTATCCAATCTCATCGTATACTCACGTTTAAGATCTATGTGGGATATTACGGCTCTTACTATAGGTTCTTCCTTGAAGTTGGTATTAGCCACGAACCATACGAGCCGTTTCTCTACCTCCTTGACAGCTCCTGTATCCTTACCCATATCGTTATATACCCCAACGATACGGTCCCGGATCCCCTCGACCTCCGGTGTCAGGCCGGGCGTCTCTATCAGCATCAGCAGCGATCCTCCCCTTGGCGTTATCTTCCACTTCCCATTCTTCTGAAGCTCGATATAACCAGATGCTTTATAACTATCTATTCTCTCCTTTGGAATGACGCTAGCCATCTCCTCTTTCTGTCGGATCATCAAAAGATACCCGACATCAGACATCGTTAATCCTGATGTCATCATCTGTTCAAAATTAATATACATAGGTTATTATATACTACTTTATACCATGTATGTTGTAAAACATACACATGTTATTTAATTTCACATTCTTCTTTTCTAATTTTGTCTCACTCAATCGAATCATATAGTCCCTTGTTTCGGACAAGACGGTTGAGCAAAAGAGGTCTTTGATATAAGGTTTTACCCTAAAACATTCGTTGGGTAAGTAAAATCAAAAACGTTTAGTTCAGTAAAAGAATCCGGCGATCTCACTCTTGAGCAACCGGTAGAGGGTATTGGTGATACCCAGTATGATGTTTCGTACAAATGTATATCATTTCTCATTTTTTGGTGTAAAATGGTATATAATCACCTTAGATCGTAAGCCCTTCTCAACACCCTAAGGGCGTCTGCTTTCGATAATCTCTTTCCCTTTTTCATACTGTTTTACCGTATAAGATTCATTAGCCATACCAACCCTACCAACTGATATAGATTGATTTATAGATTGGTTAAGATGCCCTACAACCGACATCTTAGCCCTAACCGTATTGGCGCATCTTAGAAGGATTCGATAATCCTCTAACGCCCTCTCGTATCTTACGTCCACCCTAGCCCTTTTATCGGCGTCAGTCATGCTCTTACATGTTCCGTCCTCCCTCAGGCTTATAGCGATCTTGTCCCGTATGATTCTGATATCATCCTCGGCTATCACCAGTTCGGCGTCAAGAACCCCCTTGTATGAGCTAAGAAGATCCTCCACCGCCACAACTTCCCTTTTTAGGTTCTCCAATTCCAATATCATTGAGTTGTCATTTATCCTTTTATACTCCTGTACCTTATTGGATACCTCATCACAGATGCTCATGATCTCCTTTTCCCGTTCCCGATTTATGATATATCTGATGCTGTATTTAGCCATTTCCTTTAACGAGGATATAATTTCCTTTATCCCCATCTTATCCTCAACCGACAATACGGTCTTTAAGAACATTTCCAGCACCTTTATCACTACAAGCAAGTAATTATGTCTCAATCTCATGTCAATAAGGTGTTTCGTCATGTACTACATTGAAATCATCACTGGGCGGTATATATTGTTGCTCCAATGGAACACCGGGAGGTGGGGGCGGAAGCGTCACTACGGTCGTGTCCGGCTTGCCGCTACCCACGGGGGCATCCGAGCCTCCCGGTCTTTCTTGGCGCACCACCCCTCCATCAGGATAATATCGCTCATATCCTTTCATGATATCTACATGTATAGCGTCAATCTCCTCCAATGATCTTTGACGGACCTTTACGATATGATGGAACAATAATCCATCCACACGGAAGGATCGTCTTGATTCACTTTTAAAACGTTCCAGATTAGGATACCATCCTTGCGGAAATTGCATGTATGAGGAGTACCCGTATCTCTTCGGGATATTTAACGCTACCATAGCCGTACATAACTGTCCCAATGTATCTGATTGATAAAAATCAGATTGCTTTGGCATATGATCTTTTGGATCCCGTCGTCCTTCGATATCACGATTGAGTTGGGATATTATAAGAAAGAAAATATTAGGAAAAGTCCTTTTAGCTATATTGCACATGGTTATCAACGAGTCGATATTCCTTTTGGCATCTCCTGAACCTTGTATCAGGGCCGTATGATCTATAGACACGAATACCATTTTTTTATCTTTGTTTATTGGCATATACTCATTCCACAGAAAGTTTTGAAGCTCATCTACGGTTGATGGTTTAGGGATGTATGTTATTCTGCTGGAGTTTTCCTCCTTAAGACATTTCTGCATTTCCTTTATCTCTTCATCAGACATCTCGTTAAGGAGAATATCTTGTATATCCTTTCCCATTTTTTTTGATAGTGAACGCAACATCAAATCTTCTGGGTTCATCTCAAACTCACATCTTAACCATACATAATCATCTGCCTGTGGATTGATATTGACATTCATCACATTGCTCATGATCTTCTGCGCCAAATAAGACTTGCCGACTCCGGGCCTGGCGCCGATAGCCACCGCATGTTGTGGGTAGAACCCTCCCAGCAACGCCTTGTCAAGATAAGCGTATCCAGTACGAGCCGGGAGAAGCTCTCCCGACTGATACTTTCTTATTCTCTCATAGGCATCCATGATAATCTCCTTGGATGACCTCCATATCCTATCCTCACTCATCCTCTTGCGTTTCTATCGCCAGCCGTATCGGATTTAGATCCTCTGTTAGCTGATCTTGATTTATATCTTAACCCCTTAGCTGTATGGCATAGGTCCTTCCCCTTCCGATAAGCCTTTCCCTTCAACTTATCGGTCTTGTAGTTCTTACGACCCAACTCCCGTCTCTTAGCTTTCTGCTCAGGTCTGGCGTTGATCTTCTTATCCGTCTCAGCCTTCTTCTTTCTGGCTTCCGGATGTGTTCTGTAATATTCAGTCGATCTCCCCATCCTCTTCGTCCTCCTCATCATCATAATTCTCCATGATAAGATCCTCTCCATCCAGATATGAAGCTTTATCCTTTAGCCTAGATCTCATACTCTCATAAGGGTCATCTCCGTTCTCCACCTCCCATATGCATGCGTATGGGCCTATTATATCACTTAACTTCTCGGCTCGATCCTTACTTATTCCTTTCTCTATCATCTTATCCTTGCAATAAGACTTGTCGAACATCGACCCTCCTACATAATATCCAGTAGGCTTATGAATAAAAATTACCTTCATCTTTTATATAATTAATATTATCTACCAAATTTATTATTTCTCTTCTTTATACAGTCGCCATAGCTCATATCCATATCACACACCACCGTATCGGTCGTGTTGTTTACCACATGGAACAGGAACTCCGGGCACCCGTGGCAGGCGTTGCTCCCGATCGCCACCGCTCCGTGCCTATGGCAAGCCTTCTTTACCATGGTTCTATCATATATCCGTATATGATTATCGCCATACTTTTCAATATATCTCATGGTATTAAGTAGTGATGGCAAAGACATCTTATATGGGGATACATGTTCTATTGGTATATCCAATTCACCAGATAGGCTTTTGTAAATATCCTGTACATCCCGTTTTGTCCTATACGCAAATATATTAATCTCAGTCATTACCATATCCATACTCCTAAGAAGATCCGGCTTAGCCAGCCTCCCCATCGGTTTCCCAAAAGGATCGGATCTCATCCAAGCCCTACACTTCTCGCACCCAACTTGCTTCCCCTCCACCGTATTTATCATAGTGGATGGGATCTTGCAATATGGACATACGGATCCGTTTAACATAGCTTTCTGGGCTAAAGACAGTTCTTTCATACCTTTTCTTCTATCTCAACATTAAATAGATTGCAGAATCTATCAAAATTTCTGTTCTCTATTCTCATATCCTCCTCATACCTGTCAACCGATTTGATGAAATCATTATAACAGTCCTCGCACATCCATTGATTGATTACCGCTACATAATAGCCCACGGACGTAGGTCTGTTACACATATCGCAAATACCTAAGCACCCGTATCTGGTAAGCTTATCCATCATCTCCTGTCTTGTTATTTCAAGCACCTTGAATCCCTTGTAATTATCAACTACCTTTGCCATTGTTATAAATTTGTTTAATTATAAAATAATCCGCTATATCCATCCCCTCATCTATATTGGGTTTTGATTCTAGAAAATTACTTATCTCTATATTCATCCCCCTCATATCCTTGTCTACCTTCTTTCTCCATTCGTTGAAAGCGTCGCCCTTATCCGGGTACAGGACTATCCGCCTCCTACCCAATGTCTCTATCATCTCCCTTTTCAGCATATGGATACCGCCACAGGCCATAAACAACCTACTAGGGTACACGATGTTACAGATAACAGCCGTCTTCTCTGACTCTACTATATACACCGGAGCGTCATTGGGATAGAAGTTGATAAGAAACTCCCCGAACAGGCATTGCCTAAGCAGGTAATCCTGACCGTCCAGTATATGCACCCAACATACATGATCCATGGGAACCTTTACCCTCTTCCCGTCAGGCCCGTAGTCCATTATCTTCCCGGTCCGCACTACCCAATTCTTATCCAGTTGCCAGAACACACAGCACTTACCCCAGTCCCCGAATCTCATCATCCCCACCTTATACAAGTTAAATGCCCTATTGGTATGATACGATCCGAAGATATTGGATAGATAATCTTGAAGATCGGATGCCTCGAAAGGATTAAGGGTCTCAAACATCTTGTTTACTGGGATACAGTTGGCTATATCTGGGTTCACAGGAGGCCTGTATCTTCTTAGCACTTTGTTAGAATCGGTAAAAAGATCATTGCTCCCAAGCTCATTGCCTGTTGGATATTTAAAATAACCACATTTATTTTTGTGATCACATACCCCAAACTGCTCCCCTACTATCTGTCCGGTGGTTACATCTACGTACGGCGTAAAGCATCTATCCCTGCCGCATTGCGGGCACGTCAGCTTTCTTCTTGGCTTACTATGATCCAATTCATATCTGTGAACGCTCTTGTCAAATTCCCTAAACTCCATTATCCTATCCTCTCACTCATGATTCGATAAATATAATCTCTCAGTGATTCTTTTCTTATCAAGTTATTCAATTCAAAATCACTTTCTATATCCAAAGATCCTATTCTTGATGTAACCGTATAATTGGTTTTCTCGAACTTATACTTACCTTGGAGATATACGACTGTAGCCATGTTAAGTATAGGATTATCAGTTTGTCTCTTCAGTTTATATTGGCTTGTCTTGGCGGTAGGATCACCCGGAGCGAAGTTATATATCTCCTCTATCTCCAATATCTTTCCGTAGTTCTCCATTATCATTCTTCTATATAACTCAAGCTGGAAAGCATACTCATCATAAAAATTGCCTTTCCTGTTTGATTTGAAGTCCAATATAGCAAATATCCTCCTGCATCTCTTTATCTTCTTTTTCTCTGTCTTAGGTTGGCCTTTCTTGGCTCCAGTCTTATAGAGCTCTCCTGTCTCGACCTCTATCTCCACCATCTCCGGCTCGCTATCCATCTCCACCACGGCATCCACAGAGGAAGCCACTTTCAATCTCCTTGACCTCAACATCTTCTCAATCAACACAGGTTTTACATGTCTTTCTTTACAGAATATAGCGAATGATATTAGGTCTTCTATCAACTCATCCATATTATCCACTAATATCCGCTCCATCCTATACTTGTCTATTCTCAACTTAGCTTCCTTGACAGCTTTTCTTATCCATGTTGGAATCAGTTTTATCTTAACTCCCGTCAGATACAATCCAAATAAGTAATGCATGATCGTACCCAAGTCAGCCCGGTAGTCGGCGTACTCGTCTGGGTCCTTACCCTTGAGTCTCATCTCATTTTTCCATTTTTCTAATGCCCCGGAAGTATCACAATACCCATTCGCAATATTATTGGTAGCCCCATCATATATGATAGGGTATCCATCAGTTCCCATTTCATAATAAACACGCTTGCCAGCCACGGTCATTCTGTATAAGACTGGTGTCGGGATATCCTTGATCCACTCAGCGGCATAATACTGTTGCTCAGTCTCCAGATCATACTCAATTTCTATCTCCTCCTTAGGTTCTTTCTTAGGCTCGTCAACAGGTTTTTCTTCCTCATAGATATCTTCCTTCGGAACCGTTGATAAAACGTCTAATATGCCAAAGAATGCGGTAAATTTAGGATCTGTATGATATGCCCTTAATATTGGAAGTGATGATCGCCAGTAATATGATGGCGCATGCTCATTCATTTCTTTATCAAAACTCGCCTTTATTACCACTCCATCATTCGTGATGACCATATGATGCCTTTTAGATAAACGGATTCTCATGTCATTAAACGATTCCTGATCGCTTATGACTTCCATAATCGTTCCGTTATTATATATCGTGTCACTTATAGCCTCGTATCCGAGAGCTAGAAGTAATCTTTGTTTTCTTCTATCCATAATAATAATCTGGTTTTTAATTTACCATCCTCCTCGACTTTAGGTGCGAGATCCCTCATCTTTTTGGCCACTAAAAGCCATGTGTCACCGAACTCCTCTAAAAGCCGATCAAAATCCATCGTGTCTAGCAGATAGTCAAACCTCGTGTGTTCGTCTATCGTCAAATAAATAACATTATCATTATCCTCAGCGACAGACTTATATCTTCGTTTAGGATATAAGTGGCATATATTGCCTACTCCGGGGCATGGTATATACATCCCCGTAAGGGATCTTCTTACCATACTTAATCTTGCCACATGAGCGCCAAAAAAGACGCTGAGGCTTCGTCCCTTCGGCTTGGCCTTCACTCGTATCGCCGTCCTTCCCTTTGGCGGTAGCTCCTTGGCCCTGCATACTTGGCATAACCCTTTGCTTCTGACAGCTACCATCCTCCCGCATCTCTCACACGGCAACATCCTACCTCTCATGCTTTCTTTCGTTTATAATTCTTATTGAACTCCATAAGGCTTATGGCCCTATATCTTTTAAGCCTATCTATCTTACTCTCCGCCCAATCCTGTTCCTTGAAATTGATGATCGTGTCGAATATCTGAGCTAGTTCCCGGATATTAAAACTCCTGTTTTGTATCTTCTTATAGAACCCCGATCTGCTATATCCTAATTTAGAAGCTAGATAAGTTTTGTTAGACAATGTGAGGATACGATAAATCGTACCCTCCATCTTGCTTATCTCCATCAACTTCTCGGCGACGGATGATGTGGTCTCATAGCTAGTTTTATTGCTTACTATTCTCATGTTTCTCCGGATTCCTGATCTTACCATCAAACTCGTAGAAGTCCATCAGTTTCTTCTCTTCCTTGATACAAGTGACAACGAAATCTGATATGGTTCCTTTCATGCCTTCCTCGAAATTCTTTTTGGCATGATCAAGGTCATTGGCCCGAACGATGTAGTTAAACGCCTTGCGTTTCTCATTGCTCGATTTCTCGTCTATCGTAATATAATCAGCCGTGACCTTATAGAACCGGTCTCCATCCATGGCAAATAATTCCGCTATCCGGAATCGTTTGATATCAACGCCAAACTCACCGGAGATAAACGGTCTCATCTCCTCTATAATTCTAGCCTCACATTCGGTATAAGAAAAGGCATCTACTAAATACTCTTCCTTTACCTTCTTCTTCATGCCGTTCTCGGCATCGGTCTCATAAGAAACCGTACATTTAAACCAATTGTGCATCTTATTAATCTATGTTGTTGTTAAACAATGGGTAATCCTTTATCCCTTCACGAATATATCTTTCCGTATCATCATCCACGTCATAAGCCTTCTTGAAAAATATCATAGCCTTGTCCGTGTCGTGATCCACCAACGGAAGATATTCCTTTACAAAAAGGAATCTAAGATGATTCATATGATCAATCTTATTTCTTACATCGATTACCTTCGACCAGATCTCGGCATGGATTTCACTCATTCTTTTTATATCCTTCTTGTATTTATCTACCTGATCTTTATACTCCTCCTCAATCTTATTATTCTTGTCCTTTATAGATTTGTAGGATTCCTCATCTTTCGTATCAAACATTGGAATATGTTTGATATTGATTATATCCAACTTATTATATATCTTATCATTGGATATAGTGAAATCGTATGTAGTCTTGTATAAATCAAACTTACTTAAGAACTTAGCTATTTTAATAGCATCATCCTGATTAAAAACAGCTATGCTCAATCCTTCTAAAAGGTAGAAGAAATTAGATGGAGAAATAGGTTTATAGTCGTATGTCTTCATAACTGGAGGTTCGTCCACAAACCTAACACCCTCCTTAGCGCATCTTGTTATGATCAATCTATCTATCTGCTCGTCAGTAAGATCATATATCTCCTGATTGGTCATCTCATTAATTGTCTTCATCGTCATCCTTCTCCATCATTATAGCCTTTACTGCCTTTCGTTTATAAACCTCACTCATAAGGCAGGTAAAATTCGTATCATCCATACCAGCCATAACATTGGCTTCTACTTCCAAATTCATCTCAATGTTCATTACCGAGATTTCATAGTTACTATCATCTTCTTTATAGAAAATGACTTTACCACCATACTCGAAACCATCATCTTCGGTCTTAACCATATCGATGATCTTCTCCAATTTCTTTACAAACTCACTCTTTTTCATATATGCAATTTTTATGTGTCTACAAAAGTAGACATTTTGTTTTTGAATTAAATTAAATAAACATTATTAATAGTTAATATCATCCTTTCGGGAACGGCCGACGCCATGAGCACCGATCGCAGCCTTCTTTTGGCATCTTCCCTACTTCTCATCTGGATTATCTTTTAACAGCTCAGCTATCTTCTCATCCTTCAACATATTTTGCTTTCTCATATTATCCACGATGAAGGTAGCAAATGCCATATCATACCTTTTTCTCAACTCATCGACAAAAGATTTAGCTCTTGAGCTTATGATTGTCTCAATGCTGCTGTCTACGATTTTCTTGATCCTACCTCTTATAAGCTCATCGACCGTCAGTTCCTCTTCCATATAATCTATTCTAAATTTATACTTCTTCTTGCTGGCGTTCTCGATGAGATCGTTCATTGATTCTCTCGCTATATCCTCAAGCTTCTCTGATATCGGATTGGATATTTCTCTCATCAACTCATTCTTGAACTTTTCTTTAAGTTCACGTATTACAGCTAACCTGACCGAGCTGGTAAACTCCTCTTTCAACGTCGCTTCGTTGTACATAGCTTCCTCAAATACATCTTCTAAATTTAATTCTACTTGAATTTTCATATTATTATATTTTAAGTGATTGTCTTAATCTTTTATCTTCTCTATCCCATATCCGAACAAAGCGAAGTCACCCCTTGCTGGATCGTCAGGGAATATCTGTCTCATAGCCTCCGTTACTTCCATGGCAGCTTTCATATCCACCCTTTTCCTGCTTGTCAACCCTAATTCCAAGGCCACATTGTGGACATGCACGTCAAGAGGGATAATGAGGTCTTTCGGATCCACTCTCTGCCAAATACCAAGGTCCACCGGGCTGTCCTTTCGTACCATCCAGCGAAGGAACATGGATAGCCGCTTACACGCCAATCCTCCCTCGACACAAACCGGGATGCCGTTAATCCCGGAAAACAGATAAGCTAACTTTGTCACCGGCGGTCTTTTGGGAGATGTCAAAACCATGTCTTCCATGGTTTCAAATCCCATATAAAGGGATTTAAGCCGGCTGCAAAAATTGTACAAATCATAATATGACAGGAATCTGTAGACCTTCTTCATATTTCCCTTATATTTCACATATTGCCTATCCATCAGCCACCCGTAAGGACTGCCACCAAACTCCCTGTCCATCCGCTCCGCCGCCCCGATGATCGCCTTTCGGTTCCCGAACGAGAGCCACGAGGTGATAAACCCGCTGACCTCCGCGTCCCGCCCGGAATACCGCCTTGGGAACTGGACGGGGTCACTGGAGATAAAGTCGGCGGTTTCGTATTTATCTGCCCATTCCCGTATCTCGATCGCTAATTCATTATTGATTATCATACTTATATTGACTTTAATACCGATAACAACTCGTCTTCATCTTGCGTATGTTCCGTCTTTTCCAATAGCATATACTTGACTTTTCTTATCAATCTTGCATAGTGTCTTATCTCCTCAATCTCGACCCAATTGTTGTCAACCCTTATATGTTTGCTGGTTAATACGCCGAATCCATCTGTTTTGCTGATAGTTCTAATTGTCCCATCATTGATTATCATCTCCGAATCATTTATTGAATATCCGAAATCACATCCTTCTACACCTCTTGTATTTCTAATCACCACTTCCATATCTTATCTTATTTTATTTATTTTTATTCATGAAACTAACAACCTTTTTCAGATATCCCTTCGTCATCTCGATAAAGTTCACGTGGTCCAACTTGCTCAACTTGTAAATCAAAGCCGGGTTATGAATTACGGCTATAATTTGTGTTTGCGGTTTATGAAATGACAATACCTTGTACAGATCCATGATATTGTCAATATCTAAATTCCTGTCCGGCTCATCCATAAGGATTGTATACTCAAAATCCTTCTCCATTAATACCACATGATTGTCTTTGTAGTATTTTAAAAGATTGTCGATCCTGTTTGCCCAGAACTCATTTGACTTTTTCTTAAATTCCATAAGCTTCTGTATCGGAAACGCATACTCATCTTGGTTAAACACAAAATCAAAAAGCGAGTTCATGGCATGAAGGTTCTTCTCCCCAGAGGATCTAGATGTTCCATTCATATACAAACTTAAATTATTGATATTATCCAATATATCATCCTTTCTCATTTCAGTTTGCTGTAGGAGATGGAAGACTTTCCCAATATAATCCGACTTAATACTGATCCCGTCAAGCACCTTGTCATCATCAAATATATCCGGGAAATACAATGCTTCTGACGGTAATTCAGAACACATCTTTTTCTCGCACAACATGTACTTCGATATCATATTCAGGAGGGTTGATTTCCCGCTCCCGTTCTTGCCTACAATCACATTCACACCGGGCTTGAATATAAACTCAGAGCCATTTTTGAACGCTTTTATCTTTGGGATATATTTAAATGGAGTCTTCTTGTTGTCGTCTATCCTTATAGAAGTTATCATCTTATATGATTTTGTGTTGAATTATTTAAACCTTTCATCAATTGCCAAATCAAATATCTTATCAAGACATTTCCTCATCTCCTCCGCATACTCAAACAGATCCTCTTTTGAAAGATCCCTGCGCTGCCAATCATACATATTTGTATATGAAGATTCAATAGCCTTATTCCCTATATCCTCAAGCACTTTTTTAATAGACTTATCTTTCCCTTGATTCACTTTTATCTTCTCTAGTGATTTAATAAAAGACTTCATATACTCGCAATTCTGATCGCAGTCAAACGAATGATTACACATTCGATCATTATCCCCAGAGAGGTTTGGACAACTTTTCCAGTGGGCGTTAATAGCTTTCGCCATTTCCACGACAATTCGTTTTCCGCTGTCTCTTCTACAATCTTCCTTGCATTTCATCTTCCCTAACCCAATTATTCGTATCACAATGCCAGCAATATCCTGTTTTAGAATCCTCCTTGTGAGAATGAGATCCGCAGGTAGCACACCAATAATTATCATTCATATCATATTCATAACTTTTATTCTCATGCATTTTGGCTACTCTGCCTATCCTATCCATTAACAATTTATTTAGATAATAGCATTCATAAGGTCTATCTTCTTCTCTCAATATGTAAAGATCAATATCCATCATACTCCCCATCCTGTCCGTACACATGCACTCGGCGGCATGACGTACACTAACTTCTGGCATCCCCGGAACTATCTCCCGGATCACCGCCTCCATCTTCTCTTGGTATTCGGTGTCTACCTTAGCCACCAAATCTTCTAATTTATCTATTAAACTCATGCTCTTGTTCATAATTCTATTTTCTTAAAAATTACACTTTTACCATCCTCTCTAACACTACTAAAACATCTCATGTTACAACAAATATTCGTATCCACAAAACAACATTTATTACAAATGCCATCCCTAATGACTGTCTGACATGCTACCGCTTTTATAATTTTATTATTTATTCTAAAAGAGTGAACTACTCCTATTCCCGGATCCAGAGGATGATTATTACGATATACATTATCCATTTTATCTATCCTAACGACCATTATATTATCATTCGTCTCACGCTCACTCTTATTACACCCCTTGCATAATAACTCGCTATTTGATAAATAACATCCATTACACCCCAACCTTGATCTTTTTACAGCCTTGATCTCCACCATCTCCTTTTGGTTGTTCATGAAGCTATACGTCTCACCTACTTTCATTGTAGATATATCTATATCAATCATCTGATTATCCTCATCTAAATCTATCTTACTACCGAATATCGTATCAATAAACTCAAGCATCTCATCATCAAACGACCCACTTTCCTCTTGTAGTTTTCTACACTCATCTTCAGTCAATCCACAAGAAGACACCAGCTCCTCCGCGGCTTGCGTCCATCGCCCGTCGTGGGCTAGTTCCTGAACCGCCAGCCATACTCCTTGGTTCATGCCCTCCATTCTTGCCTTATCTAAAATATCCTTATCCTCCATATTCTCAATCATTTAAATTCTTGTTTATTACAACAATCTCTATATCGTTTAACATCTTATCTTTTAATACTTTTTCTACCATTCTTGGAATGACATTAAAATCTTTATTTTTAAGCTCATTATCCACCATAAGCTTAATCCACTGCTCTATATTATTATCATTCCCATAAGTATTACTTATACACCTCTCAACATATTGTCTTATATCAGATCTAATTGCATTGATTATATCTTCCTTGGTAAGCTTAAGCTCATTATGGATATAATTCTTTACCGCTTTATATTCTTTACTCATGGCTTTTTATTGTTACGATTTCTATTGGCTCATTGGCGAAAGTCAATGCCCTACCTATTATTCTCTCGATTGTTCCGTTGGGTAATGTTACACCATAATCATCATCCCTTACCTCATCCTCATGAACACCCGCGTTATGATCATCTGGATCGTCATAAACAAGTCCCCATCTAAGCATAGGTATTTTCCATGTATCCTCTACCCTATCATAAATAGGACAATCATTAAATACAAGCTCCTCCCCGTTTCTGTTGACTGCTAAATATGCCATAAATATCCTCCTTAAATTACTATTTCCAAAAAAACTATATATCCATCCTCTATATTACTATGATATACAACATCATTGGTATCATTATCCAATATCTCGTATACATCACCCGACTCATCCATTACCCCACGAAAAATGTTCTCTCTATCCAAAAAATAACATGGTTTCTGTGCTTCTGGTAGAGAATTATCTAATGATATCCACTCCGATCCAATTACGGTTATTGTAGCTCCCATATGATTCTTCGTTTAATATGACTATTTTAACCTTGAATCCTAATACATGATCTATCATATCATCATCCACCATATTATCCTCATCGATAACACCTTCGCTCATAAGATTCATGTAATCCGGTTCAGTCAAATCACATATTACCTTCCCATCCTTATCCATGATTCCATATATATAACCATCTAATCTCTCTACCATATCATTATACGTATTACAGATATAAACAATATGATAATCATTGTATTTTTTATTGACATACTCATGCACATCCATTTCCAGAACCTCATCATCAGCACTGCCTGCATAATACTCAAGCGTATCCATCACCACTACCGGCCATCCTATCTCCTTGGACATAGTAGATATCTCGTTGATGACCTCCCCCGTTCGAGTCTCGTCATACTTTCCATTGTTAAACTCATGCATTGCGTAAGTCAGCTCATGGATATTATGACAAATCAGTCCTATAGGTTTATTTTGCTCCTGTTTGATTCTATTTTCTGTATCCATATTTAATAGATTAACATTGTTGTAATAATTGCGACAAATATTCTTAGCCCTTTCTATTATTCTACATAGATTTATTTTTATCACTTCTATGTCATCAATACTAAGAGATGTGTTGTTATCATCACATCTATCTAATATCGTTTGAATTGTAGCCAAATAATGATCCATATCTTAAATTGTTAATTATATTACCATCTCCCATTTCCCGACATAAACAATATCTCTCCTGTCCTCACCCAATGATTCCAGTTATTTTTAAGCTCATCAATATCATATGCCTCGGCTGAATGACCACTATCCGATCTTTTTATAACCGACATAATGCTTTCCGCTTGCACGCTCCAATGTCTATAACAGTCGGTTCCGCACCCGCACGCCGTAGCCCTCCCGTTATCGAACTCCCAGACCAGAGACCGGAGGCCGCATCGTGGACACGGCAACCATTCCATTGGATTCTCCGGCTCCCCATAAGCATCAATACACTTGTACTTATATCTCTCTACCATTATGATTAACTCCTACAGAATTGGTTTAATCTTTCGATCCCTCATCTCATTCTTATCCTTGAACATCATTATCCTATTTACAATCCCCTCCGATTCCATGTATGTCGAGAATCCATGTATCCTTAGATATTGAATAGCTGATAATGATTTCTCCAATATCTCCCTATACTCCATATCTGTTTTAACTGCTTTCTCCATGATCTTTTCCCTCCATTTCTTCTAATATAATTACCTATTTAATTTAGGTAATGTAATTATATATCTATTTAATTTCAGTGATTTCCCATCTAATCTAATTTAAGTTTAAATCACTTAATGTTAATACCTTTTTATCCAATAGATCAATAAGTAGCATCGCTCTCGACTCTACCTCTGTATCTCCAAATCCACTATACACTTCTGTTTGTGAATCGTAAGCATTGTATCGAACATAGGCAGTTTCGTAATATTCGCTATCCTTATTCGGGAAATATTGTGTCAACTGCAACCAGTCATCCCATATTTTTGATTTACTGACATTTATCGTACTTGGTAGTATCTCTCCAAGTTCATGACTCATATAAGCCGGTATGAGGTCGCCTTCTTTTCTATATGAATACCTCATTGTATTTTGCACAACTGAATCTATCTGGGTTTCCCCTCCTTTCATCTCTTTCACAAAATAAAATTCCGACTCCGAATTTACGCCCAACTCATGCAACTTTAATGCAAGCTCATAAGGGCACATAAAATTTTGATATTTCATGTTATTCTATATTTTCGTTTCTGTAATCTCCTGCATAGTCCAACCATACCCTGTAATCATTTCTGTACTTGGTCGCCTTTATTTTCATATTCCGGGATATACTCTTATTCACATTTTCACCAAGTACACTCCTTAGCTCCTTCTGTAAGACCGCCCCGATAAGAGGATAGACGTCCAAATAATTGCCCTCACACTTCTCGAAATCTATTGCCTTGTTCCCTATTGCCCGTTCTAATGCCTTGTCCATTGCCTTCACAATGGATTCTTGCACATTTTTATATCGATTGATAAAATCCTGTTCTTTATTTTCCATTTTAATATGTTTTTTACAAAAAATGTTCATTACCTTCATAAGGAATACAATAGATCCATCCCGTCCCATTTAAGCATTCATATCTTTCTTCTTTATATTGAGCATCAGCAATTTTCCTAACAAACAAACTTACGTGCCAATCATCGTCTTCTGTATCTCTTACTAAAACTTTATCAAATGGCTTGAATTTATATTCTGGTTCTATTTCAATACCAAAGAATTGTTTCAAATACATTTTGGCTTTAGGCTCTTTGCTTGTTTTAAGAGCATCAATAAACTTTTGCCTTTCATCCTCAGTAGCAAGTCTGTATTTTTCAATATTATTACAATCAGCATGTGCTTTTCTAGGAATCACGACTCCCCTCCCCTTCTTCCATGATGCATGAAAAGATGTAAGATATTCTCCGTTCGTATTTAATATAAACAGGTAATCACCCTGTTCATTACTCAATACATCTCCGTCCTTGAATGTGGTATATTCTGGAACTTTAAGCTTAAGTCTATAATTCTTTCCTCCGAATCCATTATTTGAGAACCAATCTGATATTATGCCGTGATCAGTATGGATAACTCCTAGGATTGGGAAAGACTCTTCCCTATGATACACAAACTCTACTCTGTAATTATCGCCATCCGTTACAATCATTCCATTGCGCTCACCATTGTTGATTTTCTTTGCCAACTCTAAATCAAATGGTATTGTTATCATTTTCTTTCCCATAATTTTACATGTATTTATATTGTTATTTTCACTTTAGTTATATCACTACATTGCAGCTTTATCTATTCAGCCAATCCAACGAACATGGGCGGACGCCCCGCTTCCCCGACCGCCTTACCCATACACGCCGGCTCCACCGGTAACGCCGCCCATGACATCTTGGATGTCTCTCCCGTAAATCTGATAGTGATCGCCACAGCTCTCAAATGTTACTTGATAGCTGTTTAATCCCATCCTAATTGTCTCGCAATACCTTTCATCTCGCTATACGCGATCCTGTGACATCCAACAACCAATATATCATTCTTATAGCTATTGGTCTTCCATTTGTGACCGGTTGTATCCAATACCATATCGTGTTGGAATTTACTGCCATTATGGAAGAGCTTTATCAATTTCCAAAGTCTCTCAGCTTCAGCTCGTCCTATCTTGATATTCTTGCTAGTCTCAATTATGCCACTCTTAATGCGAAGCCATACGTTAGGCTGGTCATCCTCCAAATAATAATGTGGATATAATTCCAGAATCTTGCCAGACTTCCACATCTCGATCTGTTCTTCAAATTTTTCTTGCGATCTTCTTTTTCTTTTCTTCTTTTTTCAAAAATTAAAGCCTCTTTTTCGCCTTACTGTCTTCCCATCTCTGACATCTGGCCACATACTCAGCCCACGTTCCTTCACCACAAATCTCATCTACTATCACATTGGTCGTTCCTAAAGTTTCTAACGCTTGATGATTTAGCAATACCTCAAACACACGCTTTAACTCATGGACATATTCACTTTTAATCTTATCCGATTCATAAGATAACTCATGTTTAGTTCCGATCCAGGTGTTTGCACTCTTTTTAAGAAGGCTCTTGGGAGTACCCATATTAAAGAACTCAATATAATCCATTAGACTTCTAAATACTCCCCAAACATCCCTATAAGACAGGCTTGTTCTAACCTTCTTGTATTTCTCGATAACCTCTTTGATAAGTTCCAATCGACTGGTGATAAAAGCCATGCTGCCATCATCAGACATATTATATCCAACAGAAAATACCTTTGAACCAGTTGGTATTGCACTACGAACACAACGTTGATGTTTACAGATAGAAGAAGAATAATACTTATCGTTAAGCAAATACGCCTTTTCACCACACTTATTTCTTACGATTCTTCCAACCTCAAAATGATAACCATAAGAATAAATACTTCTACCTTCAAAGAAAAGATTACTACCTCTTGCGGATTCTTTCTTTTCGTTTGCCCACAAATGAGCGACCATAGAGTTGTTCATATCTATTAAGTTTTGAGTGTTAATTATTGATTATACTTGCTAAAAATAACATCGACACAAGTTCCGCCAATAGCGTTTGCGTCATTATACGAATAAAAACCTTCTGTTCCCCAATCCACACCAACTGGACAACCATCTGCATGTTTTACAAAGTCATCAACTTCTTGCGCTTCCTCGTTAGATATTCCAGTGTAGTCACCATTAATCAAAGCCCCAATCCAATAAATCGGAAGCCTATATCTTATTATCTCTATATTCATAACTTTATCAATTTACAATTACTACCTTTTCATTCTATTTTATTCAATGGACCGGCATGCGCTTCCCCATTCTCATAATAAAGCTGACCCTCATACTGGTTATGATGAAGCTCCTCATGTATCGCATCTTCATTATCAGCCCAATACTCGTACTCCTCATGCCATGACTTGAAGAAGTTATCATAACATTGTCTCATCAGATCCTCCAAAGAAAAATCTTCTGGATAAGTACACCATGCATTGTAATAATCAATTATAGGTTTCAGGAGATACCGATCATAACACATTCCTGTTAAAGGGCAATTATCTCCATAGTCAAACATTACCTTACTATACCTGTGCTTGTATTTGTATTTCCCATCAATATATTTACCTGACGTGGAGAAATACCTGCCCTTGATAATACGTGGCATAATGTTGTTGTTGATATACCTGAACAGTAATTTGCCACATAAGTTATTAGGGTATATATCCTTATCATAATCAGTTGGATGACAGCATATAGGATCATTGTACTTGAATTTGAATCTAAAATCATACCTCGTATATCCAACTTCCCAGTCATAAGCCTCAGTATTTGTCAGATCCCCAAAAGACTTCATGGTGCTTATATAATCAGCACCATAAGCTTCCATGCAACAATCCATTATATTCCAGCGCTCACGCTTCACGATCCTTTCTTGTGAATCTTTTGACAGCTCATCAAACTCATACAGTCTTAATACAATCTTTTTCATAATTCCTCCTCTTTTAATATAACTAGATCCCTAACGTCAATCGAATGACATACGTACCTCCTTATGTTCACGCTTAGGGATGATCGTGGCTATTCTCACGAACCACCACAATCCAGATTCAGATATCATTCATCCTTTATCTTTACGAATGGGTTTTCTACATAAAACTCCACTACATCCTTAGATTTTATAGATGTCACTATACCGGTGGTATCCACAAATCCATCTGTTTCATCCATTGTCAAATCTTCTATTTTATCTCCCGGCAGAAAACAAAGATTATAGTCTTGATCAATATACATAATCATCTTTAACCTAACCATGTCGTCAATGATGCCTTTCATTCTCTCCACGACATCTAATTGATCATCACTAAGCATTAATCTACTTTTTGATGATTTCACTAATCTTATGTCTCCATTCTTGTCAACTACAGTTAAGTCATTGAATTTATACACATCTTCACATGTTCTGTAATATGTTTCCTTACAATAAATTTTTCCTTTATTATCTATTTCAACATCAAAATATTCCAACTCCCCCTTGACAGCTCTTCCGTTTTTGTATTTCCACACATCACCTATTGGAGCGAATCCATATAATGACTTAAAAACATCATATATTGATAGTTTTGTCTTAGGGATGCTCTTGCCCTTTTTAAAACATTCTTCGGACGAATAAAATAATTTCCCATCTAATGTCTTCTCAGTCCTACATCCTCCCCATGTTCCTACATATCTAACTACTCCATATGTAAAACTGATCAAGATTTTATCAATCTCAAACCACTTTAATCTTTCTGACATATCGTCAAAAAGATATCCACTCTCTAAATAAACTGATAAATACTTTTTTATTTCCATAACAATTTATTTTTTTTAAAATTAAATAACATCATTTGCCTTGATCGCTATCAGTCTCAATACTCCTCTAAGTATCATGGTTTTCATGATACAACTCATAATATTACATTGAACTTCTCATTTAAACTATCTAAAGCTCTTTGATACTCCTCTTCCTTGTCGAACTTAATTTGAGTACTGTTCTCCAAACCAAAGGACAGGGTGAAGGATATAACCCAGCCCGATCCGTCCACGGCCTGCCCCTTGGGTGCCCACGACATCACCTGCTTCTTGGATATATACCAATTCCCTATCTGCACGAAGTCAGGATAGTTGTTAATCAAATACCTTATCTGAATATTCAGATAATCCATATTATCAAAATAAATTATGTGATATTTGTTTCGGTAATTATATACTACTTTGCACTATCTCTAAAACAATAAAAGGACACATAACCATGTATCTTTTTATTATTCAATCGTTTTTCTCTTTTTTCTTTCCTTTCCCTTCTCTTTTAACATCTCAAGAAGGGTTTTTCTTAAAAAGAGGATCACGAGGATCTGTTTTCGGATTATAGCTAAATATACCTTTAGCTATTCCTTTCATATCTTCTTCTATGTTCGGATCTCCACATTCTCCCCTCATTATCTTATCATACAACTTATCTTGTATTGGAAACGCCATGTCTAACATTTCCTTAAATTTATCCCAATCGTAACCCGAAGCTCTTCCCAGGGCCTCTATTGCAGCTAAATGTTCTTTTAGTTTAGGCTTGCCAAGATCTTCTGATAAAAACTGGTGATCTTTCTTAGACTTATGTCCTTTATCGTTTTTAGGATTCCTTGTTTTAAGTTCTTCAAGAACTCCCGGTCCAAGTCTTCTATAAACAATATCATTGATCCACTGACCAACAACAGCGGGTCTCTTATGTATATTCTCCCAATCCCATCCCCTCATCTTGTAAATCATTTCAAAAAAACTGTCATTAAATATTTTCACCCATTTACTCGCCTCTTCTGTAAGGAATTGATTCAGGAATTTTTGTAGTTCGTCTTTCGCCCTATTCTTGTCTTCTTGATACCCTGTGGCTTCATCTACCAATGCTATGATACCAACTTTCGCAAGTGCCCTAACAATTATATCACATCTATTTATGACTGTTTGTTGATTGACGCCTAAAGATGTTTTTTTGCTTAATGCACAATCTCTGGCATTAAGCATGATTTCGCAAATATCAGGTAATATTGTAGCTTCATAAGCCATTATTTTTCTATTTCCTTTAAAACAAGGAAATGACTTATCTTTTACCGATAAATAACCATTTGGAATACAATCATTTATGGCTTTAGAAGATAGTATTTTTACTAATTTTGTACCCGATCTATCATTAGGATCGTCAAGCCCTAAAACGTTTTGCATGCCCGTAGTAGATAGCACTCTTCTCCCATCCTCTAACACATAACAAGGAATCTTTAAACCATTAAGGTCTAATTCTCCTTCATACTTAATCTTATTGTCTATTTTTTCCATCGCATTAGTTTAATTGTAAATACCTTAATCGGTGTCCGATATTCTGCAAAAGTACGTCGAATCTTTCATATTCGGAAAGATGTTTGGTATTATACCTAAAAGCCGATGAGTCTACATACCTTTGCAAATGCTTCTTTGACACCCAATGATGGACACCCTTCAACGTTCTCTTTAAGTGTCCCCAGAATCCTTCGATCGTATTAGTATGTCTATTCCCAATGACGTAAGCGCCTTTCTTATGATAGACAACACCGTGATCGTATAGGTTAGGATCTAAGTTTCTATAAGCTTGCCATTCATCCGAGAAGATTGTAGATCCCGGACATACAACATCATTGATGATCGGAATCAAAGTTCCGGCTTTAGTATCATTAACAACCTTGGCTATAACAAAGCCTTCTCTTTGTAGCATACCAAATACCGGAACCTTGTCCTTACAACTCCTGCCTCTTGCGTTTCTTACCTTCTTACTACTATGCCTATTCTTATTCAATCCCCCTATATAAGTCTCATCTACCTCAACCTCTCCGTTTAGACATTGGCTGGCATCTATATTGAAACAATTTTGGATACGTTGCAACATAATCCAAGCCGTCTTTTGTGTTACGTTAATGAACTTAGCCAACTGAACGGAAGAGACACCCTTCTTAGCGTTTATGACGATATAGCAAGCCAACATCCATTTCCTCAACGACACTTTCGTGTTCTCGAAGATCGTGTTTGTCCGGACGTTGAAATACTTCCCCGTATTCTTGCACTTGTATCGGTTTCCCTTGCATTTATAAACCTTTGAGTCTGGATCGTATGGAGACACGACATGATCGCCCCATCTCTGCCTCTCCAAAAAATCAATACATGATTGCTCGGTAGGGAAGAACTTCACTAACTCATCAATAGATTTAAAATGATTCATCTCAAACATAACACTCTGATTTTTACCCTATAAAGATAATAAATTCGTTCCAAACCAGCAATCAAACCATACCCTAATACAATCTCGTTAAAATTGTTTTAGTTTTAATTAGGATTGTTTAGAAATAAGATTGCTATATTTGAAAACAAACTTTAAAATCTAATATTTATGTATACAGATATCGTTAAGGTAAAAGGGGTAAAATGTACCATCTATCATGATGAAGAGCCATTTCAACAATTATTAGAAGAGGATTCTTTCGATTTTTGTATAACTGATCATGATGAAATAACTCAGTGTAACCAAGTAACAGTAGGAAAGGTGTTTGCAATTACATCATTTATCAAGATAGATGACCGTATTTCCACTTCTAAATCTAAAACAATAGTCTCGTTAAATTATATAGCTCTTGATTTATGTCAAGAACTGGCTCAAATTCATTTGAAAAAGCATATTGATACTTTAAAACTTATATATAAGAAAACTGTGAATGAAGAACAACTGATGAAACAACTTAAAAGCAACTTGGAAGAATATTACAGGAATCCAAGAAAGCATCCCACTCATCCTTTGATATCCTTTTCGCATCCTTAAAATAAAGGGCATATCTAGGATTATCTGGAATTACTACTGCACAATATCCTTTTTGATTAATAATTTTTTTTATTCTATCGTTACCGTGAAAATAAAAACCTTCAAGAAGATAGATATACTCCTTGTCTGTTAAATTCCATAATTTTTGATAATCTTCTACAATTTTCATGCTCGTAATTTTTAAAAGTTAATAAATATGATAAAACAAAAGCGGGACTAGCCTAAATCTAATCCCGCTTATCTTTTAATTTTACTGTTTAGTCTACTCATCCATTATTCTGAATAGCTCGAATGAGTAAGTATCCTCATGTGTTAAGCCATGTCCAGCGTCCCAGATCCCGTGATGTGTTAGGATCATATAAGATTTTCCTTTCATTTCCACGGTCCACTCTGAGTATATTGCATTATCAAACTCCTTATCAAAAACTATACTCATCGTATTTGGATCAAATTCATATGTGAATCCATCTACGCTAACAGTATTGTTTCTTCTATCAGTTGTTTTTTCATACCCAGTCCCGTCTTCAAAGAACGCATATACCATTTGTTCTTTGCCTGCTTCTCGAAGCCACATTCCTACGATAGAGGTATTATTGCCAACTACATTTTCGACACTAAAACGATCGTCATCGTGGCAAGAAATAAGCAGGAAACATGATACCGCTAATAAGTATATGATACGTTTCATGTTAATCCCCATAAACCGTTATCGTATACTTGGCGAACAGCCCTAAGACGCTTGTTGACTTCTGATCAATATGACTAATCTTTGTGATACCGCCGTCTTTAGCCGCTTTTTGTACGCTTGCGTCCCCGAATGCGAACCAGCCCAAGACGCTTGTTGCCGTAGCCTCTCCTTTCTTAGATCCTAAAGGATTTGAAGTTACCGAGACTGGTGATTGAGTCTCTTGATAGACATAACCTGTTACCGGAGACTTTACCGCTGCGCAACTTGATAACAAGAATGCCGTACTGATAAATAAGAATGCTTTTTTCATTGTGTGTTTGTTTTTGCCCTCCCTGTCCCCTTCGTTCGGTGGTTTCTAAATAAAAGAAGCGTGGGGACTATTGGATGTTACCGTATTTGAGGCTCTGGACTGCCCACCACTCGATAACAAACAACAGCCCCACGCCTTATGATTGTGTATAGTTTGCCCCTAGAGGTATAAATATAACAACATAGGCGTAGGAGGCATCTTTGTCTATTATCCCGAGTGGTTGAAATTGTCCAGATTTCAAATACGAGATAATATCTTAACGCTTCTACGTCTTTATTCTAATACGTGGGGCAAAGATACTATATTATGAAACTTAATCAGATCGAGTAAAATATAACTAATGTTAATTGTAAATATAAGAATCTGGGACACAATCATTCAAAATATATGTTTTAACTATATTTGTGACAAATATCATAAAAAGCTCTTAGGTATCTTGAATTAAAAAAAACTGACTGAAAATCAGTCGGCAGCTGGTCGTGAATCAGCGTTGTTTAATGCTATAATCTTAAAAATTATGGCTAAAACAAAAAAGGGAAAAAAGATCGTATCTGTGCATCCTTACCCACGTACAAAGAGCGATGGTAGTATAACCGTCGTTAAAGGATACAGACGATCTGCACCTTGTAAGTGTAAACATAAAAGGTGATTCCCACATGGAGGAACACCCTCCCGGTTTTTCAATCCAGATACCTAAAGAGCTTTTTACCTAACAAATATAATATTTATATAGTTTATGGTTGTTGGTAATAGTTATTGGTAGGGAGGTGTAAACTGGTATATAATTACCTTTGTTTCTTATCCTTATCTTCAAAAAGGGATTATCCCCGTAATACGCAGCGAAGGCTGACACCACGGAGATAGGGTATCTAACGCCTTTTATTATCACCCATTTCATATACAATACCTCCTTATATTAAACTATTTAATATAAATTCATCTTCCTCCGTTCTCTCATCTATAGGCTTGTTTTGTGCCGTTTTGACAACATCAAACACCTCATCCCAAGTCCTTTCTGATAACGTCCCATTATTCATGCCACAACACCTACATCCACTAGAAAACACCGGTATTGTATTTCCATCACACATCCTAACGAATTTATATCCTACATATTCATTGCATAAGAAACATCTTCTTACTGGGATAAACCTTATTCTACCTCTATTAATGATATTTATTAATACCTCACGATTCATATTATTCCCTTAATTTACGTTTAACCTCTTTGACATACATAGGAGAATGCAATCCCCTATGCAACTTTATAGCCCGATCTATATCCTTTTTAGGATTATGATGAGATTGATATATCTCGAACATTTCCCTAGCCTTGACAGGATTTGTTCTATCATCGTATCTATACCGCTTTTTCTCCCGTTTAAGACACAATATCCTATTAACCTCATCTACATACACCTTTTTCATCTGCCACCTCCCTAAAGCCCCGGATGAGGCGTTATACGCCCGATCGTCATTCCTTGACTCCACGAAAGACAAGGCGGCCGCCAGCCTATCCCACACCCGTGCCTCGATCACGGCCGGCTTCGGGGCGAGGGGCATGCCTCCGTTTCCTTTTGGCGGTGTTAATATTATCATCGCCATCACAAGTAAGTATCTTATCACGTTCCCTTGTTTTTATAAAACTCCTCCCCGAATTTCACATTATCCACATAATCTTCCATGCACTCATGAACAATTATATGAATATCACCCTCCGTGTATGTTACCTCGGACATCAGCCTCTCATTAGTCATCCACCAAGAATAACTATCAATATGCCGTATCTCAAATCCATGATCATGCAACGCATACATAACATTATATCTTAAATCCCTGTCCATCATCATACACTCGTACACGATATATCCGTTTATATTTTCATGAGACCTACCGAACGTATAAACGTACCTACCCATCAACTTATACAACTCCCTTGCCACAGGATTCGGGATCGCCTCATCCATATCAAAATCCCCATCTGGATCAATAACCCACTCTACATCCCGCTCATCAATACAAGCCCTAGGCATTCCTATTGTCCGTACATAAAGACGTGATCGGTGATCCTTGCTTAACACCGTCCCGATATACTTTTCCCCTTTGGCATATCCTATATTATGATTGCCGGTTATATTAAATACAATTTCAGCTCCTATCTTAATTTCATCCATATTCAAGATGTTTGTATCATTTGTTATCTTTTTTATACAAAAAGAGGATATAATGGCATAATATTATGATATCAAGACACGAATGCGTTATCTATCATATTATCATACATATCCTCTATACAACGTCATTTATGGCATTATATCGTATATGATGCCGCAGGTCATAAATACATCTAATTAACCCTTTTTTAAGGGCTTATTGCCATTTAGGTAACTAGCTATGCCTAATATTTTCGAAATAAGGGCTTTTTTAGCCTTATACTCATCGTTTATCCCTATTATCGCATATCTGTATACCATCCCATCCTTCGACACCTCCACGCCAACGTATTTAGGCGCAACGGCATCCCTATGTAATACGATAAACGGGCTTTTGCCGTCTAGCTCATTTATCAACTGATTAAACTGTCGCCTCGTCATCTGATAGTGATATTATTTCCTCCTATTGATGTATTGTTGCGTACGACCTTCCTCTATTTTTTCGAAGTAAAACTTATTCCCATATAACCGGGTGAAGCAGATGTTATACCCGAAATGTTCCGCGCGTCTGATCTGTGCGTAACCTCTACTGATGTCATTATTATCAATCAGCGTAACAAAACAATGTGATCCCACCTCTGTGTTTAAAACCAGATTTTCCCAATCTTTTACCTCCATATCAAATCTCCTTAAATAATTTTTTGTTATGATTATCGCTATTATACCATTTATCAATATTATCGTACTGCTTTGGATAAACCCCATAGGCCTTGCACCACCTAGGTAACGGCTCGTTCAACACATCTAACGCCGTCGCAAGGTCGAACGTAGCCTCCTCCTTGATACGACACCCCGATCCACTCCCACGGCTCGGTATATAAGCTCTACTATATGCTACGCTCATTCCATATTCCCCATGACTCAGATACCCGATGTTAGGCGAATCAGGGAAGGCGTAATACAACATTATATAATCACCCTTACTCCAACCTCTATTATAAGTATCATCCTGCCACGCAAAAACCCTGCAACCGGCTTCTTTCAGTTCCGCTGCCGCTCTTTTTAAAACATTGTCCATATTATCTATATTTAATTAAGTTGTGTCAAGGCGCCGGGAACCGACCCCGGATCATATCCGCACACGTACGATTATGATATATCCTTCCACCCCGCCAAGGTCATGGTCACAATATTAACAAACTAAAATCTAATGTTCATATCATTACACATCTTAAAGAAGACCTCCCTTATGATCTTTTTATACAAGATGTATATCTCATCATCATCATCATCGAACTCCACTTCCCATGAACGTAATAAATACCTGATATCGCAATCCGCTATATGAATCCTGAATATAGACGGAACGCTCATTATGTAGTCCTCGAAAGCTTTCTTAATCCCATCCCTTTTGATATGTTCTTTATACTCATCCTTAAACACGTTAAGCATAAAAGCCAGATACTCCCTGTCATATCTAAACTGCTTTTTGTAATTATCAGTATCTATATGATCTAGTATATATATTTCTATAGCGTCCCTGTCGTATTTTGACATACCTCTTCCTCCTGTTTTTGATATTTAATGACCCTTTTCTCCCCATACGCCTTCGCTAACTGAATAAGCTGGCCGGTAAACACCTTGGTACGGTGTCTTACAATCTTATCCACCAACTCCGGGCATCTGGTTCTCCATCTATAATTAACCTCACCTTTAGCTTTCTTCTTATAATACCTGTAGAATGTTACGGCTACTACCACTTCTCCATTCTGCTCAAAAGCAACCAAATCGTAATTGTTGTAAGTTATTTCGTTCATCGTGTAATATATTTTATAAATTCAATCACTTTCTTTGGCAGTGAATCTATATCCTTCACTCTTTTACCAAAATTGTACATATGACTTCTATGCGGATAATAATCTCCCGCATACATCCCCACTCCTAATGGATGGAATGGATCCTCACTACATGAGAAAACAGGATAATACACCACCCCATAACCATCCTTTATATTTTTATTTACATATACTATGGTATATCTATCAGCCACTTCATCGCCAAAATCATATACTCTTACTTTTACTTTCACGCCATCCACATTTGTTATAATATTATCCATATATACCTCCTTTGTTGTTCACTATCCGACTAATCTATCTTCCTTCCATATAAGGTGTATGTACCATACCATCCCCTATCTATATTTACCACCTCAATATGATGTATGTGATAACAACCATTAGCTATTCTGCCGCAATCGGCTATCACCATAGCTATATTCCTATACCCAGAATCAATGAAAACACGAGCCAACCCACACCCGTTAAATATAGATACCTTGATATCGTCTTTCTCTTTTATAATCCTTCTCATATCATATCCTCCTATCAAACTAATCTATCATTTTACCATAATTAGTATATGATCCACACCATCCACGGGCCTCATTCGATACCCTAATATGATCAATAGGCTTATCACCGGCCATATTATTGGCGTACGATATTACATCCGACATACTTCTGAATCCGGAATCCTTAATGGATTTTATAAGCGTCCTATCATACCCGAATACCAATATCTTCACAATATCTCTTTCCTTCACAGTCCTCCTCGCTCTCATAATATTCTAGCCATAAAATAAACAAACATAAAATCTATTTTCTCTTTGTTATCATCTATCCTATGTCCGGTGATCTCAAAAATAACCCTACGCTTTTCGATAGTCTGTATATTATCTAACTGAATAGCTATGTAAGGATATTTCATAACTTTCTCTCTATTGATGTTATTCAAAATAGCGTTGACATCTTGCCTGCGAAAATACATATTTACCCCTATATAGCTGGCAACCAAAAGACATTCGTCTATTACCCCATCAGTATCGAATAGCAATAACATATCATCCTTCTCGATAGTATATTCCATATCAAGGATCTTGATACGTTTGCTTCCGTCCTTCTTATTAGCTATAAGAATCTCTATCATATCCTTATCGGTCGTAAGGATATAATACGCCTCATCCTTTGTAATATTATCACGAAGGTAAGATAGCGCTTCATCTTGTAATCTTAGTAGTTCTATTTCGTCCATATTTATTCCTATTGTTGCCAAGGGAAAAGGGGCGGCGCTGGCGACAAGGCCTGTCCAGCCTCCCCGCAGCCGCCCGTTCCCCTTGGTATTATTCTGCCACCTCTAATTTCCCGTAATAAGGATAGAAACAACCGTCTCGATAAACCGAATATCTGAGCGTTTTATCCTTTGCTTCATAGATGGAAACACAACCGCTGTTATAAGCGTTGGATAGTTCTTTTGCTACAAATCCGCCTATTCGTTTATAGGTTTTAGGCGTATCCCTCAACGGCCTGCCTACATATATTTTTACTCTCTTGCACTTCTTGTCGCCTACGTATATATCCTTTCCACTAAGCTCCGTTAAATACATGAATCTCATATCAGCCGATTTTAAATCCAACATTCCTCTACCTCTATCTTCATATGATCCGCCCAATCACATCTATCAACATCCTCGCCATCCTCGAAGTAATAGTAGGCCCATACCTGTAAGCCTCCTACCTCTATATATCCATCACTTTTCCATTCTATCAACCCGTCTTGCCTTACCACGTTGGTAGGCTCAGCCCCTAGCGACAGCAGATTATTTACTATACTACCGCCAAATACGTTTCTTGCTTCTTCTTTCGTCATATCACTATCAGATTTTTAATATTACACTAACGCCAAAGGAGAATAGGGAACGGACGACCAGCGGGACCTACCCCACGCCATCGCCGCCCCCGTTTTCCCTTGGTTTCCTCCGCATCACCCCATACTAATAAACAATATCCACCACCAATAACACCATACCCACCATCACTCACAACTGCCTTGCCTTGACGGGAAACTCCTACCACTTGCAAACTTTTACATTTGATCGGAAGATACCCCTTGCTTGAAAGGCGTTTCCTTGCCTGAAAAGTATTTTTCTTGTTTATTGAAAGGCGTTTTCCTTGCTCGAAAGGTGTTTTTCTTGTTTGTTGGTGTTTTTTTTCTTGTTTGTTGGTGTCCCATCACGCAAATCCCAAATCTCCCTCGAAATTCCCACGAAAACCCAAGACCTTCCGATACTTTGTTCCACGTGGAACGCTGATTCAGTCTAGGATATCGAGGTCTTTGTTCTTGATTGCCTTACATACTTGCCTAATACAATGTATTGATAATAAAGCCAATAAAATAACTATGATTAAAGGCAAAGCGTCGCCCGTAGCTATAACGTACCGCCCTAACTCAAACGCCATGTACCCACAAAACAAGATGAGTACGAAATATATAAATATACCCATAAAAAATATACAATAAGTAAACACGATTTTAAAACAACACTCAAATAATACAACCAATTGAGTATCAACAACATAATATATATCAATCCCTAGAGCTACCTCTAAGAGAAGACAAGCCTAGATATAGATAAAAAATATACAATAAGTACCGCCTATTATATACCTTTTAGGATCGATTCAATCGCAAATCCATACATAAGGACGCAATTCACCCGTCCATACGGATATAGATATATACAAAATAATACATAATAAAGTATTTTACTTACACATTTATAATTAAGGCTTAAAATTTACCGCCTCAACACTTTTATATGTAAGCAAAACATATGATTATGCTGTCATTTTGTAAAATTAGACACAAAAAAGCCCTTCCGTCCTATATCACTACAGTACAGAAGGGCACAAACTTTAAAATCAAATAAAAACAAACGATCTATTGTCGTAATTTGTTTGCCATATAACTAACACGTTTCCGCCTACATTTATCAGAATCTCTACTACAATCTAATTTATTAGACTTGTATAGATCTTTGGTAAGCTCAATATAAAACTCCATTTGAGACTTTCTTACAGCCTCTAAAGCCTTTTCTTTTTGAATAGATAGTTTCCTATTCAAATTATCGAATTTCTTTTTGTACATAATATATTAATTTAATTACACCAATAAGAATACGGCATGGCTATGAAGTCACAAAGCCGCCGTTATCAAAACGGCCAGCCGGACGCACCACACCCAACCGATTACCTTTGGTTTTGTCCCTTTGCCCCGAACGAACGAAGCCAAATACGTACATACGTCGCCCGTGATACGTACCGACAAGACGCACTTTGTCCGTCAATTTAACCGCACAAAATACCCTTGTAAGGGTTGTTATTTTGCTACTACATATAGCGCATAAGTATTTAAGCCACCTTAAACGCTATTGTTTTGATACATTAGCACGGTTATAACTCCGTTATGCACTCCATACGTGTTACTCTAGCAACGTATGGACATACGCCCTATACATACGTATATACACCAATATACCCCGTGTTTTACACGGCCTATCCGGAAACCGGACGTATTAACCCGTCTTGATACAAGCCCAAAGAATAACGGTTCGTCTTGCAACTGAAGACGAGCCTAAACCACATTGTTAAGCGGCGGCCTATTTACACAAGCTATCGAACGCCAACGGCTATACCCCTACCGACTTGTGTATGCTTATATCAATATGTTAAATAACTTGCTCTTTTAGTCTGAGTCCGGTTGCGCGACGAGGACGCAAGAGTATGCAACCATAACGGGCTATTATAGCCCGTCTATTTATCTATCATTTTTAGGGTGTGTTAAGTAGTAAGTGATACATTTGGCTATCAAATTATATGTGTATCGCTTGATAGGTACGGCGCACTTTACAATACGTTTGTCTGATCCATTAAACACTTCGTAGTAGGGTACGTTATCCGTGTCGCTGTATGCTACAGGTTCGCAATATCCAAAGCGTTTATGCGTATTACCTAATATAGCTATACTATTTACCTTATCCAATGGCAACTTGCTATTGTTTGCCTGATCTTGCTTGTCATAATATTCTCTTTCGATTTCTTTATAAGCGCAAAAGGTATCATTTACACGTGGCAGTATCTCCTTACAAAGTTGTATCACAACTTCTTTATCTTTTGCCAAAGCAACCAAAGCAGGTACGATAGCCTTATCTACTTTAATATCGTTATCCTTCAATATTTCGTTGATTTCTTTGCTAGACTTAAACAGGTTACACCACGCCTTAACCGCACCTGTCAATGTTTTCTCACTTGCTTTTTTTACCTCGTTTTGTACTTTGTTAAGATCTTTACTTGTCATTAGATTTGCCCTTGCCCTAGGGACTTGTATAGGCATCTAGCACGCCTTGTTTGTTAATATTGTTATCTCACATTGCAAATATAGCACATGTTTTATTATCTAACAAATATTATGCAATAAAAATTCAACGATTATATATAATAAAACTAATCAAATGTAAATGTATATTAAAATATTGATTTATATCATTGATAATCAACAATTTAAATGAAAAATAAGCATTCTTTTTTAGTCGGCTGGTAGTTTGCGGTTCCTGTCTTATGGTTTCATGGGTTGGGGGGGTGAGACCAAAAAAACGGCAGCCCGGCCGGGCCGATTTCGGGGAGGTGGTCCGTCCCGCACCTAGCCCCGCACCTAGCCCCGCACCCCACCCAATCCATATCCTCCCTCATCCTAACATCTCTTCCACTCATTTCCATTATCTTTACCTCCATTCGGCATAATTTGTTACATTTGTACACAACTTAAATTATTTAATTATGTATCAATATATTATATATAGTAGGGGGGGGGTATTTTAGACCCTCAAGAAAGGAGGGGATATGTTTAGACGCAGGACTTTTTCCCATAACGGTATTCACTACCGTGTTAGTATAAACAAGAACATGTGCCCTAATCCTGTAAACATATATATAGACAACAATATATATCAATATGGTTTCAATAGCGCTTATCTTGATATATATCGTGATAAGAAGATAAGTATCATAAGCATAAGTGGGCAGGTAGTTTACAGGAATCCGCAAAATGAGTACAATATTCTTCTTGGTGTAACCGATGGTGTTATAGAAGGATCTTTTACGTACGAATATAATTCTGGTAATCAATGTATTTTAGCTAGTAATGTTATATACGGTAATAGGATAACTAATTTTACTCCTATAACTAGGATAACCGAACCTAATGAAATTATTAACTTCACTTACGATCCTAAGGTATCTTTAGATAGTATAGAAAATAATTATATAGATTGGGGTGATAACAGTTATGTGATAGACAGTAATTGTATAAGAACCGATCTTTGTGAGAAATGCAAATTTGAGGTTATTGGTAGAAGCAAATACAAATCATATCGAGTAAATGTAACCATAACATGATCATAAGGGATAGCTATATGAATTAAATAAGCTATCCCTATACTTATAATTCCTTCATAAGATCATACGATCAAGGATCTGGCACGAATTTATCCAAGTCAAAGTTCTTGGCATAATTCCAGATCCTTACATACCTAAACATTCCTGGAAGACCCATATCATATGCTGATGGATATCCTCCTATATTAAAATAATATGTTTGATATTCTTTGATATTGGTCACATTATACTCATCCTCATAATTAAGCACTCCTCCAATATATTCTCTCAAATGCCCTTTTCTCCACGAAGCCATTACATGTACCCATTGATATGCTGGTATATCTATAGATCGCCCTCCGGTATAAAAAAGTTTAGTTCCAAATGATGAGACATTAACACCGATACATAATTGGTTTTGTGTAATAGATTGTATTCCATATGGAGCGAAAAGATAATATCTTCCTTCCTGTTGTGTATTTAAATAAAGCAACGCTTCTATGGATATTTCATTATCTGGTTGAGGGTATGGTGATATATTTGAGTCATTTTCGAATCTTATAAAGGATTGGTAAGCGCCCATTCTTCCCATAGAGAAGACATATTTCCCATTATATTTATCAATATCCATATAAGATGATCTATCTACACTCATATTATATTTTGATAGATCTTTTATCCATGGAGCTTGAACGTAAAAATAAGCGTCATTCACGCTGATGGATGGTGGAAACGGTATTTGATTCAACATTCTTCTTCTTAACATAATCTATTGTTTTTATGGAGGACGAAAAATACCCCCCCCCATTGAGTTAATTTTATTTAATACCATATCATTATATATTTTGTACATACAAATATATGATTTATTATCACATCATGATACGGAATCCAAGGGAACGAGCTGGCCTTCGTCCTTCCGGACCTCCCCTATCCTACCACCGCCCCCCCGTTCTTTTTGGCTTCTCAGGTATTGTCTTTGACTGGATATCGAAAATTTATATCTTTGGAACAAAACTAAAATCATGTTTAGAGACATAGTTCATAAGCTTAAGATCTTCTTCTGCGATGAAGATATCGAGAAGATATATGTAAGGGATAGTACGGTTATCCGCAACAACGAGGTACATAAGATGTATGATGAGATACTTAATGAGTTAGGTGATTTGGCTACTGTCGTGTCTAGGAACTACGTGTATGGTAGGATAAAGGACAGGACTGGATTAAGCATCCGTCATATCAGTAGAATAATAAACCACACTAAAGTTGAGGAGATATGATAAAGGATACGATGGAGCGGAATATGATAAACGAGATATCCACGTTGTTTGTAATGATATTCACGTCAGGGTTGATGTTTGTCATGCCGATATTAGATATAGGGTATAATGATATCCTTGTCATAATAGGATTCGGGATACTACTATCTTTTATGTTAACCATAATCCCGATCTTGCTTTCTTACGATATAAGGGATGAGATCATTGAGTTGATTGGTGATATGGATAGCCAGATCGTGGTAGATACTTCGGTATATAAAACGAACCTGCCCTAAGTAATTCCTAGGGCAGGTTTGGTATAATTATCATCGAACTATCTCCCAGTCTTCGGCAAATACATCACTGATGGATGGAACCCATGAATCGGCACGTCCGGTATTCTCGTTGTAGATAAGGCATTGACTGGTATAGTCAATGAATCCTTTGCTTTTCAGAATAAGGTCTTTTGCCGATTGAGGAAGAGATTGCATCTTAGGGATGATGTCGCTATCGATATGAGCTGGCACTTGTTTGAATACCATCAAACCTTTACCGTTCCAACCACTTCTACGAACAGTCCCACCTTGTTTTAACACTTCGATAGCATCACCGAAGCACATTACGGATGAATCATCGGCTTTATCGTATGTTTTCTCAAAAATGTCCTGCTTGCAAGGATAAAACTCCCCGTTTACTCCCTTGATGATGTAATCACCTACATTGGCTTTCATAACACCTTCAAGGGTTTCTATACTACAATCAACAGAAGGATGTATCCCATTATCAGCGTCACCTTCCCTAATAACTTCTATTTTAACACTATCACCAGCGAAATCCTTGATCTCATCATTATTAAAGCCTTTCCATTTTACGGCTTCTATCGCAATTGGTTTCTTTACATATCTATTCATAATTTTACGATTTAATATATTATTATCTTTTGATATACCTTTCTATAAGATCTATTGATAGTTTAGCTCCCAGCTCCTCCTCCAATAGGTTAAGGTAGTTCCGATGCAGGCATCCGCCCCGCTCCACCTCCCTAAAGCCGGCCCCGTCCCTGATCCTGACCAGCCCTTTCTTTGGATCCATGTCGATCATATCCCGAAGCTCGTTCATGTTCTTAAACCTGTCTTCTATCACCTTAAATACATCGATCTTAGGTTTCTTATCCTTATTCTTAGGCTTTATCTTAATTCTCCCGCTCATATCGATTTACATATAATACGATTAACGTTATTATTTTTTCCGCAATAAACGCACATAGATGTAAAAGTTGAATACACCCTCCCGCATACAGGGCATCTCCATCCATACATAACAGGATTTGTTTGTTTGTCAATTTCTTTCAAGCCTTCATTAGTAGTGGATGATGTATTTTTATTTCCCATATCATTCGTTATTTATCTTATCTGTACTACCAAATCCATTGTCACCTCTATCAGATTTTCCAAGATCCTCTAATGACTCTACCTCTTCCCATACGATACGTTCCCGTCTACGAATAAGAAGTTGAGCTACCTTACCACCGACATTACAATAATAAGGACTATGCCTATCCATTTTTCTGTGAACTATTATAATCTCCCCGCTATATCCTTCATCAATAGTAGCAGGGGCGTTTTGCATAATTAGCTCGCTATTAGTAAAACCACTACGTGGACGGATTTCCATCTCATAATCTTCAGGTAGTGCTACATGTACACCAGTATGATATATGATTCTTCCATTATCAAGTTCTATATCCTTAACGAACAAATCCATACAAGCATCCTGTTTATGAGCGTATTCAGGTAGCTTAGCCCCCTCTTCTAGCCATATCTTGACCTTACACGTATCTATACCATCAAGTAACTCAACTGCCTCTTTATAGCTCATAGGTTGTTCTGAGGCTAATGAAATGGCTCTTGCCAATACATCTTTAATCTTGCTCATCGTATTTTATTTTTAAATTCTTTCCCCTTCGGGCATTGTAATTTACATTCCTCACCACAAGCGGAACAGTTGGGTCTCATTCCGGGCACCCCTCTTCCCCCGTACGGCCAGTAGGCATAATCGCAGACGCTCCAGAACGCCTCCATCGCCTTGATCTTGGCATCGACGGTTATCTTCTCCTTCACCTTTTTCATGCTTTTCCTGAACTCGTCTTTCATATCCTTCCCTTCTATCTGTCTGGCCTTACGTCTCTCATTCCACCAATTATAGTAGAATTTGTCAGCCATCTTATAGGCTTCCGGATCAAACTTATCACGGTGCAGGATAGGGGCGTCCTTGACCTTTCTCAAATTCCTGCCACAAACATAAGCAAGCCCGGCGTACGGAGGTATGTCCTTAGGATCAACCAACCCATCCGGTACGCAGTAGTAGAAGTAGTTGGGCCGGCCGTACCTGACCCAGTCCCCGGTCTCGTATAGGGCTTGCTTCCGGGCCTCGAACCATCCTTGCATTACTTGGTGCTTACCCTCCTTCTCGAAATCCTTGTTATAGTCAGCTAACGAGATCTTAACCTCAACCTCATATGCGTACATGGATCTGGTTATAGCCAGATAATCGGACTCCCAGTTATATACATACAGGTTATTTATCACCCATTTAGGCGATACCAAGAACTGTCTGTTAAGGATATCCAATATCCCTCTTTCAGTGTATTCAATACCTTTATTTGATTGCCGTGTTCCCATCTCCTGTCAGAGGATTATTCCTTAACCCAACCGCCATTATAGCGTTCGATACCAATCTCCGTAATCCTCCCATATCCTTATCATGGAACGAGAAGGTGGTTAAGTTATGCGATTCAGTAATCTTATCATAAGACTTTATCATCAATACAGCCACATACTCACCCATCATCTTCCCGTTCATAATATCAAGATCGATTATACCGTGATCTATTAGATCAACCACATCCCATCCTGCTGGTAGATACTTTTTTATTTGATTAATATCCATCCCAAATAGTTATTATAAATAGGAGGGCCGTGCTACCCTCCTATAGATTACACACGAAAAATAGAACTGAAAGCGATCTTAAGCACGTAAGATTTTATTGATTCCCGTAGGCTGTCTACCGGTTATCGTTAATTACCGACCTACGGGAATATGTTTAAGAAAACACCATGTACCCCAACCACGACTCGAACGTGGATACCATCTTTAGGAGAGATGTGCTACTTTCCTCTTGAGCTATTGGGGCATATACCCTGATCCTCACGGACAAGGGTATCAAACAAAATCTAAACTCTAAATCTAATGACAAAACTCTATGCTAGTTTTTCCCCAAAAAAATAGCGTGGACCCGGCCGGTCTTGAACCGACAACCTTCTGGTTATGAGCCAGATGATCCAACCAATTGATCTACGGGTCCTAAATAACCACATCGGCTTTCACAAGAGGATGTGGATCGGAATTTCTCGAAAATTATATAGTAATATCATGAAACTATTGTCCAACATTCTAGCATATAGCACCAATCCTCGAACGGGAACGTCTCTACGCCAGACCTACCCCATCCCGTCCCCCAACTGTTCTGTAGGACGAAGCCGGCCTTGTCCCATCCGGTGAGGATAACGGCATGGCCTCCCAAGTTCTGTCCTTGGCCTTGCCAGAATCGATTACCATAATTATAACAATACAGACCTATAACCAGAGGACCATTCAGCATCAACGCTACCTTAGCCGATACCGGATCTATGATCCTAGCGTAACTGTTTATTTTCTCCCCATCTACGCCTACGTTTTTGATAGACTTGATAGCGTCACGAAGAACCATCCCATCCTGATCCTTATCCTCTCTCAGATCATATATATCATAAGGAGAGATCTTAGCCGGTCTTTTAATAGCCCTTATACTCTTTCTCCAATTAAGTATCTCAGCTAAGCTTACAGCGGCGCAAATAGGTGAAGAACCTTGATCCACTACGCTATCAACGTCATTGATCTTATACTCATCAGGGACAGCCTCATGTTGCATATTCATGATAGCGTCCCTATCATCTACTGGAGATGGTATATATCCTAATCCGTATTTCATTTCTTATCTTTTTTTATGATAATCGATTATCTTGATATTAAACGTATCGGATCTTTGCCTGACCTGTATGGACCCTCTAGCTTTTCCCTTGGCGTCGTACAGGGCGGTGAAGCCAAAGTTATCGACCCGGCCGTCGTCTAGCGTAAACCGCCACTCCTTCCATTGGCCCATCACGGTCCCGGAAGACACTATGGAATCCACTACATAAGATATATCAGTAGTATCATATTCCGTATAGTAGGTTCTTGACGTACTGCATCCGACAACCGCTAAGGTAAATAACGTTAACAAGAAAAACAAGATCTTATTCACTTTTCTTAGATTTTTTACGTTTCTTAGATTTCTTCTTATCCTCCGCCTTATTCTCGACATTTACGTCAATACCAGCATCAGTAACCTCAGGAGCGTTATTTTCAGGTATATCAATATGACCGGAATTAGGATCCATCTTATCCTCCTCGACAATAACCTCATCAGACACATCACCATCTAAAGCCTCAGGATCAATATGATTCTCCAGATACTGGATACGATCGGACATAGCCTTATTTTGTTCCTCTATTTCCTTGTACCTTCTTCTAGCCTCATCGAGTAATTTAGATGATAGTTTATGTTTCTTCTCGATATCCATATAAGCCCTTTTAAGAGTCTCTTTCTCTTTCACCGACTCATTATATAGATCTCTTGATTTACTAAGCTCATTCCCCATCTTAACGATATGAGAATCCTTTGATTCTATATCTTTATTAATAGAATCAATGAGCGTATTAAGATAACTTACTTTCTCATTCAATTCAAATACCTTCGCAAGAGCATTTTTGTAATCTTCTCTTAATTTATTTGAATAGTTAATAGCCTCATCAAGATCCTGTTTTAGAGTATCTATATAACTACTCTTTACTATCTTCAATCCGAACATCCTCAACACTTTTATAAGTTCTACGAATATCGGCCTTTATCTTGCCGACTATAATTAACTCAGCTATATGCTTATCTTTCTCGACTATAGCTATATCCTTACGGACATTAGAGACTCTGATCGTAATATTCTCGTTATTAGAGAAAACGAACGGTGATCCTACCAAAGTGAGGCCTGTATCGTTGGTGAACGATGGGAGCATCATAACCATCCCGACAGTATCATCCGGGAATGAGGCCGATATGCCTGTGTCTATATCAAGAACATCACCTTGACCCAACGGGAAGGCATTACCTTGCTTGATAGGAATATCCTTCCCCAATGAGTTCCATGCCTTAGAGAATTTTAAAGAGTTGAGAAAAATTTTACCATCTTTCTCAACTATCCCTACCATTGGATCGCAATTCATGTGAACCTCATCAAGCTTATCATCCGGTTTTTCCTCAAATTCTTCAAGATCTCTGGCTGATGTAAATGACTTACTCTCCAGAAGTTTTTTGATATCTTCAATCGTAGCCATACTATAATTTTATTATTAAATAAACGATCTTCAATCCTAACTTCAAATCAGATGTCTTTTCGAACATCTCCCTAAGAGGTAAGATAGTAGCGTCAAGATCTGACGCTACCCATTCTCCATCCTTATAATACATATTCTTTTCCTCAGAATACGCTACACAAGGTCGATGCCCTAAGTTCTTCATAACCGTATCTACCTTATTTTGGGTAGGCATCGAGACACGGTTCACTTTAGTAGATATATTAAAATTACTTTCCATTAAATTATTCATTTTCAATTAGTTAATCAGAAAGGAAGATCATTGTCATCTCCAAAAGGAGGATATTGAGGAGGTTGTTGCTGACCTCCAAAAGAAGGAGCTTGTGCTGTCTGAGGCGGAGCCTGCTGGTATGATGGAGGAGGCGTCTGCGGCTGGGCTTGCGGCTGATATGACGGTGGGGGCGTTTGCGTTGTAGCCTCACCAACGTTGTTTTGGCTTGCCGACTGAGCGGGTTTCACCCCATCTGTCTTAATGCTTTGAATGTATTTATTAAGTACCTGATAGGCGAAAGCATCTTGGGCAGTATAATCAAACTTCTTATTCCCCATTATATCAGTACTCTCAACTCTGTCAGGCCATCCATTCTGACCATTCTTATAATATTGCTGTATAAGCTCATCCCTTCCATCAGGAGTTTCCCTAGCATATGAGATAAAAAAATTACCCGGGGCATATTGATCTCCTTTCCTAGCGTGAGCTGGATTGATTACCACCTTACGCTTTAGATCAATATTAGGCAAGTATCTCACCAATGACTTAACATAATTATTAATACCTCCTTTTTGAGTCATCAAAGGAACATTTATAATATAGTTTCCTTCGTCATCGCTTATTTTTATAGCTACGTATTTAGTTTTTGCCCCGTTATAGTCAACCTCCCTTATCTCAATATCTGATAAATATCCCTCTATACCATTCCAAAATACTTTCCAATAAGATACAGCCCCGGTCTTATCATTCACATGTTCCTCATAACCTTCTTTAGGCTCCTTGGATGATTGATAAAGAACTCCACTACCACTTATCTTAAAGTAGTGATTATTAGATCCTAGCGAATTTTCACGAACTCCCATATTATATATATTTAAAAATTAAACAATAATTGATGATGATAAGAAATACTCATTCTTATTATCCTCCCCATAAATCTTGTTGAAATGAGATTTATGGTCATGCTCGATAACGATCCTATTCCATGGTATGCTTTTAACTATACCAAGATACCTACCACATAGCACATCGCATATAATATCATTACCGTTATGCGATAAAGCCGTAAGCCTTTCCTTACAAGATCTTCCAGACATAGGGTTCTCTGACATAATACCGCATCCTTTTTCAGTGAATATCAACTTACAATGATCAAACTCATTTACCTTAATATTATTTTGGAGGGCCTGGACGAGTAGATCCTTATCAAAGACATAGGTACTTGTTTTGACAAAATGCTCGTCCACGAACCTCCAATTTGGATAATTACCCTCAAAATGGGTCTCATACATATCCATATCAGGCGTAGAAAAATAAGTCTTAGTATCGTCCACTTTTATAGACAACATATCCGATGACTTATTGATATGCTTATCAAGCAATATCGCGGATTCGTTCGATACCGGGATAAACATCTTATCTACCTTATCCTTATTAGGGACAAAATACCTGTAAATAGTATTTCTATCCGTACTTACTATATTAATATTAATATCATCAATATCAATGACCACATTCTCAATGCATGGATAAAAGTCATCTACCTCCGTATAATCGCTGGCTTTGTTAAGAACCGAAACATAATCGCTCATCTTAACCTTAATTCCTCCATCAAGTATCTTATGTACCTGCGGGAATGTATTGATATCAAAAGCCGGACAACTATACTCACCAGAAGCATAGCGGATCGTTATCTGATCTTTTTTATCTGAAAGCAGTATCGTAATCTCGCAATTCTTCTGTTTTTTCATGAACTTAATAAAAGAGCTTGCCTCTACCAAGAAAGAGAAGTTAGAGTCAGACTCAACCTCCAATCGCTCTATAACACATACCTTGGCGTTTACGGAAGTAATATAAGCTAGATTATTGATAACATCTATCTTAATATTATTATAAAGTGAATTAGATCCGGCGTTTTTAACAACCAACTCCAATTTACTTAACTTCTCATTTAATGATTTCGACAAGCACTTAAATAGCATAATGAACAACCTTTATATTACATTGCAAATGTAATCATAATTATATTAATACAAATATAATAAATACTTAATAGTATTAAAATAATTTAAACTTACGTCTAATATATTCGGCTATAAGCGTAGCGTCACACATCCCATCTTGTATCTTGGTAGGTTGAACTCCTTTACCCGACCATGGTTTTACGAAAGACACCAAAGGGAAAAGGCGTATGGCGCATCGGATGGAGGTAGCCTTCGTATCCAGCTTCGCCGCCGAATACACCCGATCGGCTGTCGTATGGATCTCCTTCTGCCATGTCTTTGGCTGTACCTCCTCGAACATGAACCTGACGTCCGGATGCGAGTGGTATCGTTCCATCATCTCCACCATCATCGCGAAGAGAGCGTTGGGTTCCCTACGGCGTCCACCGAAGGTGAAGTTACTGGCAGCCGAGCTGTTGTGGATGCTGTGGACGTCCTCGACGGCGATCGCCAGCGTTCCTCCGCCTTCTTCTTGGATTTTATCCGCTGCGTCAAGGAAGAAGCTAGATATAGCCCTAAGATCTATATCCCCCTTAGCCGATATCCTTGGAGTCATGATTACCTTAACCTCCCCGTTCTCCGGGATCATAGCCAATCCTCCGGTATCTATACCCGGATCTATCCCTATCGCTACATTCATATTCTCAAGGTATATAATGAGTGAAAATCCTCCGGTCTAAACACCTGTATAGAGTTATCTGGATACATACCTATATAATAACCGTAAAAAGCCCGCAGAATGCCATTTTCTAGCCTTATATCCAATGCCTTTACCTTGTTCCCATCAACCATAACATCAACCTCATCAGTCTTGTTAGATATCTTATCGAACCATTCAGGTATAGGATCAATACCGTACCTGAATGCGTTTACCGTTGATTTTATCGAGATATATGTTCCCATATTAGATAAGATTACAATCGTCTCGTTTAACAACCTTAAAATCGCCATTTCTAAGTAATATCGCTACATCAGATCTCGTATACGTAAGAGGTGTATACGATACCAAATGATAAGATGCCTGCCCGACGGCGGGGCGAACCGGTCTCAATACGGCTATGGCTATATCTCCGCCAAGCTCAACCCCACCGGTGACACCCTGTAGGCACATGTATATGAATCCCTCATACTCATATCTCTTTCCAATAAACTCACTCATGGGAATACCTACGAACAGATAGTTCTTCACATCCCCTTTCTTAACCTCGACAGCGTTCTCTACACTGGACGGTATTACGTCTATAAATTTAGCTCCTATTGCCATAATCAGATATTTAATTTAGTTCTTAATTCTTGACACAATTCATAATTATCTCTCATGATACTTAACGTATTATCGACTCCGTTCCCTCCACGAACATCCCCATACCAGTACCATGATCCTTTACGGGTAAAGATACCGGTTTCCTCGCATAACTTCAAAAGTTCAAGTTCCTTGTCAAACCCAACTCCATAATATAAGGCTGTCTCGGCTATCTGGAACGGTACGGCGGTCTTATTCTTCAGCACCTTTATCCTAACCTCATGACCTACTGAAGATCCGTCCTCACCTAATATAACCTTTTTTCTCGCCATCTCCATACGGATAGAGGCATAGAACTTAAGGGCGTTACCTCCGGTCGTTACCTTAGGATCTCCGTATATAACACCGATCTTCTCCCGATACTGATTGATGAATACCAGAACACAGTCGCTTTTGTTTACGATCCCTGTAAGAACTCTCATAGCCTTTGACATCAATCGAGCTTGCAATCCCATGTTACTATCCTCCATATCACCCTCGATCTCCTTCTTCGGGACTAGATTTGCCACGGAATCCACGACAATAAATCCTACCCTGCCGGACTCCACCAGCTTGGCCGTGATGTCAATAGCCAGCTCACCGTAGCTTGGCTGGGAGATCAAAAACCGGTTTATATCCAACCCCATTTTCCTAGCGTACTCAATATCGAAAGCGTTCTCCACGTCTATTATAGCTACTAGCTTATCTGGATGTTTTTTCTGGAACTCGATCATACTTAACGTACACATCATAGTCTTGCCACAAGATTCCATCCCGACCAGCTCATGAATCCGACCTACCGCCCATCCGCCGCCGAGAGCCTTATCCACCACCAGCGAACCGGTGCTTTCCCTTGGTATGGATATTATAGGCTTATCATCGCCGAAGTTCATTATCGAGCCTTCTCCAAGCTCTTTATTTAAAGATGATACTAATTCATCTACGTCTGAAAAAAGTTCTTTCTTAGCCATTATAATCCAAATTCCTCAAAGTTAAATAAATCCTGTTGCTTCTTTATCATACCCTTACCGATATCAGATATCTTCTCCGGCAGGAACACCCCATCGTTATCATCCACCTTCTCCATGAAATTTGATACATTCTCACTTAACAATATCGCATTATCATTAGGTACTGATTTTAGATAAAGACCATCAATTGATCTACACCTTGAAAGAGCGGTATATATCTGACCGATCTCAAAAGCCCTACTCATATCAACGAATATATTGTCTAATGTCATCCCCTGAACTTTATGAGAAGTGATAGCGTATCCTAATCTTAACGGATATTGAATGATATAACCACAAGACGTTCCTTCTAAAGATCCATCTACTTGCCTATATTTCATTTTATCCCATTTTTCTTTAGTTATATAAACCTCACTTCCATCGGAAAGCTGAACCGATATAGCGTCATCACATGGGTCTATATCTGTTACTACACCCATAGAACCATTCACATATCCATTACCGTTCCTCGTTATTATAACCTTAGCTCCTACTTTTATTATAAGTTCATCCTCACATGGAGCCGCAGGTTTTTCACCGAATATCTTAGCCTCGAATTTAAATACCTTATTATCTATCTTATCAAGATTAGATTTGTTTATCTCATAAGCCTCCTTATTGGTTGAGCATATTACTATAGTATCATTCATATTCTCAGGGTATATCACCCTTGATTTTAGGATAGATCTAGATTCCTCGGTAATAACCCCACATCTTATATCCTCCAATACAGACAAAAGTTGTGGGTCTTTTTGACGGAATACCTTATCGAAGGTAATTACCGAGAATCCTGAGGCTCTTAATGCCTTAGATGAGAAAAAGAACCGGCTCTCATAATACCTGTCGATAAAATCATCCGCCGTCACCACAGGAGGTAGTTGCGATAGATCTCCAAACATAATCAACCTAACTCCACCGAAAGGTTCCTTGCTACGCCTGCATTGTCTAAGTATATCGGCAACCTCATCAAGCAAATCGGGTCTTACCATACTAATCTCATCGATAACGATAGTATCAAGATTCTTGACCTTGCTTTTCATGAACGGACTTACATCAACCTTATTTGATAACATATTCCTCTCTACTGAGGGGATGTAAGGATCGTTTTTTATAGCGAAGAAAGAGTGAATGGTTTGTCCTCCGGCGTTCAAGGCCGCAACCCCAGTAGGAGCTACTATAACACATTTACCCAAGAACTTTACGATACGTCTCATGAACGTACTTTTACCACTACCAGCTCTACCGGTAATAAACAGATTCTCCCTAGTGGTGAAAATCTTTTTCAAGGCACGACCTTGCTCCACGTTTTGATCCACCGTCATAATATGACGAAGGAGGTCGTTTTCATTTCTAAAATCCTCTTGTACCATGTCTTTTTAAGTTTATGGTACAAAGATACGAATAGTTATAATTAACTATTAAAAATAAATGTGAATAATATGTAAATATTAAATTTTATATCTGATACTCAAATCATCCAGCTTTACTCATCTCGGAAGATTTTTCTCCTAAAAATACATCTCTTATGTATTCTGTCGATATAAGGATATGCATATATTTCCCCTTGTATAATAGTCTTAAGCATCCGATAGTTACGTTCTTCCTGTCTTTGGTATTCGCCACTCCATTGTTTTTTTTTACCTCGTCATACAAATCGGATATACTCTTCTTACACATATCTAAGAACATGCTTATGTATCTGTATATAGTGGATTGCGATATCTCACGCATACCTATTCCTATAAGCTTCTTATTCAACTCATTAAGAAGGTATAATACATTAAACTTAACTGTCTTTCTTTTAGTTACCTTGTATATGTGATGTACGTTTCTGGTTCTGGCCCTGAATATTATCTTGGAAAGGATTCTTACCCGATCAAGTTTCCGGCTTTTGTTAGCCATATTCCGTCTTTCGTCTGAGCTTAAATTCTTATTCAGACATTTGTATACGGATGTTTTCTTACCTACGAATATGTCTTTCGTATCCTCATTCTTCTTAGCCTTATACGAGTAGATCATGATATCAGATAAAGCTATTCTTATCTCGCCCTCGGCATAAGCCTTAAGCGTCTTTAGCTGATATTCTATATCCTCATGGCAGTTCTCTATAACATGTATGTAGCAGAAATAAGCTATGCCATCGGATAGGATATCTATAAAATCATCGGTATTGATCTCGATACGGTCACGGTAACCATCTCTCATCCTATTTCTTAAAAATACATGCTTCTGTACATTTATGATAGAAAGATAAGCCGTTACCTGCTTACACTTCTTTTCTATAACCATGCCGGAACCTCTGATATTATCTTTTTTGTTCGAGTATTTTACGGCCGTAACCTTCTTCCCGTCCTTATTAGTTACAGGTTTGTAATCTACTGGGCAGACAAGTGATCCTGCCGGAAGCCTTAGGCATCCAAGCTCATCTTTTTTTGCTTGTATATCTTTTGGGATATATGCTTCGGTAAGAATCTTATCGAAATTTGATTTCATTTTCTGTAAAAGTGATATCTTTGTCTCCATGATGTTTTTTATTTGCTGCGAATATACGAGTTTCATCAATACGAAACAAGTTATTCGGATGGATGGGTAGCCTGTGAAGGTCGCCCATTTGTTGTTTAAGGAGGGTAGGTAGTGTCCGTAAAACGCTGTGCGCGTGAACGATGGTTTTTTCTCAACCTACTTGTTACGCGCGCGTTAATAGGTATATTTATTAAATATAATTAACTCTATAAACATATACTACTTACTAATATCTCTATTCGTACACAGAACCTCTCCTGACGTCGAGTTCCTGTGTACTCCATTAAAAGTCTCTATTTAATAAAAATATTGCTTTTTACTGCCAAGGTATGGTGCCGTCAGGCAGGATACCGCAGGCTAAACCTGGTAGAAGCCGTATCCTATACCGGAAGCCGGTACCCCGGTAGGGGGATCGGGTGGAGCATAAGCCAAAGAAGAAAAAGCGAGGTCTTGTACGATCGCTCGCGCTCCGGCTGCCCGTATCTTCTACGGCAGGCTCCATCGCCCAAGGCTTCCCATTTCCCCTTGGCTTTATATCCCATAACATAGCAAGAAGGAATCCAAAGGGAAAAGGGGTGGTCATGTCCCGTGAGGCAGGATAGGGCTGTCCACCGCCGCTCGGAGGCATGTATGGTCTGTGCTCCACTGGCCTCATTGCCGTGGCTTACGGTGGACTTATCTGGCTTTCCTCCGCCACTTCCACCGCCTTTTCCCATTTGGATGTTCTTAAATACATGTTAATCAGCATATATTATGTTGATTATGGCATAATTTCTTGACAACGATATTTTTTTTAAGTAGTTTTGCTGAAAACTAATTTTATATGTCGGAACAGAGGAAAGCTTTCGTATTTGCGTTGCCTTACGACACTAGGCTGGATATGATCCAGCAGTTCTTAAGGATATACAATGGCTATCTGGATTCCAAGGGTAGGAGCTTGATTACTGAAAGGACGATAAACTTACTTTCTTTCTACATCAACTACGGATACTCGGATGATACCAGGGCTAAGTACATGGATTGTCATGGACAGAAGGAATCTTACGTCGCTGTCCTGAACAACGAGCTTAAACGTGGGGGTTTTCTGGTGGACAAGAAGAACGGGAACTTCCGTACCCGTGAGCTGTCTATTGAGATGAGAAGCTTACGTAACTATTTTATTCTTGATGGGGAGGGTGATGATACTCGTGTAATGGGATTTGTGTTCAAGAGAAACAAATTGGATATTGATGGGTAGGAATCTTATTTCATTCGATAGGGATATCGTGGATGAGGTGGTAAGAAGATCTGATGGGAAGTTTACCAAACAACAGGTAGAGTGGTGCATGAAAGCATCCGTATCTTACGTCCACCACCTAGCTAGGTATACTGACAATATATCTATCAGAATCCCGTTTATCGGATACGTTGTATGCAATCTCCGAGAGATGCGGGTAAGACGTGATAAGATACGCCGGATATTTGTCAAGGAAGGTAATCGTTATCCGGATGAAAGGATGCCTATTGAGCTTGATTGTCTGGATAAGAAGATTAAGGCGATAGAGGATATGGAGGGGTTGAAGAACGGAGATCCTCTTATACGTGATAACCATGAGGCCATGTATCAATGTCGGTATGGAATGACATGGGAACAATTACAGGATTTTCAACAAAAACAGTTTAAAAAATAATTATCGTGCAAACAATTGGTAAAGCCCAAGTAATAGCCCAAGCTTGGGAAGACAGTTTATTGGGCAGGATTCCTAAGGATAAGAAAGATTATCCCGAATGGTATAAGAATCGTCTTGAATTATGCAAGAAATGTCCTAAGAACTCTTCTAATATAGCTTTCTTTAAGTTACCAGCTAAGGTATTGCTGCAAAGATTGATGGGAAGACAGGCATGCTCGTTGTGCGGTTGCTTTATCAAGGAAAAGGCTTGGATGAAGACCGAGGTATGTCCGTTGAAGTTCGTGGAAGGAGAGAAAGCTAAATGGAATGCTATGGAGGTGATAACAGCCGATCATAACGATTTTAATATCGAGTGCCCTAACGATTCCTTTGATATAGGACTGACGGATGATGAGAGCGAGTTTTATCTAAATATTTTTGATCAGAAAATAGGTGATAAGATAGAAATCGTGTTATTTATTACCCATAAAGATGGTTTCCATGTCAAGGAGCATCATCTTGGATGTGGATGTATGGGAGACGTGTCATATAACAAACATCCTGACAATGAGAATAGAACTATATTTAGGATGACGTTAGATACCTCAAAATATACGGAAGGTCATTTTGAGAAACATCTATCTCTTATGGGTTATACGAAGGATGATCCTGAACGTAATTTCAAACATTTCCCGCTACGTATTATAGGGGAAGCTTATAAGTAAATACTATGCGAAGTCCCGTAAGAAGTAAGATAGATGATCGTATCCATGCCCTTATTGTCATGGAAGTCGGATGCCGTGAGTTGCCTGAATATTCGTTGGGTGATATACTTTACTCCGCTTTAAGGAGGATAGCTAGGGCTAATGGTGGTAATGTCCGCTTCTTGCGGGATGTTAGTACCAGGGATTTATTGAGGTCTATAGACCAAAGCATCAGTGATGAGATTGAATTAAATAATAATGATTATAACGTGTGATTATAATGGAAGAGGATAAGGATATCAAAAAAGAGATCAGGGATTATCTTAAAGAAGAGGCGGATACTCATATAAGGCATTGGATAGCCATAAAGCGTGAGAGCAAGCGTCTGTATAGCGATATTGAAGATAGGACTAAGAAGATAGCCCTTAAATCATCTTCGTTGATAAAAGAGGAGGATTTTGTCGTTCTTCATGAGATGACCCATAAGATACAGATGTTGAATATAGAGGCTGTAAAAGTCAATTCTAGGTTGATGTTCATAATCCAGTTGGCTACCAGCTTCGGTATGGATCTGGATTTAGATACGACATATGCGTCCACCGCCAAGAGCATTATAGAAGACAGAACATCTGGATTCGTGTTTTATGATGACAAGGAACGTCTGAGATACGCTGACAAGGAGCTTGAGGATATGTTCCATGACATGAGCGTGACGGAAGTAAGTAAGATCGGGGTTGTTCAATCTTATGAGCTTCTTATGAAACAGTATAACGAGTTTAAGGATATGAAAGCCAATGCCACAGGGAAGACGAAAGCCGACGAGTAAGGATGTTGATCGGGTTAATGATAATCTTGAGGTCATATCCAAGGCCGTGGATGACGCCAAGACGTATATCGCCAAGCATCCATGGGATAAGGAGAAGCCTGAGGATATGGCTAGGGCGTTCGATTTCATATCCAAGCTGATCGATAAGATCAACGTATGGAATGACTCGTATATGGAGAAGAGTGGGATCATGGATGTATACAGGAGTGTCAGCAATGTCCAGAAGAAGGAACGTAAGGGACAGGTTTCCGGTGGTATAGAATCCGTATTAAAAAATATGCGATCATGAGTTTAAGCACGAGTCCAGAATTTTATGTAAACATGAAGAATCCTCCAGTGTGGAACGATTTGTTCGGCTGGGAGGATCAAGATGATGATGTTAAGCAGTTCTTCACGGAGGAGGCTTATAAGGTCAAGAACGGGGTGACTATCAACGGTACGTTCATCCCGCCATGGCTTTATTGGCATGTTAATTTCTTTCCCGTATTTCAAGATCTTCCAAACGGGGAGCGTGTTCCTGCTATCAGCCGGTTACGTGATAATGAATGGTTTTTCGCTGAGATGTACCAACGTGCCCGTCAGGAGAAGAAAGGGCTGGGGATGTTCGGTACCCGTCGTTTTGGAAAGGCTCTTCTGGACTCGGAGCTGATATATACTCCTTATGGATCTAAGAAGATAGGGTTCGCTGATATCGGTGATATCATATATGGCGATGATGGTAAGCTTACGACTGTAGTAGGCGTATATCCTCAAGGGTTCGTTGATATGTATAAGGTTACGTTTGAGGACGGGCGCAGTATAGTATGTTGCGGGCAGCACCAGTGGAAGGTCAAGTATCATGGTGATTATAAAGTCATGAGTACTATGGGTATCATCCACTCTGACTTCCAGAAGATGACTATAGACATAGGGGAGGCCGTGGATTTCCCCGAGCGGCGGTGGCTGATGTCGCCCCAGCTCCTTGGGTCTCTGACCGCCTCTTTTCTTTGTGGATCTACCGACAGGATCTTTGAGCTAAGCAAGAAGGAGATGGATGATGTCATTTATTCATCAAAAAAACAGAAAGAGTTATTTATAAGCTCGTTCATGAAGATCGCTTGCGGTATAAGCACCGGCGATGATCGTTTTAAGGTCGTTTACAAAAGTGAGTATATTATATCCTTCGTAAGAAGAATATTCTGGTCTATGGGATATTATTGCGTCATGGATGGTGATGATATGTATATATCCAATACCCATAATAGGCTTAGGATATCCGATATAGATTATTACGGGAAATATAAAGCTACTTGTATTGAGGTAGATAATAAGTCCCATCAGTTCCTTACCACTAATTTTGTCGTATCCCATAATACGACTATCATGTCATCCCTTCTTCAGATGAACGCTACCATGACGATCGGGCTTAGTCATTCCGTGGTAGGTTTCAGCGATAGCGATTTGTCTAATATAGGTGAGTATTGTGAGTATGGGCTTGATCATGTGCATCCTTTTTTCAGGATTAACAGAACCAAGACCGATTGGAGTTCTGGTGTCACCTTAGGCAAGCGTATGTCCAACGGGGTTCGTGATGTTCATGCCATAATATCCATAGCCAACATCAACATGGGCAGGAAGACATCCACACAGAAGACTGCCGGTCTGACCCCTGCCACGGCTATTTTCGACGAGGTAGGTAAGGGACCTATCAAAAAGCCGTACACTGCCGCCATGCCATCCTACGACACGCCTTATGGCTGGCGTCTTAGTCCTATCTTGGCCGGTACCGGTGGTGAGGTGGAGTTGTCTAAGGACGCTCAAGAGATGTTCTCCGATCCCGAGACATATAACCTTCTGGTCATGGACTGGGATATCCTAAACCGTAGAGCCATGAAAGGAAAAACATGGAAAGAACGGAAATGGGCGATGTTTGTCCCGGGACAAATGGCAAACTCTGGTGTCAAGGTAACTATAGGTTTGGGTGATTATTTAGGAAAACCTGATGATAAGAAGCTTAATAAGATCAAGATTGACGCCACAGACTTCGAGGCTAGCACCAATAAACTTAATGAGGAACGGAAGAAGCTTTCTACAAAGGACAGGGTAGCCTATACCTCTCATACTATGTTCTATCCTTTTACGATTGATGACTGTTTTTTAAGCTCTTCTCAAAATCTGTTCCCGGTTGAGTACGCTATCAAGCATAAGAACGATCTTCTTGAGTCGGGTCAATATAGTGGCATGCTGTGTGATGTTTTTCTTGAATCGGGCAATAAGCTTGGTACTACTAAATCTAATAAACAGCTAGCTGGTTTCCCGTTTAGTGGAGGTGTTATTGACGCTCCTGTTCAGATATTTGAGATGCCTCAATCTAATAGGTTTGATGATTTTATATACGTAAGCTCGCTCGATCCGTATAAGCAAGCGAAGTCTGATACCCCTTCATTAGGAGCTTTTTATGTATTCAAAAGGCGTGTTGGTATTCGAGATCCTTATGCCTATAGAATAGTGGCTTCATACGTATCCCGCCCATCATCCATAGATCAGTTTTGCCGTACTTGTGAGGTGCTTCAGAAGGGATATGGTGCTATATGTCTTATGGAGAACGCTGACCAGATGTATGAGCAGTATCTTAATCGGAAGAGTGGTATGCCGGCATCTTTCTTCCTGTTTGCTGGTGAGGCAATAGCCAATAAGTATGTGAAGGCCGGCTCCCGGCAGAATAGCAAGTTAGGTCTATACCCTACCCCCGGTAACCAGAACCTGCTATTCTCGTGTGTCGTGGATTACTGTTGGCAGGATTTCGTTATCGGATATGACGATAATACCGGTCTTGATATAACGGTGAAGGGCATTGAGTTGATCGATGACATAGCTCTACTGGATGAAATAATACAGTACAAGCCCGGATTGAACGTCGATAGAATTATATCGTTTGGTCATGCTTTAGCTTTAGCTAGGTATTTTGACGATAACAATTACATGCCTAAATCGAAGATCGAGGAGATGAATAACGCCCGTAAGGAAGACGCTTATAAGCACCATGAGATATATGCCTCTGCCTTTGGATCGGTATCTATAGGTGCGTTTCGGTAGTTTAGTGTTGCTTAATAACTTATCTTTGCTAAAAACAAATTATATTGACATGGAGATTTTCAATAGAGATCATTCGTTTCCGGCAAAAGGTGCGCTATTAGGATTACCTCCTCAGGCTATTTCCACGAAGAAAAAGAACAGGAAATGGAAAGAGGATTGTATGGACGCTCTTGAGGCGATAGGGTTGAAACAGTATGATCGTAACCAAATGTACCGTGACTATTATCTGATGGCGGATGGTAAGTTATCTTTTATGGAGATGGCGGATGTTATCCCACAGTTAAGGAACGTACAGAAGTTAAGGAGTGATATAAGGATACCCTCTTTCTTGAAGCATTATGATATCATAGGTGGTATCGTGAATGCCTTTGAGGGATGGTTGACGAACCTACAGGATAAATATACTGTTAACGAGGTAGGGGATCTGGCTATAAGCGAGTACGAGGATACGATGTCCAACTTACTTCACCGCCATATCCAAGAACAGTGGGATATTATAGTCAACCAACGTCTTGTTGAGGCCGGGCTTGATCCTACATACAATGAGTTTAATTCCGAGGAGGAACGTCAGGCTTACGCCCAGCAAATCCAGCAGGCCAAGGCGTCTATGACCCCTGACGATATCCAGAGGTTCATGAGCACCAGATGGAAGACGCAGGCGGCTGTATGGGGAGACCATACGATAGAGTCAGACCGTAGCCGGTTTTATATGGATGAGCTTGATCGTGAGAATTTCCGTGACCGGCTCCTTAGCGGTAAGATGTTCCGCAATCATTTCGTTGGATTTGACTACTACCGTCCGGAGGTGTGGAGTCCGATGGAGGTTTTCCATCCTGATGTAAAATATCCGCAATATGGAAGTTATGTGGGCCGTATTCATTATTACGAGGGTGTTGAGTTGATATCAAAATACGGCCATAAGATGACGGCCAAGGATAAACGCCGGATTATGGGCGGTGATGATGATTACGAGGGATGGGTATCCAATGACGGTACTAGGTATGATTGGAAGAAAAAGAAGCCTTCTATTACCGGTATGTACGAGAATGAGGTTATTCCATGGAAAGGATACCATGACTATGAGTCTATAGTCGCCGCTGAGGATTACTATGGTGTTCCTATGGGAGAGTACCATACCTTCGGGCCGGACGGAGAGGAACACACCCAGCCCCGCTTCTTGCCCCGCTTCCATCCCTTTGGCTATTTTAACTCTGACATGTCCAATGGCAAGAGATATGAGATAGATTCCCGTCTTTTTAGAGTCATGGAGGGATATTGGGTGTCCATGAAACCGGTATTTCTAATAACTTACATGACGGAGACCGGTATGGTAGATCAGGGGCTTGTTACCGACGAGCTATTACCTGAGTTTTTGGAGAAGAACGGGATAAAGAAGGTGAAGAGGGTGATGGCAGAAGCCGTTGGTGATCCTGAGGTTAATACCTATATCTTGGAGTATGTGCCTGAGGTTAGGTTTGGAGTTAAGATTACTGGAGGTAATTTAATGGATAAACCTATATATATAGGGGGAGATCCAATACCTCATCAGATACATGGTGACAGCAGTCTATATGATTATGTCATTCCGGTGTCTGGATTCATAGGATCAAGCCTTGCCGATCGCATACAGCCGTTCCAGATGATGTATAATCTTGCTATGAACCAGCTATACAATAACGCAGAGAAGGAGATCGGTAAGTTCTTCTTAGGCGACTTAGGATTCCTGCCTACGGAATATAAGGATATGATGGACAAGAAGGGAGCTTTGGCTACTTTTATGCAGATTGTGAAGTCCGTCTCGTTTATGGGTGTAGGTGGCAATGATACGAATAATCCTTACCAGAATCCGCAGATGAGCAGCATATATAATCAGTTTGGTGTATATGATCTTACTAATACGGATCAGATAAGATCCCGTATGGAAATGGCTTCTTACGCCTATATGATGGCTTATAGGATGATAGGTATATCTGAGCAGGCTATGGGTCAGTCAACTAGATACGAGAGTTCTACGGGCGTAAAACAGGGAGTTAACGCTACTATGCTACAGACCCAGACTTACTTTAATGATTTCGATGACTTCAAGAAACGGACATTGGATATTCATCTAGCCGTGGCTCAAGTATGCCAGAAGGAAGGATACGATTGGACCGTGATGTACAGGAACAGCGATCTGTCCTTGGCTTACGTCAGTCTTACGGATAATAGCTTGTCGTTACGTCATCTTAATGTTATGGCTGTCTCTAATTCCAAGAAACGTCTGGAATTGGAGAATTTGAAGCAATATATATTACAGACGAATACTTTGGGCAATGACTTGCTTGATATCACTAGAATGATGAATGCCAACTCGACGGCTGAGATGAATCAGATAGGAAGGGATGCCAGATCTTATGCCGATCGTGTTAGACAAGAGCAATATCAAAATGAACAACGACTTATCCAGCAAAAGGCTGAGTCCGATCAACAGGCTCGTAACGATGAGCATGAGAAGGATAAGGAGCTGGCTTATATCAAGGGCAACTTCGACTTACGGGGTAAGAGCATAATGGCCGCCGGTCAAGCGGCTAGGACCGAGAATAACTCTGAAGGCATGGATTATGTCGAGGCTATGGCTGATAGGGCTTTAAGGGAAAGAGATCTTGATATCAAGGAGGAGGATATGAGAACCAGACAGGCTAATGCCGAGGCTGAGCGAAGATCTCGTGAGGAGATAGAGAAAAGGAAACTGGAATTAAAGGAAAAGGAGATAGATGCTAGGAACAAACGTTCTGATACAGATAGGTTTACGTCAATAATAAACAAGAATTGATTACAAGTTTTGTAAATATTTTTACAAAATATGTAATCATTTTGGCGTAAAATTCTGTCATATACTATAATGGGTTTGATTTAATTGGTAATTGGATTAATAATACTTTTGTAAAAAGCAAAAAAGGAAATTGTATGAATGACATGGGTGATTTCGCTAAGGGTTTTAAGACCATGAGTGTCGAGGAACTTTTTTACCGTGGTGACGGTGATGGCGATAAGAATAATATCGAGGGTAAATATGATAAGGATGGTAATCCTATAGGTGATACCAAGGAAGAGCCTGCCGACGGCGGAGCGGCTGACGGTGGCGGGGATAAGGACGGCGACGCTACCAACCCAGACCCAGATTCCTTTGGCGAAGGCGGTACTGATAATAACGTGGTATCAGTGTTTAACGGGAAATCTTTCTTGGAGAAGATGGCTGCCAGAGGTATCATCGACAGTATCGATAACCTTGATATTATGGTAGATGACAAGCCAGTTGATCTTTCTACTATCACAAAAGAAGATGATCTACTTGATATAGTGGAGGGATTGATCAAGGATAAGGCCGATGAGTTGTTGAAGGATAAGGTTGATACCGGTTCTATGTCTGACTTTATGAAGAAGATGATAGAGGTGGATAAGGCCGGTGGTAACGTTGGCCAACTATTAAGCCAATATCAGAGTATTCAGGCTCCGTTGGATAACCTTGATATGAGTAATAAAAATGATCAGCTTGCGGTTATCCAGCATTATTATAAGATGTTGGGTATGCCGGAAGATGAGATAAAGGATAATATGGAAATGATGATTGGTAAAGGCGATGAGTTTATCGAGTCTAAGGCCAATAAGTTCCATGATATCCTGAAAAAGGAGATGGATAACCTTATCGAGGAGGAGAAAAAGAAGTCCGAGAAAAGGAGACAGGAGTTAGTTGAGCAGATGAAAGTCTATAAGAAAGGTCTAAAGACATCTATAAGCTCAGGATTTCAGTTGACTGACACGATGATAGGTAAGGCTGTCGATTTCGTTACCAAGCCGATAGACAATCAAGGTCATACGGCTATAGATAAAGCTTATTCGGAGGCTATCAAGAATCCGGACATGGCCGCTGATTTGGCCTTGTTCTTGATGAATAAGGACGAGTTCCTTAAACAGAAAACCAACAAGGCTAAGATGGAGGTTAATAAGAAGACCATCACTCTTCTTTCTGGCAATAAGGGAGGAAAGCAGAATAAGACTAATATCGATAACGATACTATAGAAGCTAACTTCCTTGATCTGAGTGGATCAAAGAGTGTATAACATTAAAAGATAGATAATTATGAATCCTTTTTTAACAAAAAGTTTTCCGGCTACCGTGAATGGTGATAACGTTATTGCTTTCACCGATGCCAAGAACTATAAGACATCGCTCGTAGAGCATAACTTAGGCTCATTGGCGAGCTGGTATTATGAGGATCCTGATAAGAATCATTTGGGTCTGTTGAATCTGTTCTCTAATATCGCTAATTACCCCGTTCCGATGTATATGGGTATGATTAATAACGGCGCTACGATCTCCGTTAACGGTATTGGAGCTTCTTTCCGTTATGATCTTCCTGTTACAAAGACATTTGCTGTCGTTACGGCAGAGGATACTTCAGGTCATCACCTGAAACCTGGTATTGATGGTAGCTTGTTTGATATCGTTTTGAATACCTCTGAGTTTACGGCTTATGATGTTATTACCTACGATGCCGCTAACGGTTGTAATATCCTTATCTCAGGTGAGATCCCGTCTAAGACAGAAGGCGACTTGACACGTTATTGGTGTCGTGTTATCGGTGGTAAGGCTAAATACTTCCCTAAAGAGAAATTACGTCCTGGTATCCGTTATTGGAAGATCGGTCATGCTCTTGGTGAGTATAGCACCCAGTTCTCTAAGGTATCTGGAGCTGACAAGGCCGGTTCCATGACCTGTGAGTTCCGTTTAGGAAACCACCGTGGTGTTGAAGGAGAGACAACTATGTATGCTGGTATGAAGTCCATGCAGGCCGCCCAGAACAGCACTTCAGAGTTCGTGGAGACCGCCCTTCGTCGTATGAATGCCATGAGAAGCGAGTATGAGGGTAATATTCCTGATCTGGCTATTATCGGTAAGACTGTTAATGGTAGACTTGATTTGCGTACGGCCAAAGTAGCCTCTACGTTGGAGGTGTTCTGTATGGCTGAGTTGGTCAAATTGGAGGCAAGACAGTTGATGTGGCAAGAAGGTGGTATTATCATGGATCAAAATGGTCCTATCCATTTGAATGAAGGTATCTATCGTCAGCTTCGCCGTGGTTACACTATTTACTATAGCCGTCCGATGGGTATTACTAAAGACACGCTTATGGCTGCCGCATCTTATATTTTCCGTGGACGTCAGGATCTTCCTATTACGGAACGTAAGATTAAGTTCAAGGTAGGAGCTATGGCTATGATCAATTTAGAGAAGTTGATCAGGGAATCGTTCTTCACTACCTTGCAGAACTTAAGCTGGGGTATGGGAAGCGATAGGATGTTGCCTTCTAACCCTATCTCTGGTACTAATGACGCCATGATCTTAGGTCCGGTTCAGGTTAAGGGAGCTTTCATCCCGGGCATCGGTAATGTTGAGTTCGAGCATGATCCTTCTTTGGATTACGCCGACATGACAGATCGTAGCGAGTTGGTGAATGGCATGTATCCTAGATCCTCTTATTCTTGTATTATCGAGAATATCACTGACGCTGGATCGACTAACGCATATTCCGCTATTCCTAATACGGCTAACGCTAAGTTGGGTAATATGAATAACAACGTATTCTATATCAAACCAGAAGGCGTAAGCATGTGGTGGGGTTATGAATACGGTCGTTGGGCGCACAAAGCCAACGGTAATGAGATCGTATCATCCTTGCCGGGCATGAAAGAGCAATTCTGGTGTCATTCTGCTTCCGCGGCATGGGTTATGGATAATAGTAAGTTCTTGATTATCGAGCTTCAACCGAACTACTTCGGCTAAGTTTTTTCATATATGTAATTTGGTTTTTAGAGGGGAGGATATTCCTCTCCTCTTTTTTAAAGTAACGCAAAAAGGAAATGAAAGAAATTTTAAAATCAAGGAAGGTATTGGCCGAGGTAAACGGTTTTAATATCATGTCAGATACCTTATATGAGGTTGTAGGCAAACACGATGGAAGTGCTCCTCAGGCCTTTCAAGACGCTAATATAGCTAAAGCTCCGTTCCCGGAGAACGCTACTCACGTATGTTGCCCTTGGGATGATTTCTCCAAGGCCTATAACACCGGTTTTTATCCAAGATCAAGATGCTATAATGGTCTTGACAAGAATGAGATCGACAGGCTCGTCAAACAGCGGGTAGATAATATCATGAAGCCTTTCGAGGAAATGTCGCAGATGGATCTATCTCAAACCAATTTAGAATTTTGGGATGACGCTAAGGATAAGATCTTCATGGGTAAGGTTTATAATACGGCTAATACCGTAGATCTATTTTATTTATATCTGGCTGTATTTTCCGGCATGTTGACTCCTCAGGAAATGGATGGCGATCCTGTCTTCATGAACTCCATGTTCTGTTTCGTGGAGAAAGACAATATGAAGGATTTCGTTCAGCAGCGTGAGATCAATAAGATGAACATCAGCTATAAGTTTATCAGCGCCCTTAAGAAAGGCGGCGACGATCGTCAGGCTGTCATAGATCTTCTTCTTTACATCGGTATCGTAACTCGCCCGGATTTCACGGAGGATGAGTATTATACAGGATCTCTATCAAACTGGATGAATGAGAAGAAGACCAATGTTGATTATCTGCTTGATATCTGGGATCGGTCATTGGAAGGTGATTTCAAGGAAGTTCTTGAGTTTTACCGTATCGTAAACGTCCTTCAACGAAATGGTCGTATCAATATGACTCCATCCGGATTACAATATAATGGCCAGATCATAGGGCCTGACGTTCGGACATCCGCTGAGTTCTTGGCTACCAAGAAAGACTTTATTAACATAAAGGCTAATGTATTGGATGAGTATGAGGAGATCATATCTATGTCTAATATCGATAATAAGTCCAAGACCAAGAAGGTTAAGGATATTAAGAAGAAGGATGACGTAGAGGAAGGTGATAAGGTTAAGGAGGAATAATTATGACAATCCAAGAAGCGTATCTAAGGTCTTTGCAGAAGAACGAGCAGAATTTAGCCAATGGCGGGATTAAGCTTGATCCCGGAAGATTTGTGCTTTTATTTAATGAAGCTCAAGATAGGTTGATAAGATACTATCTTAACAGGAAGGATGATGAGACCATCCGTTCCATACAAACTCTTCTGGTATACTGGGAATCGCTTAATAAGGGTAATCATATAGATGATCCTGAATCGACATCATTCGGTCTTCCGGATGATTATCTATGGTTCTCAAATATAAAAGGTTCGTTTTCTTATAAAGGATGCAAGGTTGGTGATTTCGTTATGTGGGAAGCTAAGAACGAGAACGTCCATGAGCTTCTTGGGGATGATAGCAATAAACCTTCTTTTGATTACCGGGAGACGTTTTACACCATAGGAGATGGGAAGGTCGTGGTGTATGAGGACGGATTCCGTACCGATGAAGTCAGGATGACCTACTACCGAAATCCGGTACGGGTGGATCTGACCGGGTATATCAACGCTGCCGGTATGCAGTCCACGGATATCGACCCTGAGCTGCCCGATCCTTTGGTGGAGGAGATTCTGGATATTGTTGCTAAACAATTCAGCCTTAACGAGAATGAATTGAATAGATATAGCATGGATAAGGATAATGTGGCTTCTTTCAAATAAACACCGTTAGTTTGATCATTAAGCCTACTCGGTAACGGGTAGGCTTTTTGTTTTACATAAAATGTAAATACTATATTATGTCGTATACTCACGACCTTATTTTATTGTGGTGATATTGTTTATCATTATGTTTGTGTTAGGTAAATGATTTTTAAATTAAAATATTGATAATATGTTGCACAGACCGCAAGACCGGGTACTTTTCGTATCCCCACACGCTAAGATGGTGGATGTTGATTCCATTTTCTTGAAGGAAGGACAGATCGGTATTTACGATACTAAAGATACTTCCGAGAACGGTTGTAAGGCCGTGATTGATTTTACCGGTAAGCCTCGTAACGACAAGCGTTATGAGATCCGTATCGGTCGTAATGAACAAGCGGCTTCCCGCTCTATCTATGATAAGGATTTTTCCACGCCGTTATTCTCTTTGAACGAGATCACGGAGATCTACGCTTCTTGGCCGAAGAAAGATCATGCTTATGTCGATGATGTTATCTTAGGATACAATGGTGTTTCTGATGACACGGCATTCTCAGTTTCCAAAGGAGACCGTATCGCTATCCGCTTGGTTCTCGCTGGTCGTGCCTTTGAGCTTCTTGGATATGAGGAGGGTCGTGTAGAGATTAATGACGCCATTCTTTTGGATGATTGTGATAATACGCCAAATCAATGCGAGGAGTGCGATCCTTGCGAGGAGGTTGATTTGTTACCCGCCGTATTGAAGTGTATCGAGAGGATGAAGAATCAGCCTATCGCTGGAGGTGGTAAGGTATCTGATTATATTGATATCACTCCGGTTACAAGATGTACTAACGAGGCTACGGAGCCTGAGACGGAGGACGTGAACTTCTATTGCATGGAGGTATGTGATACCGGTGACGATCTGGCCTTGGCTGAGGTTCGCGCCCAATACCCGGGATTGAAGATCGTACGTGAGACTATCGAGGGTAGCATGTCACGTTATAAGGTGATGAAGAAAGGCGCTAAACCGTCTGATTATACTCAACGTCTTATCTCTATCATGAAAGGATGTACGGATTGTCCTCCTAACTATACCGAGGTTAAGGGTGGTTATCTGTATTCTATCTCCTTGGAGGATGACGGTGTCGATATGTCTACTACGGTGGAGTCATTGCCTAACGTTGTAGCCGATACGGTTAACAAGATGAGTCAGATCAAGGGATCAGGTTTGTATATTGCCGCTACTTCCAAGAAATTGACGGATGAGGAGATCTCTACTTTCGTGGAGGCTAATCCTACGGCTATCATCTACTATGTGGCTAAGACATCCGATATGTGCGAGAATCCTACGGTTCGTACCGCTTCATGGTCAGCTTGTGGTTCTTGCAAGGTATCCACCGAGAAGTATTATATCACGATCCCGGATGATGAGTGCGGGAACAGTGCTTTGGAGGAAATCAAACAGGCTTTCCCGGAACTGGAGATCACTGACTACGGTACTCCTGCGGCTTGCCAGCATAGCTTCCAGACAACGGTATATACTAACATGTTGTGTGATGAGTGCGACAAGGTGTTCGAGGGATTCTTCACCAGCAAGGCTCCGGCGTCCTACCGCAACCGTATGTGGAAGAAATTGGAGTCGGCTCAGGAACTTGGCACGAATTGCAAGTGCGGTATCCGTTTCCGTGGTAAGGAAATGTTATTATCTCCGTCAGAGTGCTTGATGGATCAAATGACTTATATCGAGGATAGCGTAGAGATCGTTGGAGCTAGCGGCGGTTATCCCGATTCTTTGGATGAGGGTTCTCCTATCTGGTGGGATCAGCTTCACTTCGAGAGATTGTCCAGCAAAGCACCACGTACTCACGTAGGCGGCAATATGATGGATGATGAGTTGAAGGGTTACGCTCATTTCAATGGATTCCCGAAACATCAGGATTTCATGGGACGGACGTTCATGAACGAATATAGTCGTGTAGAGCAAACGGCTCAGTACGTTGACTTCCAGATTACGCTAAATCCTCATAGATACGCTCAGGGATTCGGAAAGGTTATCGCCGATGATCCGGTTAACCTGATCTTACGTGTACGCTATGGCGCTCATGAGGGTGTTCAGGAGATGATCAATATGATCGGTGCTGCCGCTGGTCTTGGTCCGGCCATCGTAACCGAGCCGAAATAAAGAACCTTTTTTGCGTTCATATATTTCCTAAAGGGGAGAGATTCAATTCTCTCCCCTTTTTTAATCTATAATAAATGGTTGTGATGGAGGAGTGAAGTTTGTCGTGTATCTAGGTATGTTTGATATTCTCATCTCGTCTATAATACCGCCTGTCATATTATCGCTAGACCCTGTTCTTCCTCCTATACATATATCGTAGTCTTGTTTTGATATGTTTTTTTTCTTGTTAAATTTATTTATACCATTAATATATAATCCACATGATTTGTTATTAGATGATAATGCTATGTGATTCCATCCTATCTCTAAGACAGAAGAGCTTACGCTTTCATAATTGTCGAAATTTCCATATATGATATTATCATACCCTATATAGAAGGCAAATCCTGTAGGGCTTCCTGCTATATCAGATGTTATAAATCCTTGTTTTGAACTTTTATTCGTACAATAATACCATAGTTCTATGGTATAGTTCCCTTCGGATATAATATCCCAGAACCATTGTGATTGGTCGAATATTATAGGGGCGCTGTCGAATTTAGCGGCTTGATCAAATTTTCCTGAGACATATGATCCCCCCCCCCATGTGACAGGACCTACGTTCTTTCCGATATATTTGAAATCATTGTTAAAATGAAATAACAATATCGTGTTGTTGGCTTTTTTGTTAAAGAACATTCTTCTTCTCATACATCTTATGTTTTTAATTACGTTCAAAAATAATTATATATATCTTTGAGGTGAATAATTAAACGATATAATATGTCCGCTATTAATGAGTATTTAAAGAGACTGGCTTCTATATTCGGAAGCATGGGTTTCTCCGTTCCGCCAGATGACTTCTCAGGGGTTGTAATAGACGGAAAGACGTATCCGGTCATGATGAGGAATGACGGGTGTTACGTTTACTTCGATGATAAAGGAGTAAAGAGACTTGTAAGCGATGTCCCTAGAAAGGACTATCAGTTCATTAACATCAAAGACGCCCGTGTGTCGATCGTCAACCAATGCTATCGTACTCCGGGTGGTCAGGTAGAGGCTCGTATCCATACCTATATGAATAATAAGGGGGAGATACTGGCCGAGAAGATATTTATTGTCAACTCCTCGGATGTTGATACTCCTATCGGTACGGAATTAGATAAGGTTCCTGCCGAATGGGTGGCTATAGATTGTAGTATAGCCGAGATGACCGATCGGGAGTTGATATTCGTAAGTAAATGTTATGCCACGGAAGGGGGCAAGGTCCAGATCGAGGGCGTAGAGTCAGTTGACCCCCGACTGAATCCCGAGGTATCCCATTACGAGGTGGTGAATACGACAGACGATAGTAACCCTATTGGAACGAAGTATAATGCCATACCTGATACGTGGAGGCGTATAGTATGTGATTTTCCGGACATGACCCAAAGGGAGATAATACCGGTGCTTAAATGCTTTGATACCGGGACCGGAAGGGTACAGATAGAGGGGTATAAGATATTTGATTACGAGATGGGTACCAGAAAGGAATGGTATCGCGTCAAGCAAAGTACCGATCCTGAGAATCCGGTAGGTGAGTTTATCACCAGCATAAGCGATGACTGGGTTGAGGTCGTTTGTGACTTCACGGATATGGAGGATCGTGATATTGAGGTAACTGTAGAATGTTATAAGACACCGGCCGGTAAGGTGAAGCTGGAGGTTCTCACGTCATGGGACGGGAATATAGGGGTTAGGGATAAGAGTTATAAAGTCCTGGAGACTACCGATCCGTCACAGCCTGAGGGCGCCAGCTTCTCATCCTTGCCAGATACGTGGGTAAGGGCTGTCTGCGATTTCGACGATATGGAAGGGCGTGGTAATAGGTCTTACGTCGAATGTTACGACGGAGGTAACGGCCCTGTCAAGCTTCGTAGGCTGGTTTCCTATGACTCCAAGATAAAGGCCAGATATACCCGTTTCGAAGTCCTTGAGTCGGATGACGCTGGCTTCGTCCCGGGGACCGACTTAGCTACCCTTCCAGAGAGTTTCTCTTTGGTCCCATGTGATTTCACGGATATGGAGGATAGAAACGTTCAAGTATATCGTGAGTGTTATGCTTTCAAAGGACAGCGTATTGAAGTGGATAAGGTTGTCTCTTATGACGGTGATCTAGGTGATAGGAAAGCCAAGTATATTGTACGTGAGAGCGAGGACGGCGCTATCTTAATAGATCAGGAATATGATGAGATCCCTGTTGGATGGAAGAAATCTCCTTGCGATCTTGAGAACCTTCGTGACAGGCATGTATCTTACTATGATCAGTGTTATGTCACGGAGAACGATAAACGGGTTAAGATCCATAATATCGTTATATATAACTCTTTAGGATATGAGTGGTATCATTTCTACGAGGTTACGCAGTCAGAGGATGATAAATATGAGGTAGGCGATATTAACTCCTCTATGATTGATAAATGGAGTAGGGTTGAGTGTGAGATGCCTGATATGGAGAATCGGTTCTTGGATACGACAGATACCTGCTATGATACAGGGAATGGTACGGTTAAGATAAGGCGTCAGGAGTCTATTGACTATAAGCTTAATGTCCGGGAGTTTGATTATAAGATCGTGGAGTCAACCGATCCTGATCATCCCACCGATACCACCCCTACCCAAGATACGGTTAGTGGTTGGACGGTAATAAGCTGTGACCTTAATATCATGGAGGTAGATGACTGTTATGAGGTTGGCGGTCATAAAATCCATTTAAAGGGATTCAGGACGGTCAATCCGGCGTTACAGGATATTAAGTCCATATTGTATGTCGTGTACTCTGATCATCCTGATTATCATGCTGGAGATGAGCTTAACTCTATTCCAGAGGGGGCTAAGGTCACGATCTGTGATTACGCGGATAAGAGCCAAAGGCATATGGTCCCGGTGCGCGAGTGCTATGAGGTGGCCGATGGCCGGTTCTATGTGGAGGGAAGTCGGTTGGTGGATAACAATATGGTCTTTGAGCGGATGTCGGTGATGGTTCTTGAGTCATCCTCCCAGACCTACCCTGTAGGAACTACGCTGACCTCTATTCCTGATGGCGCTACTATCGTGGCTTGTTTATGTCAAACCTGTTAATCTGAATGGCTATGGTTAAAGTATGTAATGATTATTTTATGATTGACGCCTTAGCTGGAGGTCAGGTCGTAAGAAAAAGGAAATATCGTCGTGAGAATACGATGATCGGATATAAGTGGTATGATTATAATGGGGTCGAGATAACTGACCCCATTGAGATATCACGTCTTGACGGATTGGCTACTAAGCATCAACGTGTTGATGAGGCTTATGATGATCATGCCATTTTCATGTCGTCAACCAATTACGTTAACAGCGTTTCCGGTATACCTATGGATAAGCATATGGTTGTCGTTGAATGGAGGCCGGATAGCGAGCAGGGTTTTGTAACCATGGCTCATGATGAGGGTCTTGATGGGGACAGCTATTATATAGTTGTTATCAATGCCGGAGATAAGCAGGCTACGATCTACACCCCCGTGAACCCTGAGGATCCAAAGGATGGGACTTCCCGTGCGGTTGATGGCGATAACGTTTCCGTTGGCGGATCATATGTCTCTATATCCCCCAAGCAAGTAGAGAGGATAAGGGCTACTTTCCGTGATGGTAAATGGTATTATGAGTTAGTCACAAAAACATATCCTAGTAATACCGGAGGCATTAAGATCGGGGATGTTGATTTTGTGACGTTCAGATATTTATGGGAATCAAGTTCCGGAAGGGACTTGGACACGATGACGGAAGCCCTTAATTCTAATGTTCCCACCATAGATAATCTTGCTGTAGGTTGGTCTGGCCCCGGAAATGGAGATAGCTCTGTTAGAGAAGTTCTTAAATGGGGTGGTGATAATACCGGTTCTGGTAAGGAATGTGTTTGGATGTCGGTGAAGGATTTAAGGGCTAAATATTATGATATCCTACCTGAAGAGACGTATTTCATGGCCTACGCTACATGGTTTGGATCTAAAGGTACGGGTAAATGTTCTTTTGAACTTGTTGGATACAAGGGAGGTACGATGAGCCAAGATGGATATAATTTCATCAATACCGGTGGATCTGTGGTGTATCAAAATACGTATGATTTTGTTTGTCATACCAGTAAGGGTTCATCTACGTATAAGACATCCTACGAGAAGGTGGCTCGTGTTACCTACAATAAGCTCACTAACGAGGTTTATATGTCCATCGGCGACGCTATAGATCAGGAGGATAATTATGATAAGTTAGAGCGAGAGATCAATAATATAAAGGAAAGACTTAGCGATGTCGAGAGCGAGTTGGCTGTCGTAAGACGTATAGCTGAGGGCAAGAACACGGCGTATATCTTTGATACGGTCGATGCCATGAATGAGTGGCTGGCGGTCCCGGAGAACACGGCTAAGCTCCGTGTGGGGGACAGCTTCTGGATCAGGGAGCAGGAGGTACCTGATTATTGGTGGGATGGAACTCAGGCTTTAGAGCAGGAAGGTCCGAAGGTTGATTTATCTCCTTATTATACGAAAGACGAGATTAATAATATTGTCAATGATATCAATCAGAAGATAGAGGATAAGAGTACGTCTATTATCTTCGATACTTATATCCAGATGAAGTCTTTCGTGGATGATCCAACTAACGCCGATAAGCTTAAGGAAGGTACTATCTTGTTGATACGAGAAAAAAATGTACCTGATTATTATTACGATGGTGCTGGGATAGTTAAGATGGAGGCCGATGTAGAGCAATGTCTTTACGTTACTTTGGCTAACAAGCCTACGGAAAGCACTATAAGTTATACTCAAGATCTGGAGGTGACTAATTTCGCTCCGGGTGCTATAGCTAGATGGGTTGACGCTGACGGCAATGACGTGTTTTATAAGCTTGTTGAGATAGTAGGTGGTAAGGCTAAGTGGATTACCCTTATCGATACTAAATACGGTAATGTGACGCTACAGAGCACTTACGACAAGAATTATGAGATTGTAAATATCGTATCTGGGTCTAGGTTACAGGCTATAAATAGCGAGAAGAATGATATCAAGTTCGTTAATAGCGCTACGGGTAACGTGACTGTCGTGTTGAATGGGACCGTATCAGGGGGAGCCAAGAAGCTGGTGAGTATGCTGGCGGTGAACGAGGTAGTCTTGACCCCCGGAGCGGCGGTGTCGTTTACCCGGAACGGCGATGAGTTCGTGCTCACGGAGTTGTTTGGCGTTACTATCTTCCCAGATCTGGCGGATGCCAATCGTGAGGGTGAGTGGGTCATGAGCGTAGGCGCAACTGGTAAACCGATCCTTATGGAGGTAAAGGAGATGCGTAAGTGGGATGAGAGCATAACCAAGGAGCTTACAATAGATGAGCTTAACGAGAAGTTCCCTAACGTGGATATCGGATTCGCTGTCGTATGCAAGACCATCAACAAGGTATATGAGATGGTTAACGGATACAAGGAATGGGTGTCTTATGATATAAACTCAATTAGTTGATATGGGATTTTTAGTAGGATATGATACGGCCCTGTCCTCGGTGACGTTTTATGTTAACGAGGATAGGTTCCCTTGTTATAATGGGAGGAATGCTGATTATGTGCCTGATCCGATAGTAGATTTAGGTAATTTTAATCGTAATCTCAGGTTCTCGGCAAACAATCCAGGATTCGTGGACGTCGATTGGGGTGATGGGACAAAGGATCAATACCCTTTGGTCAAGATATCTGACGGTAGTTATAGGATAGTATTCAGGTCTTTAGATATTGAGTACAAAAAGAATCCTGACGATACTACATGGTGGTTCAGGAAGGAGGATGGATCTCAGTATATACCGGTTCCTCCACATAAGTATAGAGATATCAGGCGTAGGGAGGTTACGATGAGGTTCTCTAACGTAATTGATGGGGAGTTCAATATGGATGGTATTGTCCTCCATGAGTTTCCTGTAGTTAATCTACCTGATATAACTTATTTGGCTATGGCCAGATCCGTTCTTAAAAATGGCGATATCCCATATGACAGGATAAGTAAGAGCGTTAATCTTCGTAATATACAGATGGGGTCTTTTTCTCATCCTGGTGTTTGGGACAATTGGCCGGAAGGTTTTTTAAATATGAAAAATCTGAGGTATTTCGGATGTAATAGTATTTTTAATTTCGCTGATAATCCTGATTCGAATTGGAGAAGATTCTCGGAATGGAAGAATCTTACAGAGTTTAATTTCAATTGGTGCAATATACCTTCGTATGACCCTGCATTTGATTCTATTCCGGCAAAAAGTATAAGCATTATTAGCGATCGGAATAATATACCTGTATTTGATGAGGTGGATAAGGTAGGGGATGATAAGGAAAGCGTTACTTTTATGGCTCACGGTAGTTCATGGAAGCAGGATTTAGTGGGAGGGAAGTTAAATAAGATCCATAATATGTATTGTTCTTCAAGTACGGCGCCGGTAGACGATCTTCCGGATTACTTGTATGAGATAAGGGAATTTAGGATATGGACTTTGCGTGATGAAGGTAGATTTATAAATACGCAGGAGAGGGCTGATACGTTCGTTAACACGTTTTATGATAAGATAATGTCGTGGAGTTATATAACGATGTCGCAGACGGCTTCTGACGGTAATAGGAATCAGTTTTATAAACTCACCTTAGATTTATATACTGCTTCAGTTCCTACTAATAAGAGACCATCTGGCGTTTATCAAGCCCCTGAGGGGTTTGTTAAGGGTGTTAGCAACGGTAATCCTACGACGCCTATGGAGAAGGTGTATGTACTTACCAATAACTACGGGCAGACATGGGTCTTGGCCCCTGCCCCGGCTTCCAAGGCCGCCCTTACGAGGGCACGGCGGGCGGGGAAGACTAGGATCGCCCCGTTCGTCCTTGGCGTAAAGGATGGGCATGTATCAGTATTTAGCGGAGACGTATTGGATGATAATATGAGTAAGTATAATTTCGCCGACAAATACGAGGCTATGGATATCTGTAACGATCTGGGATTGGACAGCTCACCGGTTGTCGAGTATTTCAGGAGAATAGAGGAGGGAGAGGTATGAAGTTGATATGTAAGGATACGAATAAAGGGTCTATAACCTTTTTTACTAAGGGTAAATACGCTTTTAGGGGCGTTGACAGGAATGATACTACTGATGACGTGCCTGATCCTATATTGAATATTAATAATTACAATGAGAGTATACAGTTTTATTCCAAGACCCCAGGAATGTGTGAGGTCGATTGGGGTGACGGGAATAAAGAGCAATTTCCTTTCGTGAAGGATAGGAGCGAATCCATATACGGGCGATATAGGTTGATGTTCAGGAGAAGGGATATAAGTTATCGTAAGAATCCGGATAGCCATCCATGGTGGTTTTATAAGGAAGACGGGAGTGAGTATATCCCTGCGCCTAATCATGCTTACGCTGATGGGCTAGATAAAGAGCGGGTCATTACCATGACTTTTACGAATGATATTACATACGTTCAAACAACGAGGATAATGATGGTAGGATTCCCGATATTAGACGCCCCAAGTATTATCAACTTAATCTTATCCATTACCGGCGATGGGAATATAACCGATATTCCTAAAGATAGGATACGTAGATCGGTAAATATAGAGTATATAACACTTAACGAATTAGGTGTAGGGACATTGACATCCATACCAGACGATTGGGATAGGTTGACTAAGTTAAAAGGCATTAATTTAAGTCGAACGGCTGATTTTAATGATACGGAGTCTTCTAATATAAGGAAATTCCCCTCTATGTGGCCTAATCTTGTAACATTATCTTTGGCAGGTTGCAGGGTTAGGGTATATCCAAGGGAATGGCTGTCTTTTAGCAAGCTAAAAGAATTATATATATCCCCGGGAGTGGCCATGCCATCGTTTGACCCTAATACATGCCCGGCTATGGATGAGGTGGATAAGATAAATCCTAGCTTAAGGACCTTCGATCATATAAATAGATGGTATGGGTCTGTCGTGAGCTGGCATCCGTATATGATCGGCAAGGGGCTGGAAAACATCACTAGCCTTACCGCCTCATATAGCTATAGTAATATAGATGTAAGTAATCTACCGGATTATATATATGAGATGAGATCCATGAGTAGTTTTTATATGCATGTCTCCTTGTCAACCCAAAGTCGATGTGATACGTTTATATCAACATTATATGAGAAGGTGATGGGGTTTGATTATCTCACTATGTCTTCCTCTGCTTCCGATGGCAAAAGGAATCAGTTTTATGGATTGTATCTAAGTTTGTATTTGGCTGCCAATCCTGTTGATAAAAGGCCTAGTGGCGTATTACAGGCACCTTCTGGTTTTATAAAGGGTCAGTCTAATGGCTCTCCGTCGACTCCTATGGAGATGGTTTATGTGCTTATGAATAATTATGGATGGAGGTTTAGTATGGCGCCAGAGGCTTCGGTGTTAAGGTCAATACGATCTTCTGATATTGACACGAGGTCATATAAGCCATATAAGCTTATCGTATTTGACGATGGGCGTACCTTTGTAGGCAATGGAGATGTTTTAGCTCATGATACGGATAAGGTATTATCGTTTGGGGGTCAACCTGAAGGGGAGTATTTATGTGATTCTATGGGATTGGACAGGAATGTTATTGTAGAATATTTTAACAAGATAGGTAATGGCTAAGACATTATATAAATATGAGGCTTCATCAAATAAGTTCGTGTGGTTCACGACATGGGATAGGGCACTTAGAAATTATTATACCGATGATTATAATTATGTACCTGATCCTGTCGTTGATGATCCTTTTAATACGTTTGTTGAGTTTAGATCCAGAAAGCCCGGTATGGCTAATGTGGATTGGGGGGATGGAATAAAGGAGCAGTTTCCTATGACCAAGGTTCAAGGGCAGGATGATTATCGTATCATATTCCGTTCTTTGGCAATACAACACAAGAAAAATCCCAATACTACGTGGTGGTTCAGGAAGGAGGATGGATCGCAATATGTACCTGTGGATAATCATGCTTACGCTGATGGGAGGAGGGATGTACAACGGGCTGTGTCGATAGATTTTACTTGTGATATTTATTATGCCAATATCCAAGTTTGCAAGATGACATCTTTCCCGATTGTGGATATACCAGGACTTGAGTTTTTGATCGTATCCCATACGCTGTATGTTAATGACGGTATACCTGTAGACAAGTTGTCAAGATCCAAAAAGTTAATTTATATCGATCTTCAAAATATAGGGCAAAGAATGACCGTAATTCCTGAGGCTATAACCAGTAAGACAGAGGTATATTATTTAAATATGTTTAATATGCTTGATCTTAGGGATATAGAATCTAGCGGGATAAGGAATATAAAAAATATGAAAAATATTCAAACCCTTGAATTGTCTTCATGTTATTTGGATAGGTATATAAAGGAGTTTAATGATCTTCCTAAATTAACTTCGTTGAAAATACATCCTGGCCCTTCTGATATGTGGAATTATTTTGATATAAATACCCTCCCTTCTTTCGAGGTAGATAAGATAAATCCTAACATTAATAATTTTTCTTTTTTAGATGACTGGGTAAGTGGAGAAAGGAGGACGGGTTGGAATGATGATAATATGTCTGGAAGGGGATTGGAACATCTTACTAGTTTCGTTGCAGCTCATAGCAATAGTCTTAGAATGGATAAGCTTCCGGATTATATTTATGAGATGAGGGCTATTACATGGTTTAACGTGGATGCATCCACTCATAGCCAAAAAAGATCAGATGATTTCGTGAACTCTTTCTACGACCTTGTTGTAGGATGGGATCAGATTACTATGACATCCGTGGCTAAGGATGGGAAGAGGAACCAGTTCTATAGTCTTTCGGTAAGCATGTATGTTGCTACTTATCCAACCGAAAACCAGCGTCCTTCCGGCACGGAGCAGGCCCCAGATGGATTCGTGAAAGGCTCGTCCAACGGGTCTCCCGCTACACCTATGGAGAAGATATATGTGCTAAAAAATAACTACGCCCAGAGATGGACGATAAAACCGGCTTAATATGGATAGAAATGATATCATAAAAGAACTTGGATTGTATTTTGATATAGTAGAATTGGTATGTCCTCATACGTACAATAAGTGGAATGACAGATCGTGGCAGTTTCTTGATACAGCGTTTCTCCATAATCTTCTTATATTACGGAGGGATATAATTAAACAGCCTATGTATTGTAATAATTGGGACAAGCAGGGGCAGTTTTCCCAACGTGGTCTTAGATGCAACATCTGCCAGATAGTTAAGGATAAGAAAGATGTTTATCTATCCGCTCATGTGTTGGGTAAGGCTGGTGATTTCGATGTCAAGTCAATGACGGCGGAACAGGCCAGAGGCTTGATTTTGGATCATCAAGATATGTTACCATATCCTTTCCGGCTTGAAGGGAAGGTGGGTTGGTTGCATTTTGATAGCCTTGATACTAGGAACGGTATACACGCTGTGGTGTTTTAGGTACTTAATGGTATAGTAGTTAACTTTGCGAGTAGGGTACAAAATGAAAGACAAAGACATGATAGAGCGAGTAGGGGCTTTGTGGAATATTGCGCTTGCGTATGGTGCCTCTTGTTGGGCTTACTTCCAGCCAGTGCATCATTTATTGATTGTATTACTTATAGTATTAATAGCTAATTTTTTAGCTAGGTTAGCGCAAAGCATAAGGGGCTGGAAGCTCCGACGGAGTCGTAGAAGAAGGTTTAGTTTTAAGAGATGGTTTAGGGAGGTCAGGTTTACTGATATTCTTAAGGAGTTCGCTTTGTCCTGTTTTATAGTAATGACATTATGTGTTATATATAAGACGTTATACCCGATCGAGGAGGAGGCTAGCATGATACTTACCGTAACCAAATATGGTGTGTATATAGCCCTTGTGGGATATGTCATGCTTTTCTTGAATACCATAGGGGATACTTTCGCTGACGCTTATTTGGTTAAGGTATTCAAGGCCGTATTCAAGAGGATAAACGTATTCAAGATGTTTAGTTTTTCCAAGAACATACCTGACGAGACGTTTGACGATATAAAGAAGATTGCGGATGATGAGGTTAAGGATAAGTCTTAGGGCGATTTTTTGTTTAGGTCTGTCGCTGTCCCTGTCCTCTTGTGGAAGCAGGAGGCAGGTTAGCGAAACGTCTATTGATAGTAGGTTGATCAGCAGGATAGAGACGATGATAGATGAGGTCATGGATCGGAAGATCGTAGAGATCAAGACATCTGATCTTAATGCCGATATTGTTATAACGGAGAGAGAGTTCGATACGGACAAGGATGTTGATCCTGCCACAGGGGAGCGACCGGTGTCCTCGCAGACAGATACCCATATCGTCATTGGCCGGCGGGACAGCACGGTGACGGCCGATTCCCTTGGCATTGATAAGACGATCACCGGTATTGAGGATATTGATAAGAAGACAGACATCGAACATGAGGATGTAGATGATAAGAAAGAATCAAGATGGCCAATAGCTATCATATCAATTAGTGTGTTGTTGATATTATTGGTTTTAATATATTTGCTAAAGAAGATGAAGGTTTTATGAGACGAAGAATGATTGAATGTACTAGGGGGGGGTGATTGACGATCACACTAGGTTCTTAATGAGATTCAATGGTAATTTTAAGGTAGAGGGGAATCCTATTCCCTCTGGCAATCTCTTTATAGTCAATAATGGCAATCTTATCACCGATGGCTCAATACAATGTGTCCAATATAACAAAACGGATCCTTTTCTTTATACTATCATAAACACCAAAGAATCGTTATTGCCTGAGCTGTTTTATGACGGTCATCCATTTACTATAGACTTTTGGTATAAGTCAACCAATCTTGTTACAGGTTGTTTGGTTGAGCATGAATATCCTAATGGTATTTTTTATTTTGGTGTAGTTTCAACAGGTACTGATTTTTATTTTTTATTTCAAGCTCAACAAGCTGGTTGGCATGTTGATAGAGTTGAGGCAAACAAATGGTATCATATAGCTATAGTCAGAAGCAGTAATGAATATGACATGTTAAGATGTTTTGTTAATGGTATACTTATTATTAACACGAAAACCAATAATACGCTTTCCCTTAGGTCTTATAACCTAGGTATTAATACACGAGGTGATGGTATGGATAACGGAAATTTTATGATGGACGATTTCAGGATAAGTGATATAGCTAGATGGGAGTCAGATTTTGAACCTCCAAAAAGAAAGGGATTATGATCTACCATAATCCCTTGCCATTCATCCTTACCCACGTATCAACCAAAACCAAAACGAGGTCAGTCCCGGATTCGAACCGGAGTATGATTAAACAATCACAAAATTGATAGTAATTCATTGCAAAATCATAGAATTATTTGTATATTTGATATATTAAAATAAATTGATAATGAGTATAATAAAGCATTCATATAAATATCGTATGTATCCGAACAAAACACAAGAAGAACTTCTTGCAAAAACATTCGGATGTGTTCGTATTGTATGGAATGCTTGCGTTGACTCATTCAATTCATACGATAAAGAAACAAACCCTAATCCGAAATTCCCAACAAAATCGGATCTTGTTATTCAGAAACCTTGGTTAAATGAGGTATCGGCAGCTACCTTACAGCAGAAGCAACTGGATATTATCGAGTTCTCAAGACAGTACTTCAACAATAACAGGAAAGAGAAATTCGGTAGACCTAATTATAAAAATAAACATGACAACCAGTCGTTTAGGTTGCCATTCCCGAAGTTTAAAATAGCTGACAATAAGATCCGGATCGAAAGGATCGGATGGGTTAAGATTGTTATCGATCGTAAAATCCCCGATAACGCTCGTTTTATCTCCTGTACCGTTTCAAAGAACCGTGCTGGTCAATACTTCGTATCAGTTCTTGTAGAAACAGAACAGTGCTACAAACAGAAAACCGGTAAAACAGTCGGAGTTGATTTAGGGATTAAGACATTAGCTACATTATCCGATGGGATGACTGTTGAGAATCCCCATTTTCTTCGTGAGAACCAAGCGAAGTTAAAAAGGATGCAACAGCATTTATCGAGAAAGAAATTAGGAAGTAATCGAAGAAACAAATGCAGGCTAAAAGTATCAAGACTTCATTGTGATATAGCCAACAAGCGTTCATGGTACATGCATAATTTGACCACGATGTTGGTAAATAATTACGATGTTATCTGTATAGAGGATTTAAACACTTCATGTATGCTACAGAACCACAAGCTTGCTGGTTCTATATCTGACGCTTCTTTCTCGATGTTCCGTAACCAACTTGAATACAAGTGTAGGTGGTATGGAAAAGAATTAGTAGTAATAGACAGGTTCTTTCCTTCTTCAAAAACATGTTCCAAATGTGGATGGAAAAATAAAGATCTGAAATTATCGGATCGAACATTTATTTGTAAGAATTGTGGCTTGGAGATCGACAGGGATCTCAACGCAGCAATAAATATACAAGCCGTAGGAGTTGATGCGGCTATACGGACGCAGAGCAGCCGGGTTGCCGGTTGTGTTGAAGCGTCTAAAATAGAGTAGGATATCTTAGATTATTTCTATGATTTTCTATGAAATTTACAACTATGGTTTTGCAGACCACCGACTAAACCAACTCATCCAACCGACCGTATCGCGAATATAAAATTTTGTCTTTGACCAGACAACCTCTTTGACCAGATTTTTACTCAACTAGAAACTGCCTTGAATAAAATCCCTTATCTGGTAAATACCAGGTTAGGTAATATCTTTTTTGAAGTTCATCTCTGTTGACACCAAAGGGAATGTGGCGGCTCCGTGAGGCGGGGCAGGAGGTATCCCCACACGGCCGGCCAGGAGCGGAGCGACTCGTAGCCCACCTCCCTTTTCCCCTTGGCGTATTACGCTTAAGCGTTGGAAGGAAGTAAACATATCAATGCATTAACGTCTGATGTAGGTAGTTGTTTGTCGATTAAAGATCCATAGACAACATAAGTAGATGTCAAAAATACACTAAACTAAATTATTGATATAAGTTATTGTTGAGATCTTGATTTTTCAATCTACTACATATTTTCATGTTAATGTAATTAAGTTATATACTTTAGATAATAACAAAGCGTTAGCTAACTCTTTTTAATCAATCAACTTATGAGATAAATAAAGAAAATCTTTATAATGAGACTCCCTTCTTAAGGGGGCGAAAGTTTCCTATATCACATGTCACAAAATAGACAACTGTATTTATAAAAGAAGGTGGATAAATAAATGCATCTTTTTTCTTAACTATCCCTACGATAGTCTCCCTACGCAATGTCCAAGTTGGATTTCGACCATAGCGATCGCCGTAAAAAGCCGTGATCATAAACAAAAAAAATGAGTACTTTCACAAGCACTCATTTTGAAGATACGGATATTTTCGTATCTTTGCCTTAAATACATAAAAACTATGGTAAAGTTACAACTTATTTTTGATCAGTTCGCATCTTCCTCCGAAAAAAAGAGGATGTCAGAGGGAAACAGGGCCTTGAGGAGGGATTCCGGCAAGGTCATCCTACCTTATTTGCTTAATGACAATGCTAATCCTTGTTGCGATAACCCTAGGATAAAGCGTCAATCATCATCAAAGTCAGAGATACTGGAGAAGCCGATATCGGAGACGCTGATAGGCATTCTTATCATATGCCTTGACCCTATAAGGTTTAGGTCGCTGGGGATTCAATACAACATCAAGTGGTTCTATTACTTTGTGAATGAGATAGTTAGTTACTATATTAAGCACCATCGTCTTGGTGGTGATAATCTTGCTTATCAGATAAAGTTAGTTAGGTGGCTTTTGATCAGTTATGTTAACGTGGCTGTTGTCCACGGTTATTATGCTATGGTGAGGAAGGCGAAGAAGGAGCATCCTGATCTTTTTGTGCATAGCAACAATGCGAGGTATTATTATTGGGACAATTGCCCTCCTAAGCATCATAAGCTAGAGGATGAACGAAATATAAATAATCCTACCTATAAAGCCCATGAGTGCAATAGGAAGCGTGCCGAGGATATCAAGCGTGTTGTTTATGACTCCATGGATTCGATCAGGAAACGTGACCTTAAGGATTTTGTGTCCTCCAAGAACAACGGTGTGAGCATTTCTTTTAAGGGAAAGGTTCAGAACAAGGTCAGGAAGAAGGGCTTTGGGAATGTCAGTATCAAGACCATAGAGAGGGCTATAAAGAGCTATTTAGATGAGCGTGGTGTCACTTTCTCTGAGTTCATCGATGGGGTGAGGAAGTTGGATAGGAAGATAAAGGAAGTCAAGTCCGCTTTTGGCAAGGTTAAAAGGATTAAGATCTTTGGCGTCAAGGCTTATGATTATGTGTCTTGGGATGAGATAGTTGATGAGTTTGGTATGGCCGCGTTGTCTGATGATGTGTGGATTCCTGATAATAGCACACCGTTCCTTGACGATTATATTGAATCGCAGTATTTGTCTAACAATTTTAATTTCTAATATTATGGTTAATATAAAATCACATGACTTTTATACGGTGTTTGATGATAAGAAGCAACTTTTTAAAGTATCATCATTATTTGATTCTTTAGATGAATCTGAAGATATAGTCAAAGATTTGATGGATTCTGGCACATTCATGTATGTTGTTGACGAACGACTGTCTATGATATGGGTGGATATATTTATGATGATAGAGCTTCTTGGGGAATATGATGGTGGGGATGTTAAGGATTTGGCTATTAAATGCTCTTCTCTCTATTTGAAAGATAAGGTGATGCGTTTAATTGTCGATTATGTCAATTGCGATTCTGATGATTATGATGATAGCGTTGATCCTATATTGAGTTATTGTAGCAATCTTATTCATAGTGGTGATGGGAATATTGATTATCTGCCATTGTCCGACATGGTAAGCTTGAATGTAGGAAATTATATGTCAGATGACATGTTGAAGCTATTTGATATTGCCAAGGAAGACAATCGCATAATATCTATATTGTTTGTTTTGTTAAGTAGACCGTATGTTGACGATTATGGTTTTTTTACTCTTACTGATTTGCTTTCTATGATGATTGATAAAGGTTTTATCGGTGATCGTGATGATATAGTGAATGCCTTAGGGTTTATCTTAAAGTAGGTTTATTGTATTGGTATGACCCTATTTTGTATCTTTGCTTAAAAGTAGTAAAGATGAACCAAGTAAATATCATACCGAAGATAATTCATGATAAGTTCGCCGCTAGGATTATCATGGATGATTACGATATAGAGAAACCTATCGTTATTACTGTCGTGGCTAGACGTAACGATGGTGAGTATAATACCCAGATACTAACATACCCGACATCTGGCGTTGATTATGAGGGTAATGTAAGGATGGTGTTTTTCGATGTCGCTAGGTCTCATGTTTGCCAGATAACATCGGTATTTATCAACGGTCATGAGATCAAGACATATTATACCGATGTCCCGGATCTTGATATGCAAGCCCGTTATGACGATAGCTTGTGCCGGTACGATAAGAAGGTTAATATGAATGATATTAGGCTGTCGTTTCAGGTGCTAGAGACACGTGATCCCAAGGTGTTGCAGGTATTGGATGAGTCTGAGTGGGGGCTGCTGGAGGACAGGAAGGCGATTATCGAGATCACTACGCCGGGCATGTCCGACCCCGTTACGTTGTTCCTTGGCAAGAATCAGGTCAATACCTTTACCAGCCTAACACTAGGTCTCAATTGTTTTAATTACGATGATTGTAATGTCAAGTACCTTGACCTACCTGATGGTATATATGATATCAAGATCATAGGTAGCCCTTCTACTTACAACTTCAGTCGCAAGTATCTTAAGACGGATCTTATACGCAGACGTCTTGATCGGCTATGGATTAAGACTGATGTCTTATGCGAGGACAAGGATAAGGATCTTATAAATAAGATACAGGAGATGGAAACACTTATGGTCGTGGCTGAGGCTAACGTCAGGCTGGATAATATAGAGGCGGCTCATGAGATCATTGATCGTGTCGGAGAGCTTCTTGAGATGGCTACTAATTGCGTGGATTGTTGAATTTTAAAGATATAATTATGGGTTGTAATACTTGTAAGGAAAAGGCGTTGAAGGCCGAGAGGGAAAGAATTGAGAGAAGTATGATGAATCGTACTTCCTCTACCGTTGTTAGCGATATGGAATACGCTTCTAGGAGCACCGCCGGTTGTATGGTCATGCTCGATCCGTTGAAGACCATGGAGCGTGACGTGGTGAGCATATATAAACAGACCCGTACCATAGGTGACGTGGGTATCGTCTATCTCAACATGCAGAAAAAGATCCGTGAGTGGATCAAGAACCTGCCATATGGATGCCCGCCTGACGAGGAGGTACAGGAAATGAGAAAGGATATACTAGATGGGCGCGCAATCTATATCAAACCTTGATAGAATAGATCTATGTAAGGTCGTAGATGAATGGCTTTCTTGCCAGTGGGGTAGATACATGAGGTACCATAGGTATAGGATTGGGAACAAGCCCGATGTATCTTATTGGGGCAAGATAATTCGTCTGCAAAGGTCATTATGCGATAATGATTGCGGGTTATGCCCGGATGAGTTAAGATCGTTAAAGGAACGTGTTAATAAGTTACTGGCATGAGAAAATACAGTTGTTCACATATAACTCCGTCCACTTGCGTACCTTACGAGGGTGATCTTCCAGAGTGGTCAAAGCATAAGGACTCTGATGAGTGCGTTATGATCTCTGACGTGATAGAGGAGATATACGATGAGCTTACCCGTATTAGGGAGGCTATAGACGTCCGGGATCTTGGTGAGTCTTGTGTGAAGGTAAATGGAGATAAGACTGTCGCTAAGGTGCTTTATGCTTTGGAGGATAAGATTTGTAATAGGTAACGAACCAATGGAGAAAAGTCGACATTGGTGATAATCAGATGTATAGATATTGATTTATGATGTATTACTAGATGTTAAGCTACTGTAAATCAAGTATACAATTTGTAAGGAGTCTTCTAAATAAGTAGGTTAGATAGATACTCTTGTAAGTTGTAAAGTATCTTTATGCGTTGGATATAAAAAATAGCCAATTGATTTGTCATAGACGATTCAATTGGCTATTTTTGTATATCCATCATATCTCACGATATAATGGATATAGGTTATTTATTATGAGTGCAAATATAATTATTTCCAATGATTCTACGAAGGCTAGTAGTGGAATTTTGGCGTCCAGATCCAACGAAAAAGGATTATCTACAATATTTAGCTACAATGGTAGTGATATAACTTTCAAAACAGAGAACGGTATTACTTATGTGAATGCTACCGAAATGGCGAAGCCGTTTAAAAAGAGACCAAATGATTATTTATCGTTATCTTCTGTAAATGAGTTAATTAATGCCATTACCAGAAAATATGGTAATGCTGATTTTCAGCCTGTTACGATTATCAGGGGTACGGTTAATCCTGGCACATGGATGTGTGAGGATCTGGCTTTAGATTTCGCTCAGTGGCTTAGCGTTGATTTCAGGTTATGGTGCTTGGACAGGATTAAAGAGCTTCTCACTACAGGCAAATGCGTGATTCCTGATTTTAATGATCCTCCCGCCGCTGCTGAGGCTTGGGCTAAGGAATATCGTGGCAGGGTTGCCGCCGAGAAGCTGGCGTTAGAGGAGAAGGCTAAAGCTGAGGAGGTGGCTAAGGTTCTTGAATCGAAGAGAGAGGATATAGAGTTTTCTGAGTCATTTATCATGTCTGGAGAGTCAGATTTGCTGATAAGGGATTTGGCCAAGAAACTTGAGCAGAATGATATAATCATAAGTGATAGATGTCTACGTGATTTTCTTGTTAAGCTAAAGATAATAGTCAAAAGGGTTAAGGTTAATGGAGATTGGGAGATTACGGCTAATGCTGTAAAGAAAGAGTTTGCTCATTATCGTGATAAGAATATATGCACCGAATCTGGTAAGGTTATATATGCTAGGACTATTTACATAACAGGCAAGGGATATAAATACATATTGTCATCTATAAATGGTAGCAAGAAAAGTGATTTCATATTGTGTGGAGGTATGTTTAGGGACTATGGGGTGTTCGCCGGATCGGAGTCGTTTAATCACTGGGATAATTAATTCCATTTTTGCCCAAAAATTGATGGTACGAAAATTTGCATATTAAATAAATAGTGTTTATATTTGCACTATAAAATGTAAATATTATGAGAGCGAGCGAGGTTTTAAGGATTCTAAGGATAAGCAGAGGTACTCTTTCCAATTATGTAAAATCAGGGAAGATCAGGACAGGTAGTTCAACAACAAAGCTGTTGGATTACAACGATGATGATGTCTATTCTATGATCAATAAAAAAGAAAGAGGGATCTACATATACGGAAGGGTTTCCACGAGTAAACAAAAGAAGGATCTGGAAAACCAAATAGAATTACTTAAAACGTATTGCTTCTCGAAAGGATATAAAATATCCGGCGTTTATAGGGATATCGCGTCAGGAATCTCCCTTGATAATAGGAAAGATATGTTGTCACTTATAAAAGAAGTCATAAATTATCGTTGTGAGAAAGTAGTGATAACATATAAGGACAGGTTATCAAGGATCGGATTTGAAATGTTCAAGAACCTGTTTGGCTTTTTCGGATGTGAGATAGAAATAATGAGTGAGGTTCCTGACACTAAAACGGATGAGAAAGAGATATTTGAGGAGATAATATCTATCCTTCATTGTTATTCTATGAAAATGTACGGGAAAAGGAAAGGAAATACATTGGAAGTTTCTAATAAAAAATAATGAGACAGGTAGAAAGACATATTATAAAAGACAATAGATATGAGGAGATCTGTCATAAATCAGGTCTTCTTTATAACTATTGTCTTTATGTTTTCAGGCAAGGTATTTTTACCAAGAATTATGTCAAGGAATATGAGCTTTCTACGAAATTAGGGAAAGAAAATCAGCCTGATTTTCGTAATCTTCCGTGTCACGTTTCACAGAATGTCGTGAAACAGGTAGGTAAAAGCATAAAGTCATGGATCAGGTCAAAGAAAGAATACGAGAATCATCCTGAGAAGTTCCAAGGAAAGCCGAAACTTCCTAAGTACAAGAAAGGCAAGAAGTTAAACACTGTTGTTTTTGATGAACTTAGCTGTAGAGTAAAAGAAGACGGATATGTTCATTTTGTAAAGAACATAATAGAACCTATTAAAACAAAAGTAAAACCGGATGAGTTAATTCAAGTAAGGATAATCCCTCAAGCTACATGTTTCGTAGTTGAGGTAATTTACGAAAGAAAGGAAGTCGACTTGAATCTTGATAAAGACAATTTCCTTTCGATTGATTTGGGATTGAATAATCTTTGCTCATGTGTCAGTAATGTAGTTAATCCTTTCATTATAAACGGGAAGGTCATGAAATCCGTAAATCAATGGTACAATAAAACGAAAGCCGAATTAATGTCTTATGTTGGTGATGAAAGAATCTCAAACAGGATAAGAAGAATTACTTTGTTTAGAAATTGTTGGATAGAAGACAAGTTGCATAAAATCAGCAGATATGTTGTTGATTTTTGTAAATTTCATAACATAGGAACGATCATCATAGAATTGAATAAGGAATGGAAACAGGGGATAAATATCGGTAGAAGAAACAATCAGAATTTCGTATCCATCCCTCATTCTAAGTTGATTGACAAGATAATTTACAAGTCAAAACTCTTGGGAATCAACGTCATCATTCATGAGGAATCCTACACGTCAAAAATAGATCATCTGGCTTTTGAACCTCTCAAGAAACAAGATACTTATTTAGGAAAAAGAAAGAGACGTGGATTGTTTCAAAGTTCTATTGGTAAGTTGCTTAACGCTGATATCAATGGAGCGATCGGAATAGCTAGAAAAGTAATCGGTGATTCTTTTATTCAAAAGATAATCGATAGTGGGTTTGTGTTTAATCCTGTTAAATTGAACATTTTGTGATATAAATATTTGATTTAACGAATAAAATGAATAATTTTAATAACATAATCAGGTAACTGCGTATTTGCATTTACGGTTATGTGTCTCATATCGGTAAAATATCTATCTTTGTAACAAAGTGAATCGTAATGATATACAGTAATAAAGAAATAGTACGGACGTTCACCAGAAACAACCCGCCTGCCGGGTACGTGGGCGGCTCTGTTGACTACCGGGTCCCGGCCAACGTCTATTTTGGCGATACGCAGGAGGAGGCTGACAGCAAGGCTGAGGATGATATCAACGCCAATGGTCAGGACTACGCCAACACATATGCCGACATAATACCGTCCGTATGGTATAATGATCAGGTATGCGATGAGTTTATTAAGAACAATTGCGTAAGCGGTAAGGGGTCCAAGGAACAGGTATGTGTAGAGAAAGGTAGGTTTGTCTCTTACGTATCCAAGAAAGATGCCAATGATAAGGCTAGGGTGGAGCTGGGACGGATCGGGCAGGGGGAGGCCAACGCCGTTGGGACATGCTGTAAGGACTGGGCCTCACAGCCTCTTCGTGGCTTGTTTTACAAGAACGACTGCGAGGCTGGCACATCAGGCAAGGGAGGTATTGTATATGAATTACCAGCCGGAGCCGTCATATCCGATATATCCCAGATAGACGCCGATACGTTAGCTTATAGGAAGTTTATGAAAGAAGGTCAGGAGAAGGCTAACGCCGAGGGTAGTTGTTCACCTGTATTCTATAATACGAAGATCGGTGATTGGTTTGAAAAGGTATGTCCGTTCGGATATAAGTCCGGTAAAGTATATTACTCTATCAAAGCCAACAGGTTTAGGTCATGGATATCGGTTGAGGATGCCAACGCCAAGGCTCGTGAGGTCTTGATGGTAGAGGGACAGGAATACGCTGATCTTAATCTTGAGTGTGAGAAATGGATTGAGAATATCGATCAAGAAGATCAGTGTTATTGGTGATAATACCTTTTTTTGTTTTTCCATAATTTATAGATTAGTGCTTGGAGGGGATCGTGTATCTCCTCCATTTTTTTGTATATATATCAATGGTATTAAGTTTATATACTGTGATTCACTTGTTTGTATGTTGAATATATTTTATATTTGCATACCTATCTATTCATCTCGAACCGATAGGTATTATGTTTAATTTAAAATATTGTTCAAAGTTATGAAAAGTAGGGTTGAAATCAAGTCTTCCGACAGGAAATTGATGGGCGTTGTCATACCGGCGCTTAGTGATAATGGTTTTGTTAATATCACTTTAGCCATGAAGGTTTTGTCTGATGATAGGCTTAAAAAGGGGCTGTCTCCCAAGAAGCTTAATGATATCATTAAGTATGATGGGTTTCAGGAAAAATGCAGGGAGATAATTAGTAGGCTGGAAAACAGGGATTTATGTAAGCGGATAAATATCAGCCTACAAAATAAGGCTCTAAATCTTAGCGATTTAAATAAAATGGGATTAGCATGTCGAAAAGGTAAGGGGGATGGTCAAATGTGGTATATGAATCCATATCTTTTTCTCGTGGTAGCCATGGAGATGAGTCCTGAGGTTTGCGCTGATGTTGTAATGTGGTTTGTTGATAATGTTGTAGGGACAAGAAATGCCGCTGGTGATGCTTATATAGAGATGTGCAGTAGTGTATCTTCACTTATAAGTGATAAAAGTAATTTAAAGGAGTTGTTATCAAGGATAGCCAAGGGTATAAATTTCGTCGTGTTTGGCGTGCATGAGGAAGGAATAAGGAATAGAGCTTCTTTTGAAGAATTGGATATGATAGTATCAATAGAAAGGAATATATCTTATGCTATTAAGGCTGGATATATAAAAGATTACAATGGTGTTATAAATGATTTGGGAAGGCAATGGAAAGAAAGATGGGGTAATCCTGTTCTTAAATTGAAGTCTTGATTTTATTTCGTTGTTATAATTCGCAGATATAGGGGATACGAATGTCGTATTCCCTATATTGTTTAATGGAGTGTGTTATCTTGTTATTAAATCAAATCTGTATCTTTGTTGAAAACAATAACATTATTAATATGTGTAGTACAAATGGTTGTTGCCATGATTATTCAAGGGAACGTCCCGAAGAGTGTTGTCATGGCGTTAAGATAGACAGGTTTCTTAACAAATGCCCTAACGATCCTTGTGATCCTTGCGATCGGGATTGTCAGGACGAACCTTGTGTTGGTTATGGATGTCCTATAACCTTGTATGATAAATGTGTCTTATACTCAGGCGATGAGTTGGTGGCGGATGGTATAGAGAAAGGTAATGACATTTCTGTCGTTATAGACTCATTGAGGCGTATTATAGCGTCTAGGGATAAGCAGATAGATTTATACCATCGTGAGGTTCTGGATTTGAAGAAGATTATAAACGAGCTTGTCAACGCCGGTGGTAGCGGCGGGGATAACGATACGGAAGAGGAGACGTGGTAATGAATGGTTGCAACAAAAAACAATACAGGCCTACTGTAGACGATACGAAAGTACCGTGCTCTACGTACATGAGTACCGATTGTATTTATCCTGGTGATAAGGTACGTGTGGAATCATTGGGATTATCCCCTAATTGCGATATGTCCGATACCCTTAACGCTATGATAAAGGCTATACGGGATAGGGATGCCGAGATATCCGAGTTGAGAAGAATGATCAACAAATTAATTTGATAATATGAAAAATTGTAATCCATGTAAACCGGAATATAGACCGGGGAATGAGTGTAGTATCTACAGCTCCCAGATCATATATGACGGTCAGTCGTTCCCTGAGGCAGACATCAGGAACGGTGATGGCATGAATAGCGTAATCGAGTCTCTGGTAAGGAAGCTGGTTGCCGTATCTGGCGCCACGGCGTCCATCCAGCGTGACTCGTTCAAGGGCGTTCAAGCTGTCAGATTAAGATACGAGCCGTTGACCGTGCTCAGCGTTACCTATTGTGGTACTATCGTCCCTAATGACGGATATGTCGTTTCTGGCAGGTCCGTTAAGTTTAAGAAGAAATATTGCATGGGTGATGAGTTCACTGATGTTAATATCGTATATACTACATTGAATAGTAATATTTTAAATACCTCATGTTATGGCTAAAAGAGTGTACGATACGGTCTTGGCTTCCGAGTGCGACGGCTGGGTATGTGGTGAGACCCTCAAGAAGGGATCTCTCCCCGTAGACAGATTAGAGCTTGACTCTTTTTCAGAGGCTGTCAGGGAGCTTATAGAGCGTTTTTTTGAGGAGGGATGGTTGCCGGATATGATCTGTGATCTTGGTTGTGGAGGCGCCAGCGTATTTGAGATTAAGCCTACTAACTTCGAGTATCCTCCTGAGGGTGGTGAGCAGATTCTGGAAATTATCGTAGGTAAGAGTGATAAATGGACTATAACTCAAGCGGAATGATATGAATAATTTAAAAGATATTCTTGCCAAGATCGAGCAAGGCTCCTCATGGGTGTCCTACGACAAGATTTCCGGTACCGGCCCCGACAAGGTGGCTATTAAGGTAGAGCCGGGATGGATGGGTAGGTTGCCTAGGGAGACTTACGTAGCGGTCGAGAAAGGCAAGGTTACGAAGCTCGCTACCATAACCCAGAAGGGCATGGAGCGGGTAAGCGTGGATCCTACCAGTATCATGTTCGATATGGAGGGCGGGACGGCGGTCATCAACTCCAAGCTTAACTCCGCCTCGGTCAAGGCTTCCTGCCTTACCCTTGGTGGCTCGGTGAGCAAGTCTTATATAGTTTCCATGAACGTGAACGGATTATCCATGAAGGTCCCGGAAGAGGATAGCAGATATATAGTGTATGCCGATCCTGAGGATCCCGGAGCCACTGATTTGTATGAGGCTAGCTTTGTCATAGCTATGCCTAAGAATATGGATAACGAACAGCATCATGAGATGTTTGTCTTGAACGGTAAGGTTGTTAATATCAATCAGCAGCCTAATGATATACCTTATATCATACTTGATCATGACTTCGATAACGTGACTAGCGAGAACGGTCAGGTTATTATAGATATCAAATCCAATACTGAGTATGATATCGAGCTAGTATGTTGCACTTGCGGTGATGGCAGCGAGGAACCTGATCCGGAACCACCCTTCAACGTGGATCCGCAAAGGTTGACGCTTAATAAGGATGGTGATACCCAGATCGTGAGGGTAGAGGCCGGAGATGATGTTTCATGGAGAATAGAGGAGGATTGATATGGCGAGGGAAGTAGATAAGAATTGCGTTGAGGGTAATTGCTTTGCCATTAACGACAAGAGCCATGGGATAGGCGATAATAAGCTTAACATCGTATACAAGGCCAATTACACCGGTCAGATCTGTACGGCTAAGTTCCGTATAACGTCAAAGGACGGTAGTATTGTCAAGGAGTATATGATAGCTCAGGACGCCAAGCCCGTTTATTATAATATCAAGATGGTTCAGCCGTTTACCAAGGATGACTGTCTGGCCAACCAACATGGATCGGTGGTATTGTATACGGTCGAGGAAAGGACTTACAAGTCGTTTATCTCGCAGGAGGACGCAGACGCCAAGGCTATGGAGGATATAGCCCTGAACGGTCAGAAATACGCCAACGAGCATGGTGAGTGTATAACTGATATCTGGTATAACGAGGAGCAGAGAAAGACGTTTATACGTAATAATTGCGATAAGTTCAGTGACGGTCAGGAATATGTTTATATCATTCCTGAGGGCAAGTACGTATCTTCCATCTCTCAGGAGGACGCCGATAGGAAGGCTATTGAGGATATTGAGAAGAACGGTCAACAACAAGCCAATTTGGAGGGTGAGTGTAAGCCTAAGGAGAATATCTATTATGGTAAGTTTAGCAAGACCTTTACCCGTAACAATTGTGACTCCACTCAATACGGTACGGATGTGGTTGTTGATGAGACGATGGTTACAGGAGACTTTAGATCCATCGTTTCCCAGGAAGACGCTAATAGCTTAGCTCAAGCCGCTGTAGAGGCTCAGGGTCAGGATATAGCTAATATCAAGGGTAATTGCGAGAAGATACCGGTATTTACTGGATCGTATTCTAAGGTATTCCAGAGAACCAATTGTCCTGAAGGTTCTACGCCTGTTGACTTTACCGTGGATGAGAAGATGTGTGCCGGCTATCCGTTCACTTCTACAGTATCACAGGATGCCGCCAATAAGCTGGCGCAGGACGCTGTGGAGGCGCAAGGTCAGGCTATCACCAACGAGCGTGGCGATTGTCAGACTAATGTCTACTATAACGTTAGGATGGAGAAGACAGTCACTAGAAACAATTGCGATGAGTTCCATATCGGTCAACCTTATACTTATGTTGTAGCCGCTGGTAAATACTTCTCTATTATCTCTCAGGAGGATGCTGACAATAAGGCCAAGGCTGATTTGGAGGCTAACGCTCAACAACAAGCCAATTTAGAGGGAGAGTGTAAGGAAAAGACTATTTATTACGGTAAATATAACAAGGAGTTTACTCGTAATAATTGTGACTCCACTCAATATGGTACTAAGGTTGTCGTGGATGAGACTATGGTTACCGGAGACTTTAGGTCAACTGTATCCCAGACAGACGCCAACAACAAGGCTAAGTCCGCTGTAGAGGCCCAAGGTCAGGATGTGGCTAACGTCAAGGGTAAGTGTGAGAAGGTTCCTGTATATACCGGTACTTATACACGTACGTTTACCCGTAACAATTGTGGTACTGGTACTGGTGGTACTTATACGGTAAATGATAGGATGGTTGACGGTTACCCATTCACATCTACCGTATCTCAGGAGGACGCCAACAACAAGGCCAAGGCCGCCGTTGACGCCCAAGGACAGGCTCTCGCTAACGTCCATGCCCTTTGCACATTCACTGGTCGCGCTTCCTTGGAGTTCACGAGAAACAACTGTGGTGAGTGTAAGATCGGATCTAAGGTGACGATCACCCAAGATATGGTAGAAGGACACCCATTCCAGTCCAACGACTCCCAGACCGCTGCTGACGCTATGGCTATGACCGCAGTACAAGCTCAAGGGCAGACTTTGGCCAACACCAAGGGTACTTGCTCTAACGCCACTATGTATACCGGCAAGGCTAGCTTCGAGTTCACGAAGAGTAATTGTGGCGCTAATCAGGTAGGAGATCCGTTCACCGTGACACAAGATATGGTGGAAGGTCATCCATTCCAGTCTTGCGTATCTCAAGATGAGGCTAATTTAGTGGCTATGGCCGCTGTCATGAACCAAGGTCAGAAGATCGCCGATGAGCGTGGTACTTGCCATGAGGCTCCTAAGTACACCGGTCATTATAGTGAGGTGTTCGAGAAGAATAATTGTCCATCCGGATTGATACCTTCATCTGTTAACGTTACGGAGGCTGATGTCACTGGTGGTCCGTTCTATTCTTATGAGAGTCAGTTTGCCGCTGACGAGCTTGCTAAGGCCGCTGTCAAGGCGCAAGGTCAGGCTATAGCCAATGATCGTGGTACTTGTGATGAGTTGAAGATATATGTCGGTAATTATAGCAAGGAGTTCACTCCTAAGTGTCCTACTTGCCAGTATGCTGATCCTATTACCGTAACCCCGGATCTTATGGGTCAGTTCTTCACCTCTACCCGTTCACAAGAGGAGGCTGACGCTTTGGCTAAGGCCTACATTGATAGGATGGGTCAGGCGTTCGTCAACAAGAACTACGATGACACGTGTCATACGAAGACCGAGCAACCAGTATGGGAGACTATAGAGACCGTATGCAAGGACTGTATCTCTCAATTACATCAACGTAATACCAATACCTGCTACACTGCCTCTGATAATCAAGAGCGGTATATAGCTGGTGGTAGTAATACATGCTTCTGGTTTGGTACGGCATCTAAAGCCTTCACCCGCCAATGCGCTGACGGAGGTGTGGGTAGTTCTGTTACTGTAACCCAGAATGATGTTACGGATCCAAGCCCTAGCTCTGATGGTAAGTTCAAATCATGTGTATCTCAGGCTGACGCTAACGCCAAAGCATTGGCGGCTGTAAACTCTCAAGGACAGAGCGTAGCTAACTCGAAGGGTACTTGTACGTGGACAGGAAGCTATACCGGTCAGGTCCAGAAGAACAATTGCGCTGATGGCGGCGTAGGAGACATGGTATCCGTAAGCAGCAGCAAGCTTCCGGGACACCCGTACACCTCCAACATATCTTTGGCTGACGCCAATAAGAAAGCTGAGAATGCCGTTCGTGGAGCTGAGGGTCAGGCTTACGCCAATAAGAACGGAGGATGTACCTGGACTTACGTGGCAAGCCGTGACTTCTATAAGAACAACTGCGTCGAAGGCGGGGTAGGCCAGAGGATAACGGTGACCTCCACACAAGCCAACGGCGGCACGGCTATCACCAGCAAGGTTTCTTTGGCGGATGCCAGAAGCAAGGCAGAGCAGATCCTAGATCAGAAAGGACAAGATTACGCTAACCAGCATGGCACTTGTGTATGGACCGGTACTGGAAGCGCTACTTTCTACAAGGATAATTGCGGCTCTTGTAAACAGGGTATGGCTATATCAGTTCCTTATAGCTCGTTAGGATTAGATCCTATAACATCAACGGTCTCTCAGGCTGACGCCAACAAGAAGGTTCAAGACGCGTTTAAGAACGATACGGCTACCAAGAACGCCGCTCAGGCATACGCTAACAAGAACGGAAACTGTGAGGATACTCCTCCAAGCTGGTCAGGATGGAGCTATGATGGCGGAAACTATTGCTCCGGAGGTGACGTATGGGCTAGGTATAGAAGGACGGATAGCACAGGGTGCCATTCCGACGAGACGGAGAACAGGTTGCATGAGTCTTGCGATTGTGGATGTTCAGGTGGTTCTTGTGATAGCTGTTGTGATCCTAATTCTTGGAGTAGAATAGGAGAGGCTGAGTGTAGATCTGGCGAAAGTGTAGCTTTATACAGAAATGATTGTGGAAGAGAGGAATATCTAAGCTATGGATCTGCTTGCTGTAATACGATCGGTTTCCAAGGGGGATCTGCTACTAGTAGGAATTGTCCATCTGATAGACCTTGTGGAGTAACGATCTCCTATCCGGGTGTACCTTCTGGATCTATATGCGCTTCTAGCACGTCTTCTGCCAACGCTCAGGCTAGCGATAAGATAGAGACGCTTAGATCACAAGCTCAGGCATTAGCGGATGCAGGTTGTAGTGGAAGGGTATGTAATGATTATGTAGAGGCTACTGCTACCAAGCAAGGTTGTCCGTCAGGATGTACGGCTCCGAAGGCTTCCGCTTACTGGGTTTCTGGCGGAAACAATGGCGCTTGGTGTAAGTGTAACGGTGATAAGGCCGCACTTACCGCCGCGGCACAGGCTGACGCACAGAGACTAGCACAGGAAAAAGCCAACGCTATGGAATGCGATTGCCCACAAACATGGAACGCTTACGCTATGCTGAGCGGTGATCCTTGTAATGGCCTGTCTGGTTCTACATCTACATTAAGGTGCTCCTATGAAGTGTCTTACAATAATCAATGTGGATCATCTAAATCAATAACTGTAACTGTTACTGGTAGGAATGATCATGGACAAACCGTTACGGCTGGAAGTACTACCGTAAGTATACCTACTGGGTCTGGTAAAAAAACCGGTGTCATAGGTTTTGATTCAGGAGTACAATGTGGGTCTATAAGGGTTTCTGGAGGAGGATCTGGGAACTGTTAAGATTCTGATGTATAACAAAAAAGGAGAGGCTAATAAGTCTCTCCTTTTTATTAAAAACCATAACAGCAGTGATTGTCAACAATTACCTGAATCATGACCAGAGATTGTTACATCTCCACATACCACTTCTCGGCTAAAATATACACTTCCACTCTTGGTTCCGGATCCTGCGGGAATTGTAAAGCTAGCGCTATTGACCTGCTCTTCTCCGTTTTGTGTATATCCTATACCACTCACAGAACCAGATATAGATCTACCACATTGATTATTATACGTAATCGTAAATCCTCTTGATGTGACAAGTTGTTCATGGCTCATGCAATCATTATTCATAGATACCGACCATGACCACGTCTTTGTTGGCTCCACGCAATCGCATCTATCGGCCTGCGCCAAGCCATTAGCGTAAGAGATACCGTCTGAATCGATGTGAGTTTAGCTTATTCAATGCGCATTGTTTATCTATTAATTAAAATCATTAATATTGTATCGTTAATATTAATACATTAAGTTATGGCTTGCAATAAGAAAAAGAAAATGGCTAATGGAGGCAAGGTCTCCGAGAAAAAGAAACCTCAACTGAAATGTGGAGGCAAGGTTAAGAAAAAGAAGTAATAACCGGAGGGGTATATCCCCTCCTCAGTATTTAGCATATGAAAAATTCAGAATTTGTATCTAGGATCATAAATGATATGAACTCCATCAATAAGGACGCTCATGTCAGTAGGAGGTGGATATTATCTATAGGAAGGCAGAAAGCCAGATCGTATATAGCCCAGAAATACGCTGACGGTACTTTGTTCGGCGAGGAATCGCTATATACTCATATTAATTGCATGGAGATGGAGAGAGTCCGGAAGGTTGATTGTTGCTTTGATGAGTTTAAGTTATGCCGGATACTTATGAGATCCAAGAAAAGGCTTCCCGATATGATATATACCCGTATAGGACCGGCTATTATAAAGGTATCGAACATCATGGATGATATTATATTTACTCCTATATCGTTAAGAAAATACGCTAATAACAAGGAACGTAAATATGGTAATATAGATCAATACTATTATTACGTCAATGATGGATATATCTATATACCTGATATAAATATAGAGGCTATAAACGTGGATCTTATAACCCTTGACAGGAAAGCGGCGTTAGAGCTAGGGGGATGTGGAACGGAAAAAGATGATCCATGTATATCTCAATGGGATTATGATTTCATATGCCCTGATAAGTTACTGGAATATGTGGTATCTGAGACGTTAAGAGAGACGATAACCAAATTGCAGATCCCTACGGACGAGAATCCGGATATGGATATTAATAAGAAAACGCAAAAAATTCAATAAGCATGAACATAATAAGATCTATAATCAATTTCTTCGGTGCTGAGGATATTGTTGATGGTATCGGGGAAAGAGGAATGAGAGATAGCTCAATCATAAAATATAATGAGATACATGATATGTATGATAAAATTATAAAGGATCTAGGAGACATGTCAGCTTACGTGTCCAAGAGCTATATCTATGATAAGATAAAAGATAAAACAGGTTTTAGTACAAGGCATATTAGTAGGATACTTAATCATACTAAGAAAAGAGATCTTAGATTTATCTAAAAAGGAGAGGCTAATCAACCTCTCCTTTTGTTTTTAACATCCTCCACCTTGACTTGGGTTAGAGACATACATACTTGTGGCGTTACTTACGCAATCTCTACCTCCGGATACTGTTCCCGATCCTGTCGGTATCGTAACGGTCTTGGTAGTGGAGAAATATTCCACATCTCCTGACGGTTCGGATCTAGTATAATACACATCGAATGAAGCTGTTTTAGATTTTCCACATGGGTTATTGTAGCTTACCGATATACTTAAACATTGACCGTTGAAACTTCCACTAGCGTAAGCGTTCCATGTTTGTGGGCAATCGCATTCCATAGCGTTGGCTTTTTCCTGTGCTAGTCTCTGTGCGTCAGCCTGTGCCGCGGCGGTAAGTGCGGCCTTATCACCGTTACACTTACACCAAAAGTCATCTAAATATTACTCGAATTAGGATAGAATTGTTATATTTGTGACATGAAAGTTAAGTCGTTTAAAATACTTGATCAATACTTTCTTCGGTTCTACAGGTCTATTATGTCTAAGAACGGTAAGAGAAGGAAACATACGATCGTGGAGAAGAATGATATTCTCGAATGTCAGTCGTTGATCTGGAAGGTCATACGTGATAAGTACTTAGATAATGAGGGCGGGGTTTATATAAATAACATCGGTTATCTATGTCATAAGATTAATCCCAACCGTAAGATATATCTGAATAAACTTACCGGGACTATAAACAGGCGTGGGACAGGTGGATATTCTTACGTCCATACGTGTATGGATTTTATGCCGAGGAATAAGTATTTTCATTTATATATCTCTCCAGCATTAAACAAGGAGTGTAGGATGGCTATGGAGTCTGGAAGGAGATATAAGTTCTTGTACAGGGAAGTTGAATCGGAAAGTAAGGTATTTGGAGTTAAATGGGTGTACAAACTATAAGGTTTGTTTCTATGACACGATCCAGTTAGTTCGAGAGAATAGACTGGATCTTTTGCTTGATATACACTATTGTATATCTTTGTACAAAATAGTTTGTTATGACAATAAAGGGCTTATTGGCTGAGATTAAGGCCGATTTACATAAATACGATGATAGCGGGGCTATAGATACCTCGTCTGTTTATAGGTGGGCTGAGATCGCCTTGAAAAAATTTGGAGGTGTTATAGCTATTATGTCCGAGGCGGTTGTCAAGACCAACAACAGACAGGCGATGTTACCTTCCGATTTCTTCGACATGCTTGACGCTTACAGGTGTGAGCCTCTTGTCTGTGAGATTCCGGGCGGCGATAAGGCTAAGGCTGACCTCCAACACGAGATCGGCTGGGTTGAGCGCACGGAGCGCGGGTTTCGTTGGAACTCCTGCACCGAGTGTTGTAAGGAAGAGTTTGAGAAGACGATCACGGAGAAGATTTATATCGGATCCCATGAGGTTCGTTTCCATTACCATCATCCAGTAAGGTTATCTATAGGTCGTGGATTGAGGCGTGATTGCGCTGCTGATAAGTATCGGGATAAATACGCTTGGGATAATTATGATATAACTATATCCGGCAATACTATGTATACCGGCTTTGACGGATTTATTTATATCGTATACAGAGCTACTCCTAAGGATGAGGATGGTCTACCATATATACCTGAGACGGATTTAGGTTATCTTGAGGATTATGTCGAGACGTATATCAAGATGAAGATCTTCGAGAACGCTGCCGTGAATGGCTTGATACAAGGCGCTGGTGAAGCTTATAAGCTATACGCCCAACAAGAGCCGGGTAAGTTCGCTAGGGCTATGAAGGAGCTTAAGATGTCGATGATTACATTAAATGATTATCGGGAGCTGGCTGAAGATAACAGGAGGAGGATGTTGTCTTATGGGCGTATGTGGCCCAACGCTTTTGATAAGTATATTAAATTGATTTAACAAAATACGATGATATGGCTGATTGGATACATTTAGATAAGACAAGTGGTACCGGCCCTGCTGAGGTTAGGGTTACCGCTGATATCAATGAGACTGGAGAGATACGTCAGGCTACGTACAAGGTTATAAAAGAAGGCACCAAGGAGGAGAAGACGTTCGTGTGCAGGCAGGAGTCCGTCCCGGTGGTGATCATCCCGGAGTTCGATTACCTTGTGCTTAGGTATATCTGGGCTGACGAGGACGGCATTGACTTTGACACGGCTACCGGTTTCGATAACACCGGCCTCCCGGATGTTGACGGCAAGCTGGTTGGTTGGAGTAAACAGTATCAGACCACGCAGGAACGGGTAGGTGATTATCTTATCCATGGCGGTGATAACATGGAATCAGGTAATGAGGCTGCCTTGATCCAGATGGGGCCGTTGTTGGATGGTGATAATTACGATAAATTACCTCTTGAGATCAGGTGCAGTATATACGGTAACTGGTATGGTGGTCGTGAGAAAGGCAATGTCACTATCAGGTTCACGGCATATAAGGGCGGAACGATGGAGAAACGTGGATATGATTTTGTCAATATCGGAGGCGAGGAGGTTTATACCGGTGATGCCCCTACTAACGTATCCGCTCACGGCGAGGATAATTGGCAAAATATAAAGACC